CTGTGCGTAGTTCGACGCCGAAATATGCGCGGGAGATTATTAAAAAGAGTCTAGAATATTTCCTGCAAAATGACCAAGATCATTTCTATACCCTACTGGATGAAGCGGAAGAAGGGTTTTTGACGCGACCCTTTGAAGACATTGCGTCACCCCGGAGTGTGAATGGGTTAGACACCTACGATCCCGGCGAAGGAGAGTTCTTGCCGGCTACCCCGATTCATGTGAAGGGGGCGATCACCTTCAATCGTGAGTTGGAACGGACGAAGCTGACGCACAAGTATCCGAAAATTCGGAACTCGGAGAAGATTCGGTTCTGTTATTTGAAACCACAGAATCCGTTGCGGTGTAATGTGATTGCCGCACCGAACACCTTACCCGCCGAATGGAATCTGGAACGCTATCTGGATCGCTCGTTACAGTTTGAGAAGTCGGTGTTGTCACCGCTCGAAAATATTATTCAGGTTGCAGGGTGGGCGATTCGTCCAATGGCAACCCTCTTTTAGAAACAGAATCTTATTAAAATGAATACTACGGTGCTGTTTTCCCGCAACAGTGATGAATGGGCGACGCCGCTGTCATTTTTCTTGACGCTGAATGAATCCTATCAGTTTGGTGTGGATGCCGCAGCAACGCAGCACAATCGCAAGTGTGCCCGATACTATGGACTCGACGGTGGGGATGGATGTCTCGGCAACGCACTAACCACACCGTGGCGTGTCGAGGATGGGGCACATTGGTGCAATCCGCCCTATTCTGAATGTCGAGCGTTTGTCATCAAAGCGGCACACGAGCGCACTCGTGGTATCCATACGATCATGTTAATTCCTTCGCGCACGGATACCCGATGGTTTCATGACTGCTTGTGGGACGCCGGACAAAAAACAACACGACCCGGCATTCATTTAGATTTCATACGAGGGCGCCTCAAGTTTGGTGAGGGAAAAAACTCCGCGCCATTTCCTTCGATGGTGGTTTCTTTTCTTCCAACTCTTGATGTATAATACAACGATGTCTCATACTATTCTTCTCGGCGATGTCCGTGAACAACTGAAGACGCTACCCGACAACAGCATTCAATGCTGTGTCACGTCGCCGCCGTATTTTGGGCTACGCGATTACGGTATGTCAGAACAGATTGGACTGGAACCCACCCCCGATGCATTTGTGGATGCACTGGTTTCCGTCTTTCGTGAGGTGCGTCGGGTCTTGCGTGAGGATGGCACCTTGTGGGTCAACATCGGCGACAGTTATGCGGGAACAGGATATAGTAATCATGATTTAAATGGTTCAGAATGGAAGTCCGACGTAAACGGAGACAAACGGAAAACTCGTCAGCAGGATCAGCGTAAAGCACTTACCCCTCTCGGTATTAAATCTAAAGACCTGATCGGCATTCCGTGGATGCTGGCGTTTGCGCTGCGGAAGGACGGCTGGTATCTGCGTCAAGACATCATTTGGAGCAAGACCAGTTGTATGCCCGAGAGTGTGAAGGACCGCTGTACGAAGTCACACGAGTATCTCTTTCTATTGACCAAATCGCCGCGCTACTATTTTGACGCGGAGGCGATCAAGACCCCCGCCAAGCAGGATTGGGGTACTCGCGACCGTCAGCACGGAAAATACCACAATGAGGGTAGCGGATTGCAGCCGCATTCGGGATTGACGAAATCCTATGCCATGGCCAATAAGCGGAGTGTCTGGACGATTAATCCCTCCAACTTTAAAGGCGCGCACTTCGCAACCTTCCCGGAAGCCCTTGTGGAGCCGTGTATCCTCGCGGGAAGTAAACCGAATGACACAGTGCTAGACCCCTTTCTCGGAAGTGGCACTACCCTTGCGGTCGCGAAGCGGCTCGGTCGCAACGGGATTGGTGTGGAGTTGAATCCCGAGTATGCTCAGATTGCAGAGACGCGTATTGCCGCAGTCCCGACTCCACTAATATAACGAACTGTTGATTGAAAGGAATTGTTATGGAAACTAATAAAGTGCGGTGGCTATTTCCGACGCCCATCATGGAATTTAATCTAGCCCATCTGACTAATTCCACGGTGGTTGATGCGTTGATGAACATGCAACCTTCCTATAACAACGCGGTGCGGGGTATTCGGGGAGCGAGAAATCCAATGGAACTTCCAGAACTGGCCCCACTCTATACGGCGTTTCAGGAATGCGTGGATGTGTATTCACAAGAAATCGGACTCGTTCCGAATCGCGTCGGATCAAGTTGGATGAATATTCTTCGGAAAGGCGGTTCAGTCGATGCTCACCGTCATCATGAAAGTGTGGTCAGTGGGGCGTTCTATCCGCATGTGTATCCCAATAGTGCGAACTTGATTTTTATCAGTCCACTCGATAGTTACCGTATGATGGATTCTGTTCGGCAACGATTCACCGGACGGAATTCTCCGTATATCAACAATGCCCATCATGTCTCTGCGGAGACAGGCAAGCTTGTCTTGTTCCCGAGTTGGTTACAGCACTATGTGCCACAGAATGAGTCAGAGTTACGGATTACCATTAGTTTCAATACGCAGTTCGTGTAGGTGTGCTATACTAGTACTTTATAAGGAGGACACATGTCCAATTCGTTGTTCAAGGCCCTACTGAAAAACGTTCCTGCCTCTGCATCACTTGCCGTCGAAGGCAAATCCTCCGCAGAATTTGGAAAGTTCATCGACACGGGCAGTTATACGTTGAACGCCGCATTAAGCGGGTCGTTGTTTGGGGGGATGCCCGACAACAAGATTACGGTCTTTGCGGGCGAGTCCAGTACCGGCAAGACCTTCTTCGTCTTGGGGATTCTCAAGTCGTGGATGGAACAGAATCCGAAAGGCGTCGTCGTCTACTTTGACACCGAATCGGCGGTGACCAATCAAATGCTCACCGATCGTGGGCTGGACATCACCCGCATCATCAAGGTGGAGCCGGAGACGATTGAGCAGTTCCGTCAGTCAGCGGTCGCGATTCTCGATAATTATGAGGAAAGCAAGTCTACCGACCCGATGATTATGGTGCTGGATTCGCTTGGCAATATGTCCTCACTCAAAGAAGTGCAGGATGTCCGCGACCAGAAGGATTCACGAGACATGACAAAAGCCCAGTTGATTCGTGGTACGTTCCGTGTGCTGCGTCTGCGACTGGCGAAGCTGAGTGTCCCGATGATTGTCACGAATCATGTTTACGCGGTCGTGGGTGCGTATGTCCCAACGAAAGCGATTAGCGGTGGATCGGGACTCATCTATGTCAGCGACTCCATTGCAATGCTGTCCAAGTCCAAAGAGAAGGACAAGGACAAGAATGTCATCGGAAGCATCGTGACCGTCAAGATGTTCAAGTCGCGGTTGAGTCGTGAGAACACAGAAAGCGAGTGCCGCATCTCGTATGCGGGCGGCCTCGATAAGCACTACGGGTTGATTGACATGGGCATTGCCGCAGGACTCATCAAGAGTAGTGCGGGTCGTCTGACCTTTCCCGGCTCCGATAAAGCGGTCTTCGCCTCGAAGGTCGCGGAAGCCCCTGAGCAGTATTTCACGGACGACTTCCTGACCCAGTTGGATGAGAAGTTTGTGAAGCCGAACTTCAGCTATGGGAGCATGACGACTCTCAATCCTTCAATGGATGAGGGCGAGGAATGATTGAACCCCTGATTCTCGCGCACTTGATTCGTGATGATGATTTTGCGCGTCGCGTCTTGCCGTTTCTGAAGAAGGAGTATTTCGCCGCACCGGCCACGCAGCAGGTCTATACGCACATTCAGTCCTTCATTACAGACTATAATGTGCCCCCGACTGTCGATGCGTTGAAGCTGGCGTTGGAGAAAGCCTCCCTCTCGGGGTCGGCGTATGAAAACGCGACCGCCCTCTTGGAAGAGGTCATCAAGGTGGAGCGGGTCGACAGCAGTCGTCGACAGTGGCTCATCGACCAAACCGAAGAGTTCTGTAAGCAACGCGCGTTGTATCTCGCGATTTCCGAATCCATCACCCTGATTGACAAGGGGGTGGATTCGGCTGCCGCGGTGCCGGGTCTGTTGAAGGACGCCCTCGGGGTCGGCTTTCACACCCACATCGGTCATGATTATGTGGAAGATATGCCGCTGCGGTATGACCTGTATCATCAAGACCATGTACGGATTCCGTTCGATTTGGATTTGATGAATACGATTACCGGTGGCGGACTGACACCGAAAACCTTGAATGTGATTGTCGCAGGTACCGGTGTCGGTAAGTCCTTGTTCATGTGTCATGTTGCAGCGAGTACCTTGCTGCAAGGTAAACGCGTGTTGTACATCACGCTGGAGATGGCGGAAGAACGCATCGCCCAGCGTATCGATGCGAACTTACTCGACGTGACGATGGATATGTTGTCGGAAATGCCACGACCGATGTATGAGAGTGCGTTCAAGAAACTAACGACGCGGCAGCAACTCGGGAAAATGATCATCAAAGAGTATCCCACCAGCGGCGGGCATGTCGGTCACTTTCGTACCCTGCTGGACGAACTTGCATTGAAGAAGCAGTTCGTTCCAGACTTGCTAATTGTGGACTATATCAATATCTGTTCGTCGGTGCGATTCAAGCAGAACGGGCAGACGAACTCCTATACCTATGTCAAATCCATCGCCGAAGAACTGCGGGGACTGGCGGTGGAATACAGCATTCCATGTTTGACTGCGACGCAGTTCAATCGCGAAGGGTTTGATAGCAGCGACCCGTCGCTCACGAATACCAGCGAATCGTTCGGACTCCCGCAGACCGCAGATTTACAGATTGCGGTGGTCACGAGCGAAGAGCTGGAACAAAACGGGTTGGTCATGGTCAAACAGTTGAAGAATCGCTATGCTGACCCGAACAAATATCGGCGGTTTACGCTGAAGGTGGATCGGTCGCGGATGAAGCTTGGGAACGCCGCGAAGCAGGATTACCTGTCCGACCCGATTCCCGCGCGGTCAGCACAACCACGAGAAGTGCAGAAGCCAGAAATACCGTCGCGACTGCGCGGGGCGAAAAGTGCCACGGCGATGGGGGCCCCGAAAATTACCTTTGCCTAGAAGTGAAACCCTAAATAGTGTGCGCGGAGAGATGTCCTCTCCCGCACACATCAGGAGGTCGAAATGAACGTTCAATCATTACACACCTTCGTGATGACGCAATTCACTGACATGGCTCCAGCGATTGATGAAGTGTTTCTCCGTGCCCAGACTCGGACGGGGCAGGGGCGCAAAACCAACATCAAGACCTTTGTGGAACAGTTGCGAAAAGTGCTGAAGCCGCATCGGACGACGGTCAGTGCGAAAGTGGAACGGGAATTCTGCGGGGCCGGACCGTCCTTGCAGTGGTATCCCCTGATGAGTGCGTTTTGTTATGAGCCCAGTGCCTCGCTGAAAAGAGATGCCCGGATTGAGATTATTATCGGCATCGACCCCCTGAGCCGCCGGTTTGATTTCAGTTCACAGTCGTGGGAGTTCTTCCGTTATCGGTTCCATAAGACTCTGCTGCACGAACTCGTCCATCGGGCGCAGTTTGCGTCGGGTCGTCATGCTCATTCAGGGCTTGTGTTCCGCCCCCATAACCATGCCTTGATGGACAAGTATCATCTGGTCGAGCAACGCTATTTGGGGGAAATTGATGAGGTGGAAGCGTATGCCCACGATTGTGTGGAAGAATGGTATTGCCTCTATCCGAATCAACCCCTCACGATGAAAGCGTTTCGTGAAAACTTTCGCGGACCCCGGCAACTCCCGTCACTGAGTTATTATCACGATGTCTTTCATGGCGACGAACACCATCCGGCGATTCAACGGTTGTTCCGCAAGGTCAAAGCGTGGAACGAGGTGATGACCCCGCTGGTACAACTATTGCCATCGTTTCGACCGATGATTCCTGACCCGCTTCGTTTCAAGGGTCGGGGGTTTGTCTTGGGATAACCCCGTCACGATAACAGACTCCTAAATACAGGATATGTTGTCGTTCCATGAGTTTCTCCAGCAATCGCTGACAGAAACGCTCAAGCAGGTCAACGGTCGGTGGGCGCTCGTGTCCAAGAAAACCGGCCGGCCGTTAGCCTATTATAAAGGTCACGGAAAACCGTCCGAAGCATGGGTCGCAAAACAGGAACGACGGATTCAGTTCTTCAAGCATCAAGGCTAATATGCAACAATTGTCCTTTTCCACCAGCGGCCTCCTTCTTCTTGAACGGTACGGCGCATTGTCCGACAAACGGGTGCGGAATGTCTACTGTGATATGGACGGAGTGCTAGCCGACTTCATCGGTGGCATGGAGCGTCTCTATAATCTCTCAGGTTCCGCAGCCGTCGAAAAGTTCCTGTCGAAGCCCCATGCGTGGGAGCAGGTGCATGAAGAACATCCCGACATTTTCGCTCAGTTGACGGCGTTGCCTGATGCCGCAGCCCTGATGCGGGTGTTGAAGCAACTCGAACGCGAGAAACGAATCAATCTGTTCATTCTGACTGCGGTACCGAATGAACTCCTGCATTCTCGTGCGATTCTGGACAAGAAAGATTGGATGTATCGTCATTTTCAAATCGACCCGCGCAAAGTCTTTGTCGGTACTCGCAAAGACAAATCCAAGTATGCGTTGATCGACAAAATGGAAGGACGACAGCCGTCCATTCTGATTGACGACTTCAAGAAGAATATTCGCGAATGGGAACAACTCGGGTCTGGTGAAGGGATTCAGCACATTACCACCGCACGAACTCTCCCACAACTTCGCACTTTGCTAGGCGAATCTGCATAAGGTATTTTATTATGGCGACTCCCCGGCGGGCGATTCTTATTTTTGGTCGGTTTCAACCCCCCACAAAGGGGCACGAACGCCTGTTTAACGCCGCATCGACCCAAGCAGAACGCACCAACGCAACGGTGTATGTGTTCCCGTCGCTCACCCAAGATGCACGAAATCCACTTAGTTACCGACAGAAAGTGCAACTGCTGACCCCGGCATTACGGTCGATGTCTCGGGTCAAGGTCGGACCAAAAACGGTCACCAATCCTGCGGTGGCATTGACATGGGCAAAAGAACAAGGCATCACCGATGTCCTCATGTATGTCGGGGATGACCGACTCGATAGTTTTCGGAGACTCGCACGGTCATGGTCGCAAGCAGAAGACCCCAAAGGCACCCTCACCGTAAAAATTTCATCGATGCCTCGAACGGGGGCATGGGACGCGTCAAAAATCAGTGGCACCGCTGCACGGTCAGCCGCGCGGGCCAATGACTTCAAGGGGTTTCAAGCGATTGTGATTAGCCGTGCCGCAACCACGGATGTCAAAGATGCGATGCGTAGTATTCAACGAATCGCAGAGGAGTGGGAGATGGAACTGGATATTGATTTCGGGCATCCTCCGATGCTGACCGAAGAAGACGAATCGTTTCGCAACACGCTGCATGCGGTGTTTGAAACCGATGATGAGGACGACGAGGACGCGTCGTTTCAAGCGCCCGAAGACCCCCCGTCGAATGACGACTCACCCGTTTTCGTGTTTGATGAAGATGAGAACGAGGACGACGACGCTTCGCTCATCGATACACTGCCAGCGGTATTCGAAGCAGATGACGACGAGGATGTTTCCGTCACTGCACCAAAGACTGAGATACCCGAGGATGAGCAGTCCGATGTCGTGGTTTACGATGACGACGAAGACGACCTAACCGGTACATTGCATGCAGTCTTTGAAACGGACGAAGACCCTGCAATCAAGGACGAGACGCTCGGAGCGGTGCGGCCGCGGGTGGTCGAGCCTCCGAACACGGAAGTCATCGCATATCCTCAATCTGGGGTGTCCGTCGAGGTGGAGCCGCCGTTAGCCAATAACGGGGGAAAGGTGCCGTCGGATACTCCGAACGAAAAGTCGTTCGTGGTCATTAGCCCAAAGCGGCATCTCAAGCACGATTTGGGGGTCAAAGCCCAAGAACGACAGCGGTTGAAGGACGCTAAATAGGAACAGAGGAACCGCTCACTTTTAATGGAGGAATTATGAGCAACGAACTAAACGTGGATTTAACGGGAGTTAGTCAGGAAACTATTACCAAGCAACGCGAAGAGTGGGTCAAGAAACTTCAAGAGTTGCAGGGTACGCTTGAAAAGTTAAGTGGTGAAGTTGGGCGGACGCAACAACAGATGGCAATGCTAACGGGTGCTATTCAGTCGTGCGACTTTTTCTTGCAAAACTCTCAGGCATCTCAGGGCGCCTAACTACGATATATTCATTTAGCGGGTAACAACAATCATGGCCGATAAGAAAATTACAGAACTCACTGCGCTGACGCAACTCGCAAAAGGCGACCTGTTTGTGGTCGTTGATGACCCGAGTGGCACGCCCATCACCAAGAAGATGACCGCAGAAAGTGTTCTGACGGGTCTTGCATACGACGTCGCTGCGGCATCGACAGATTCGGTGGGGGTGAAAGCCATCGTAACGTCAAATGTCGTCACGACAGGGGCATCTGCTGCGATCAAAGGTGCGGAGTTCATCGTCAATGTCACCGCAACCTCGGCAAATACCTCCTACCAGTATGGATTGGTCGCAAAGTCACTCTTGAGCGGGGCGGCCGCCAACGTAAAGGTTGAACATGCGGCGGCGAAGTTCGTGCTGGATGTCAGCAACGCCACTAGCACGATTGCCAATACTAGCGGTCTGTTGATTGAAGTTGCAAACACCGGTGCGCGTGTTGCGAATCTCCAATCGTTTATCACATTTGCGGACGCCGCATCAAACTCGACCAGCGCACAGACGCTATACTTGTTTGATATCGGTAAGAATGGTCAAGCAAATGTCTCTGCAAACGTGGCCGCCGCAAGTGGAAACATTACGACGCTTCTTTCGAATACCGCCGTGGCCGGCGCGACTCATAAGCTGCGTGTTCGAATCAACGGCAGTGATTACTTCATTCTGTTAGCTGCTTCTGGTACAGCAAGTCTGTAATATCACTACACAGGGGGGTAACCAGTCCCCCCTTTGTTTATTATGGTCGACTTGACAAAAAAGACCTATTTTGCCTATGCAATGAAGATGTACAACAACCCCAGTTGTACAGGTCTTGCCGAATTTCACGAAGATTTAGTGCGGTTCAAATACACCAAGCGGTTACTGCATCGGTATGTCCGCACGGGTGAAGTCGCCCCCCGTCTGCTCGTCAATCATATCATCGGGCTTTCAAATGTCTTTCGTGCCGAAGCGGTGTCCCGCATTCTGTTTTATCGCGTCCATCCCACGGCATGGCGTGCGCTCAAAACCGTCTTAGAATACCTCGCATTGATGCCCGACGAAATCCCTTCCATAAATGGCGCAAACATCCTAAATACAGATATCTCGCAGGATAAGGTGTTGCTGCGTTTACTCAGGGAGTCGATTGAGGGCCATGCAAAAACTCGTTGATATCTACATTGTCTACCAATTTGTCAAGCGTCTGACAACGGCATTTGACAAGACCCCTGCGTTCAAGCTTGGTATTATTGACAATCAAGGCAATGTCCTGCGGCCGTTACGGTCGCTCAAAACTGCACAGGAAAAGAACGCGTGGACATGGTTTGATATTCTCGTCAACAATATCAAGCGAATGCTAGCCAAGATTCCCGGCGGCTCCAGTAAGCTGTTCACCTATCTCGCAGCATTCTGGTTGCTGCGGGAGCCGGTCAAGAAGCTGCGTGAAGCTGCGGCATGGGATGAATCCCTCCTGACGGAAGCGATTCTCGGACCCGACAGTCAACAATACCTGTCTGAAGCGTCTGCGTTAGTGGATGAGGATGCTCCGACGATGGCCACTGGTCATGGGGCGATTGCGGGACTCGGGGTTGGGGCGCAAGGTGAACCGGGGGTCATGCTACCGCGACCCCGAAAGCGGCGTCAGGATATGGACGAAGAGACGAAACTGTGGAAATACAATAAGCGGTCTGGCTATTGGGACTTGCAGCGGTCGATTGCGTCACCGAGCGACGAGCAGACTTGGCTGAAAACCTTTCAGGATGATGAACCCACGGAACACTTCGTACTGTCCAAGACGCGCCCGTCGAAGAAGCCAAAACTACACGAAGCGACTTTTGCAGGATGCGAAGTATTTGAAGTCGACGCGGATACTTTTCAGCGAAGTCGTTTAGGGAAAAAGAAATTTGACCGCTACCGCACCTATGTCGGCACCGCACAGATGGGTGAAACCATTCGACAGTATGGGCGGAAACACGGGCATCGTGGCATCATTCTCCGCGACCAGACCACCGGCGCGATGATGTTTCTCCGTCGACCGGGACGGTACACTTAATCATGCCGGCCAAGAAGAAATCATCGCGCCCCACACCCGCAGCACAGAATGTTGCGGTGTCCATCGCGATGTTAGAACAACAAGCGCAACAAAGTGCTACGCAGTTTGCGATGCTTGGTGATCGGTTTGACCGCATTCTGGAAAAAGTTGAACAACTGACTCTCAATACCACGACGTTGATTTCTCGTCATGATTCGCAGATTCAAGTGCTGCAAAAGCAGCTGGCGTCCACTGATGTGGCATTGCGCGAAACCCGAGATAAAATCGACGAGATGAATACGCACCTCACCGACCAACTCAGTAAACAAATCCACGAAGCGTTACAGGAAATGTCGCAGGCACTGGACGAGTTTGCCACCAAACACAGTGACGACAACGCAAAGTTGGATCGCCGCATCACGGCGCTCGAACGCTGGCGATGGATGCTCATCGGTGCGGGACTCGCGCTCGGTTTGACCTTCGGCAAAGCTCTCGATGTACTGAAGCTCTTCATGACAGCTACATAGTAAGTGCCGATGAACTCGTGTTATACTATGTCCCATGGCGGCGCAGTGGCTTGAAGAGAAATATATCAATCTGATTGGAAGCACCTTAGAGCATTTCCACAAGCAATCACGGACGACCTTTACGTTCCGGTGTCCGTTTTGTGGCGACTCGAAGAAGCGACAGAACCGCACCCGTGGCTATTTCTTTCTGTATCAACGGCAATATTTCTACAAGTGTCATAACTGTAATGTCAGTATGTCCTTGCGGGGATTTCTGAAACGCGTCGATACAGAACTCTTTCGAGAGTATCAACTGGATGTGTTGCGACAGGAACGCCCCGCAGAAGTGCCCACGGCTCGTGTGTCTGCGGAGGTGCCTGTGTTTGGATTTTCACGACCCACACCCCCCAAACTATCTTTGCCTTCGATTGCGTCTCTACCAGACACGCACGAAGCAGTGCAGTATTGTCGGAAACGGCACTTGCCAGACGCGGCCCTCGCACAGCTCTATTTCACGAACGAATGGACGACGTGGATTACAGAGATGGGTTGGTCGTATGCGTTACCGGAAGATCACGCGCCGCGATTGATTCTTCCGTGGTTTCACCGTAACGGTGATCTGCTCGGGGCCCAAGCCCGTCGTATCGACGCAGAAGGCAAATCCGGTCGCTATGTGACCTTCAAGCGTAACGATGATGCAGAGAAGGTGTATGGGCTCGACCGCGTAGATTTGCACAAACGCATCTATCTCGTCGAGGGCCCGCTAGATTCGTGGTTTCTTCCGAACAGCGTCGCCGCGATGGGGTCAGATTTGCTGCATGTCTATGACCACCATCTCGTCGGGCACGGCGTCGTCTGTGTGTGGGACAATGAACCGCGCAATCTGGATGTCTCACGACAACTCCACGCCGCGATCAAGCGCGGACTGCCCGTAGTGATCTGGCCGCAATATATTCATGAGAAAGATTTAAACGACATGGCGCTTGCCGGTCATGATATACTAACCCTCGTTACACAACATACCTATCAAGGCTTGCGGGCGGAGTTGGAGTTTTTGCGATGGAAACGATTGAGCGAACGATCCTCGACCACGGAAAAGTTGTCCTCATAGACACCTTTGGGTCGGATGCACGGATTGCGGAGGCCGCGCGTGTCTCCTATCAACAGGGCACCAAGAAGACGCGAGGCGACCGCGCATTACTCCGCTATCTGATGCGGCATCGTCATACCTCGCCGTTTGAGATGGCGGAAGTACTGTTCTACTTGAAAGTGCCTATCACCGTGGCGCGCCAACTGATTCGCCATCGTACTGCAAACCTGAATGAAGTGTCGGGTCGCTATAGCGAACTGCCCCACGAAATCTATGTACCCGAAGTGGATCAGTGCGGCCCACAATCGACACAGAATAATCAGGGTCGTGCGCCGGTCACGAACGAGATTCAATCGCGTCACGCGCAGCAATCGATGCGGTTTGCGGGTGATGCTGCATATGACACCTACGATTCATTGTTAAATGTACATCAAGTTTCGCGAGAAATTGCCCGAGGCGTACTCCCCCTCCACACCTATACGGAACTCTACTGGAAGTGCGATCTCCATAACTTCTTTCATTTCTTGAAGTTACGGATGGATGCTCACGCGCAGTATGAAATTCGCGTCATGGCGACCGCGATGTATGACGCCGTAGCCCCACATTTTCCGTTGTCCTGTGAAGCATTTCACGACTATATACTGAACGCGCACACTTTCTCCAGACTTGATTTGGAGTTATTGTCGCGGGTGCTTTGCGGGGAGATTCCCACTCTCGCAGATGCACAGGTCATCGGTCAATCCGAACGAGAATATACGGAATTTATGGCGAAGCTATCGGAGCTTCGTGTCACTGAAAGGTGAAGTGTTTATGTCCCCTGTTTCTGACCCGCTTGCTCTTCCCGCGTCCCAACTGTTTGACTTCAACGAGACACCGTGGTCGACAGTAGGTTATCTCACCTACAAGCGCACTTATTCGCGCCGCTTGGTGGAAGATGATGTGCATGCCCCAACCGAAGAATGGCGTGACACCATTGAACGCGTCATTCGTGCCGCAGACACGCAACTCGGTTGCGGCTTCACACAAGACGAAGAGCATCGTCTCCGCTACTACATGACGAAGCTGAAGGGCACGGTCGCGGGTCGGTTCTTGTGGCAGCTTGGGACTCCGATGATTCCGCGTCTCGGACTCCCGTCCTTGCAGAACTGCGCGTTCGTCGTGATTGATGAACCCGTCCGTCCCTTCACATGGGCGATGGATATGCTCATGCTCGGCAGCGGCGTCGGTTTCAGCATTCAACGCGAACATGTCAGCAAGCTCCCGCAGGTCAAGAAATCGTTCGTCGGCCCCACGCGTCACGACCATGCCGATGCGGACTTCATCATTCCCGATACGCGGGAAGGGTGGGTCGCACTGTTGGAACGCACACTGGAAGCGGCGTTTGCGCGGCGCAAGTCCGAATCGTTTACCTACTCCACGCAGTTGATTCGTGGCAAGGGGGCACCCATCAAGGGCTTCGGTGGTGTCGCGTCTGGTGCAGAGATTCTTTGTCAGGGAATTGCCCAGATTACGGAGATCCTTCACAAGCGGGCGGGGAAAGCGATGCGTCCGATTGATTGCTTGGATGTCATGAACATCATCGGCAGTATCGTTGTCGCGGGCAATGTGCGTCGGTCGGCACAACTCGCGATTGGTGATCCGGATGATGTCGAATATCTCCTTGCGAAGCGGTGGGATTTAGGTAACATTCCGTCATGGCGTGCGATGTCTAACAACAGCGTCGCGTGTGATGACATTTCGCAACTGCATGAGTTCTTCTGGGATGGCTATGAAGGCAAGGGCGAGCCGTATGGCCTCATCAATCTCAAGCTGTCTAAAGAGATTGGTCGGCTCGGCGAGACACAGTATGCAGACCCGACCGTGTTGGGCTACAATCCCTGTGCAGAGCAGTCACTGGGCAATTTTGAAACCTGCTGCTTAGCCGAAATCTTCCTCCCGAATATTGAAAGTTACGAGGAGTTCGTGGATGTGATGACACTGCTCTATCGCATCAACAAGCATTCGCTCGCGCTCCATTGTCACCACAAGGAAACCGAAAAGATTGTGAATGCAAACATGCGAATGGGCATCGGTGTCACCGGCTATCTGCAAGCGACCGACAAGCAGAAGAAGTGGTTGAAGTCCGCCTATGAAGCGTTGCGAGCGTTTGATGTCGCCTATTCGGAACAGAAGAAGTTCCCGACGAGTGTGAAGTTGACGACCTGCAAGCCGAGCGGCACTTTGTCGTTGCTCCCCGGCGTCACACCCGGTATTCACCCCGGTTATGCCCAGTTTATGATTCGTCGTATTGCAATGTCATCCAATCATCCGCTGGTGGAGGTGTGCCGCAACCACGGGTATGATATTGAGTATCGGCTGAACTTTGATGGGTCGCAGGATTATTCCACCGTCGTCGTCTCGTTCCCGTTCTCATTCCCTGAAGGCACCGTGCTGGCAAAGGATATGACCGCACTCCAGCAGTTGAAGGTCGTGAAGGAGCTACAGCAACACTGGAGCGATAACAGCGTCTCCTGCACGGTCTACTACCGCAAGGAAGAGCTGCCGGAGATTAAGAAGTATCTCGCCAAGCATTTTGCGACGGGACATAAGTCGTTGTCGTTCCTGCTACACTCGGGTCACAATTTCAAGCAGGCACCGTACGAAGAGATCACAAAAGAAGAATACGATGCCCTTGTCGCCAAGACCAAATTGATTACCTCCATCACCGATGGACAGATTGGTCTGGACGATGATTGTGTCGGCGGCGTCTGTCCAGTGCGGTAATATCGTGAAGATTTAATTGTTATCATAAATAGTCAGAGGAGATATTGTAGATGCCTAAAACCAAAATCTTTTCGGACGCCGCACTAGACCAGTTAATACAGGAAGCGTCACCACTCCCCACTGCGATGGACACCTCGTCTGGCTATCACGGGCCCGAGGGATATCCGAAGACGGACATTCCAGCGAAGTTTTTAAACTTACTCGCCATTACATTAGGAAAAAATGCGTTACTGAAGGCGCAAAAATCCGAAACGGCGTGGATCTTCTCCGTCCGTGCTGATAAGTTTGAAGTAAAATTTGATGACTTCAAAAAGTATGTCAGTTTTGGATTGATGGGTATTCGTTTTGATAAACCGAATACGATATTGTTGTATTTCAAGCAGTAATCACGTAACTTCAATAGTTGGGGCCGTGAAGGAGTCTATTGTATGGAACTTATAGGATGGGCAGGAAGTCTCGTCGTGGGCATTATTCTCGGTGGTGGGGTCGTCCGCGCCTACATGCAATGGAAGAACGACCAGCAAATGCAGCAGGACTTCCTCTGGCGTGCGATTGAAGACATTCGTCACGAGGGTTGTGGTAAGTGTAACAAATAACGGAGTGTATATGTGGTCATGGGTGAAGTGGATGGGATGCCTCCTAACGGGGCATCCCGGCGTATATCGTGAATGGGAATGGCGACCGACGCTTTCGCAGTGGCGCGAACGCGAGGATGCGTGGACCTGCATTCGGTGTGAACGCGATATCGTTACCCCGTCCCCGAAAATTCCTACCTATATTATTGCGCGGCCGTACATGGATTCACGATTAATCGAACTCGTGAATATGTGTGTGGATGAACATGGCGCCGATCGTCTGCGGGTGCGTGGGGGCGATCCCGCAACACGTCAACCTCGCCCCACCGGAGTGTCAGCATGAAACAGAGTCGTCGTGGATTTCTTGAAATTGGTGTGGTCGGTGCGGTCGGTGCGACCGTTATCGGCACCACCGCGTGTGTGTCAACACCCGCACCTCCAACAACAACGCATGACCCGATCAGCTCCGTAAAGCGTCGGTTTAATCTGTCCAGCACCGCGCCTGTGCGTGTCAGAAAGAGCGTCTGGGACTTAACCGATGCAGAGGTACGAACGCTGTGCCAAGCGGTCGGCTACGCACGAAACCAGTTCCCGATTGCGGACGCACGGAAGTGGGAGAACTATGCGTTGATTCACGCAAAGCATTGCACCGAGTGGCAGCATTACGCCCCACAAGTGCATTGGAGCTGGCATTTTCTCCCGTGGCATCGCGGCTATGTCTTCTTTCTCGAACGGATTCTCGCGCAAGCGTTGAAGGAACAAGGTCTGGACGACAGCACCTTTGCCTATCCGTTCTGGGATTGGACGGTGCATCAGGAGATCCCCAACACGAAGGAACGCGTGGCACGAAATCTCGCAAGTCCGCTGTGGGGCTACGACCTGACGCAAGAGAACATGGTCAGTGCAGATACGCTCGGATTTGACAATCTCGCGCTGTACAACGGTAATCGCGGCCCGTCACTCGCGAAGAGCCAGATGACGCCGGACAACGAAGTGGCCGCGAGTTCAAAGGCGCATGTCTTGGAAACCTCCCGCTACATGAGTCCCGAATACATCAATCTTGCGCTCACGCTTCCGTGGGAAGAGTTCGGTGGTAAGGTTGATACCGACCGTACCAGTCAGGGCATCATCGAGTCCAATCCACACAACGACGGACATGATTGGTGTGGCACTCGCTTTGGGTCGAATCGCGATATGGGCACGCTGAAATATGCCGCGCTCGATCCGATTTTCTTTATGCATCACGCAAACATCGATCGCATCTTCTCGTTGTATCGGGGAGAGATGCCGGACTTGGATGGGCCGTGGGGTCAGCAGGTCTATACCTACACCGATGCGGACGGTAGCGATGTGACCGTTTCCGTGAAGGACATCATGACCACCCTGACGAACACCGTGCAGTATGCGGTACCGTCCGATAATGCGTTACCCGTCCCGACTATCACGCGGAAGGAAACCGCAACGCGCCCACATACGGTGGGTCAAGGCGCGTCCGTGGGCACGACAACCGCCGCAGCACCACTCACACTGACGCTGAACACCGCTGATCTGCTTGAACGCGATGCGGTTTATGTGCTAGAAGTGGAAACAGGTCCGCTCGTCCGTCGCGGTCGGGCGCGGATTAACATTATCAGCACCACGTCGGGTACACCACTTGGTCGCATCAAGTTGTTGGATGGTGATGGTCATGGCTTCCCTACGACCACCTCTCACGCCTTCCGCGTGGTGTTGACAGAGTTGCCACTCACGAGTGCGCCGTTCACGGTGCGTTTTGAGCCGGTGAACTTTGATGCGCCGGTGGAAATTCGTCGCGTGACACTGAAACGCTTGAACTAATCCTTCTGTTCACGGGTGATGCTAAATACCATCATGGCATCACCCGTGAATACCATCATCGGCATCGATTACTCCTACACCTGTCCTGCGGTGTGTGTACTAACGAATCGTTTGCTGAACACCCCCCGATGGTTTGTGAACTACAAAAAAACGGGCAAACCGTATCCCGATCTCCCGAATGTTGAATGGTCGCTCTCCAGTGCAGAGACAGAAGTCCAACGCTATCTGGAACTTGCGACATGGGTCTTGGGAATTATTGACCGTGTACAGCCGGAACTCATCGTACTAGAAGATTACGCGTTCAGCGCAAATGGGCGCATTACGCAACTCAGCGAAAACACCGGCACCCTCAAAGTCAAACTGTTTGAACACCATCCGCAGATTCCTCTTCGAATCGTGGCGCCCACCACGATGAAAAAATTTGCCACGGGACGAGGGATTGCGACGAAAGATGATATTTGGGCGGCGTTTACAAAACGGAAGCCAGACACGGCATCGTGGGCCGCAATCTGTCATCCCAAAGCGACACGCGTAGGAAGTCCCGTTGCGGACATCGCTGACGCGTTTTTTCTTGCTCAATATGGCTGCATCCACTTCACCGAAAAGAACGTCTGCCAAAGCGATTTGGCGGGAACCGACGCCTGACGATCCACGGAAGCGCATCACGCGCACCCCTGATGAAATGCGAAACATTGTCTTGACCTTTCGTGTCTCACGACGCGAAGTCGATGAACTCTATCGTTTCGCCCGTTCACAAAGTGCGACCATGAGTTATATGTTGCGTGAAGCTCTCGTCCAAACATACCCTGAAATTTTTGGAAACGCGAATCGGTATATTCGCAAACCGCGCAAACCGAAGCCGATTCAACAAAAGACCACGATTCAAACTTCATATGCCACCGGCGAAGTAACGGTTGTGGGTGAAGCAACGGATGATGAGTAAATCTGCCAAATAATGGCATGCCTACAAATAACGATAGACGACTTCAGTATCTGTGGTAGAATGTATTCATGTCGCAGGGGAGAGAGACGGAAACTCGTGGCGCTCATAACGCCAAGAACCGGGTTCAATTCCCGGCCCTGCTACCAAGATTGGGATGTGGTGTAATGGCAGCACAGGAGCCTTTGAAGCTCTTTGTCTAGGTTCGAGTCCTAGCGTCCCAGCCAATTGAATAACGCCCGCGTGGTGGAATGGCATACACGGTGGCTTCAAACTCCACTGACTTCGGTCATACAGGTTCAAGTCCTGTCGCGGGCACCAATATACGCCTCTGTGGTGGAACGGCATACACGGTTGACTTAAAATCAACCGCCTTCACAGGCTTACAGGTTCGAATCCTGTCAGAGGCACCACCCTTCTATTCACTAAATACTATAAACGTTCGTCTCTCAGAAAGCAGGCCGTATGCGAGTTCACATCAAGAACATCGTAGCGAGTGCAATTTCACGCGGACTCATCGATGGGTTCGATACTGTCAGGGGTGATCTTCAGCACAAGAAGCTCACGGAAGAGGCAGAAATCGCTGCACTGGGAAAAATCGGACTCGCGATTTGGCAAGAACTGGATGATGTGATCGATTTTTCTGATGAGGACGACGAGATGAGCGCCGGCAAGAGTTCGAAGACCCCGATGGGTTTTGCGGCATCTACTCCAGAACCCGTGATCGTGGATGCAGTGAGTAATCAGACGCTGCCGAATGATGATGAACCGGACGACGACGATGACGACGGTGCCGAGCCGGATGAAGACGAAGGGGATGCTATCGATACGTGGTCGCGGACTCGATCTGCCCGATATCGCATGCAGTTGGAAACTCTGCTACGTTCCCGCCCTCGTCGTTCGTAGAAGACAGCATATTCATCACGGATGTGCCGTTAATCCCATAGGGATGCCCGAGTCCTAATCCGTGTCCAATTTCGTGCAGGGTTACTTTATAGTAGCCGTCGCAAGACGATACGAGAGCGGGATTCGTGGAAATCATAATTCCAAATCCCGTTACATACCCCTCCGCATCTCTGAACGCCGGGGTTGTTCCGCCGGCGATTTCTTCTCCCGCAACGTCACCTTTGATGTCGGTAAAGAAAATAGTGACATCAATTTTTTCTTTACTTCCCGCAGGGATGAATTGAATATTTGACCCATCGACTAGTGCGTCGTTCCATGCGGCAAATGCACGGTCAACACACGCCTCCGCCCCTGTGGGCTGATACCCGACCACACGATAGCGGAAGGTCGTGCGTGGCCGAGCGCCTTGTTTAGATACGGGCGGAGTGACGCAGAAAGCCGTCGCGTCGTTGAAGGCAAAGAGCAACACAGCAAATCCAGCACACGCGCAGGCAGCAATAAATGATTTTGAACGGAAGATATTCATGTCCGTATTTATGGTATACTAAATCTCGTTCGGGTCCGTAGCTCAGTGGTAGAGCCGCTGGCTTTTAACCAGTTTGTCGCAGGTTCGATCCCTGCCGGACCCACCATCTTTCCTCTCATAGTGTAACGGCAGCACACGGTGCTTATACCGCCGCAGCCCTAGATGTGGGCGTAGTCTTGGTTCGAATCCAAGTGAGAGGACCACTACATATCTGTGGTATACTCGCCACATGCACTTCTACGATGCTGTCACTCTCAATCTCTGGCCGGCAGGGCAAGATTTATACTCTCGGGTCGCAGACCAAGTATTAGCGCGTCTTCCGATTCGAAATGTCACGCGACACATGACATATTGGATTGACGCGGAGGGGTCGTTTCGTCGGTTTCCGAAAGTTGAAAACGACTCTTTATACAACATCGACGGGCAAGTATTGTTTCTTTATGGAGAAAAAGGCACATTTGTCGTCATCGACATGACCGACGGCCCGCAGACGGCTCTCGAAGCCTCGTCACATCCCAAATGCATGGGAGCGATGGTGTCGCAGCATCGTCAGCACGAATTTGAAAAACTGGCCGCACACAATCCTAATTATAATGTGTCGAAGTTAGTGCCGGGGTATTTTTCACGAAACGAGTTTTCATTTGTCGCGGAAGACCCCCACAGTCGTTATTTGCAATCCGCATTTACAGAACTCCCACCCTATACAGGCACGATTGATAAGCTTGTTTTTGCCGGAACCATTCACGAACGCACCCCTGAGCGTCAAGCACTGGTGCATTTACGAAATCATCCTGATGTCCAGTTCTATGAAGGTCGCCTTGCAGAAAATGGGTTCAATCATCGAGTTATCGAGAAAGGTGCATTGATTCGCGAATATGCGTCTCATCGCGGATCGCTTGCCCTACGAGGCACATCAGGATTCTGTTTTCGGGAGTTTGACCTTCTATGTGGCGGCTATCCGCTCTTCATGCATCCGTTCACCCACGCGACCCGCATGGAACCGCTCATCAATAACGAGCATTATTTTGCGATTGAATTCGACCCCACACCAGAAATTTTTGCCCAGCGGATTGTTGACCGCTTCGCACAAGTGCGCGGCGATCTAGCCCTACTCGACAAAGTGCGTCGCGGCGGGCAGGAATGGTTCCGACGCAATGCAGAAATTCCGACGATTGCAACTAACATCATTGAGTGGCTTTCGTCCACGCTCGTTCCTAAAAGATATAGTGATCTATATTAAATTATCATGAGTAACACCACGGCGTTAATTTTTGCTTCAGGGTTAGATTATGCGTTGGACTCCAGTGCGCCCCCGATCCATCGAGACGACATCACATTGTGGAAGACCCGTGTATCGCCAGATGTCGAGCATCACTTTGTCGAACGCTACGACGAGCTACGCGTCGTCTATGAAAAATTGCTGGCTGATTATGAGACAAATCGATTAGTGTATAACAGCGAGATTAATTTTACTCCGGTCGTGGGGCAAACTTATTATCTGTATGACTACCGCGATAAACGCTTTTTATCGTTGATTGCACCACAACATTCGGGGTGGTCGGGGTATCTCGGTGCATTTCGGTTAAGCTCCTCCCATGTGTGGGAACGCGTCTAAATATAGTAGAGGTGAATATGGAATACGTGAATGCGTTTCGCAAATACGGGCAGTATGTCGTTCTTGGATTGATTCTCTTCAATCTCTTGTTTGCGCTCGCGGCGATTTTTGGTGCGTTTCAGTCGGAAATCGTGACACCACCGAGCATCAGTCATCCCGTTCCCGGCGTCAAAACGATTCGCATCCCCGAGGCCATTATCACCGAAAAGGTGGTAACGCGTTATGTGCCGACGGAAGATCGCGCACAGGTATCGGCACTTCTAAAAGAAAATCGAAAGCTCAAAATCGAGGTGGATCAACTATCATGGTCACTCGCACAGTCCGATAGTCGTGGCACCGGCACCGTTACATGGAACATTCCCGTCGATACGACGCTGGACGCTCCTCCCACGGTCAGCTTCAAAGATTGGCGTCTTTCCTTTGAAAGCGTCGGCACCCGGGCATCGTATACCCTCTCACAGCAGTTTGCGATTGTCAACACGGTGGGTCGCACGAAACAAAATGTTGCGACCAATCTGATTCGGTTGTACGAAATCGGCCCGAACAATGAACGTACGCTGATCCCGGTGACCGATACGACGACGGTGGTGACCACTCCCGCTGGTGAAGGGTGGTATGTGAAGCCGACACTGCAAGGCGGGTGGGGGGCAATTGTCACGATTCCTACCGTGCCGGGCGCAAAAGCGACCGCATCAACCGCAGGGGTGATTGCGTTGCCGTGGCTAAAACACGGCAAGTCTCGCTCCGTCGAAAACACCCGCTGGGCGTTTCTGACCCCCGCAGCTACCATCAATAACAGCACACGCGGAATCGGTATCCTCCCCGTCTCGCTCAATATCGGCACCTTCCGCAATCAGCCCTTCACGAATGTCTGGCTCAGTCCGTATCTTGGTCTATCTACCGGCACAAACCCGACGCAGACAGGATTTGTAGTCAGCGTCACCTTCTGATGGTATACTACACGTATGACTCCTCCCACCGTCTCCCTTGCGTCGTTTATCGCTGCATTACGCGGCAACCCTGAGATTCGCGCTCGGCTTCAGGATAAGATATTCGCCCAGCATCTGTATTCAGCCCTGTGCAATACCGATCTCTACTATCAGGACGATCCGACGCCCGTTGGTTGCACATGGCGCACTGCTGGTGGAATTGTGGCAGACTTGCGTGACCAGAACGAAGATTATTTGGACTTTTATTGTTCCGGGCCCGCAGGCGTTATCTATCCTGAAATTGCAGAAGCTCTCGCAGCAATTGGTTGGCGCGCCGTACCTATCGAGGGAGATGAATCGTTCTTTTCGTTACCCCCTGCTTGATGTAAAGGATATGTGAGTATGTTTTATATTGTGCCTCCGAAAAATACGGAACCATTTCGTCAGTTTCAGCAAGTCCTAACTAATAACGAAGTCACTCGGGTCGTGAAGTATGTGGATACTCTCGATCGACAGGAAGGCTTGATCGGGGGCACAAAACCCGGCGGGATTAGTGATGATTCGGTGCGGCGCAGCAAAATCAACTTCCTCCGTATCAATGACGAGACGAAGTGGCTCTACAATAAACTGTCGCAATTCGTGTTTGAAATGAATCAGAAATTCTTCGGATACGAACTCCATGCGTTACAGGAGATTCAGTATACCGAATATCATCATACGGATAATGGCGTTTATCACGACCATCTCGACTGGGCTGGTAATACCGCTACTCCGCGAAAGCTCAGTATGTCGATTCAACTTACTGACGGCGCCGACTATGAAGGCGGCGATCTCGAAATCAAGTTGTCCTCGGCAAAACCCTATCTCGCATCACGAACAAAGGGTGACGGTGTGTTATTTCCATCATTCCTCTTGCATGGAGTGACTCCCGTAACCCGAGGCCTGCGCCGTTCGCTGGTCGTCTGGGTCGTTGGCCCAGAGTTCCGATGAGATTATCATGTTTGCGCTGGTTCCTCCTGTACAACGAGAAGCGTTTCAATCCACCGAACGCGTCTTGACCGATAGAGAAATCGAGTGGTTGCTTGCGTATGTCGCAAAACACCCGCTCGAAACACGCGATCATCAGTTTCGCCGATGTCGACTTCACTTGTTTGCAGTCACCGATGATACGCGTTGGCTCTATGAAAAGATGGCGCGATATTTGTTTCAAGTCAATCGCGAACACTTTGATTATGAGTTGTCATCATTGACCCAAATCCAATACACGGAATATAGCCCTGAGTATAATGGGCAGTTTCGTGATCATCTGGATTGGGCCCCGAATACCGTCCAGCCGCGGAAGCTCAGTATGACCATCCAACTCAGCGATGGCGATACATACGAGGGCGGGGATGTACAGCTCAAGCTCACTTCAGATTTTCCGCACATCGCATCGCGCAAAAAAAGCGATGCGATTATCTTTCCGTCATTCGTATTGCACGGGGTGACTCCGGTGACGCGTGGTACTCGACGGGCACTTGTGGTCTGGGCGGACGGGCCACCGTTTCGATAAGAGGATATATGCGTATTGGATTTACCTGCGGGGCATTTGATTTACTACATCCCGGTCATGTGCATTTTCTCGCCGCCTGTAGCAATCGGTGTGACTCATTAGTGGTCGGCTTGCATGCAAATCCCCAAGTTGACCGTGTGACAAAAAATGCCCCCGTGCAAACGCTCTACGAACGCTGGCTCCAACTGTCCGCCCTCTCCTGCGTCACGCGTATCATTCCATATGAGACGGAAGCGGATTTAGAAAACTTGCTAGCGATTGAACTTCTCGATGTACGGTTCTTGGGGTCAGATTATACATCACAACGGGACTATACGGGAAAAGCGGTCTGTGAGCGTCGTGGGATTGCGATCGAGTTTATTCCGCGACTGCATACCTTTAGCTCTAGCGAGTTACGTCAACGCGTCTGGGCGCGACAATGGAAGCAGTACTAAGTCATGACCAACGCGATTTTTTTCGATCGTGATGGGGTGCTGACCAAACTCATTGACCGTGGCACCGAGCAGACCTCTGCATGGATACCCGAAGAGTTCGAACTCTATCCGCGTATTCATGATGCCCTTGCGCTGACCCGACCCTATTACAAGCATTTCGTGGTCACAAATCAACCCGGCATTCGTGATGGTGTGTTGGCAGTTGAGGTGTTGGAGCAGTTCCACGCACACCTGTATCGCGAGTTTGGATTCGATGAGATTGTGTATTGCAGCGATAGGCAAAGCCCCGATTATAAACCAAACGCCGGATCGGTGTTGAAGTTGATAGACAAATATCACATCGACCCTCGACAGAGTTTTATGATTGGTGATCGCTGGAAAGATATCGTCTGCGGTCATCGGGCGGGGTTAACCACGATTTTTGTGGGGGCTAAATATGATGATGGGGGGTCGAATATCTATCCCTCGTTCAGTGCAACCGATGTGTATGATGCGTGTCAATTGATTATGAGTCCCGGTCTTCAACGACTCGGCTATACGACACGCCTTCGTGAGGAATAGAGTATGCGAAACCAAGATTTGATTGGCGTAAATGAACTGAACAAGAACGCGAACGGTGGCACAGAAATCACCACCCGGCGACTGTTTGATTTGCTGGAACCCGAAGAACTTGATGGGGTGCAAATCATCACCTCGCGAGTGCGCGAACTCGATCCCGACAAGCTTCGCATTTATCATCTGCATGATTTGCCGCATGATCCTGAAGCGTCGCACTTGCAAGCAGCCAGTAGTCGTGATCGCTTCGATCGGATTGTCTTTTCTTCCCATTGGCAGTATCAGCAGTTTCAAACGCATCTGAATCTGCCATACTCACGCAAGCACCGCGTCATTGAAACCGGCGTTGACCCGATTCCGTTTGTTGAAAAACCCGACCCGCGTACAAATCCGATTCGTCTCATCTACACGTCGACGCCCCATCGAGGATTAGAAATCCTTGTACCGGTATTCAAGCACTTAGCCTCCATCTTCGATTATATTGAACTGGATGTGTTCTCGTCCTTCAAGTTGTATGGATGGGAAGAGCGCGATCAGCCGTATCAAGCACTCTTTGACGAGTGCAAGAATCACCCGAAGATTCGCTATCATGCTGCTGTCTCACAGGAAGAAGTTCGTGCGGCGTATCAGCAAGCGCACATCTTTGCCTATCCGTCCATCTGGCAAGAAACCTCCTGTCGGTGTCTGATTGAAGCAATGATGGCCGGCTGTCTGTGTGTGCATCCGAATCTAGCAGCACTGCCTGATACCTCGGGTGGATTGACTCACTGGTATGATGGGACTGCTGAAACGCAAGCGCATGCTCAATATTTTGCGGAACATCTCGCAAAGACCATCCTTGCAATGCGTGATACGACCTTCTATGCGGATTCCACGCAGCAGCGAGCGATGACTCGTGCATATGCCGTTGGGCGCTTTGGATGGCCAACTATTATTCATAAGTGGAAGCAACTGATTGCCGAGCTGAAGGAAGAGGTTGCGGAATGATTCTAGTCAAAGCTCCGTTACGACTGAGCTTTTTCGGAGGAGGGTCGGATATCCCGGCTCACTATGAAACACATGGTGGGGCTACGCTGTCCGTTACCTTCAACAAGTATGTGTATGTCGCCGTGATGCCCACGCCACTGCCACATATCAAGTTGTCGTATTCCAAGACCGAGTATGCAACATCACCCGCAGAACTGCAACACGATATCGTGGCGGAAAGTTTGCGGTATTTCGATGCAACTTCCCACATTGAGATTACTTCGTTTGCAGATATTCCGACCGTTGGGACAGGACTCGGAGCGAGTAGTGCATTTACCGTATGCTTATCTCATGCACTAATGGCATATAAGATGCCGCATATCGATGCGGGAAACTTCGACCCAACACTCACACGACTGCATGCTCAACACATTGAACTCACCCGCGTGAAGTCACCGATCGGAATTCAAGACCATATTGCGGCGGCGCACGGAGGATTTCTGTTCGCACAATATGGCGTTCATGCGGGCACTCCTCGACACGGCGTACAGATCAAAACTCTTGACGACATGTCGCAACCCACCCTACATGGTGCGCGATGGGACGAACTCGCGGGGTGTTTATTCTTGGTACAAATGCCGGAACGCACGGTGTCTGCAAATGAGATTCTGAAGACGCCGATGCCGGTATCGGAAATCAATCACCTCGCCGATCTGGCCCGACAGGCGACGCAATATGTCAGCTTGCGCGACATTTATTCGTTCGGTCGGTTACTCAACGATGCATGGCAAATCAAGCGCACTCTGCATCCTGCGATTTCCACCTCGCACATTGATACCGTGTATCAACAGGGATTAGAATTTGGATTGCTTGGGGGTAAGCTGCTCGGTGCTGGAAACGGCGGCTATCTGCTCTTCTGTGCGCCAGACCCACATCTCGCGTTGCGGGCACAACGAGAACTCTATCGTGATTATACTTGCTATCCTGTGAGTTTCGATTATACTGGAGTGCGTATCGTTTATGATGACCGACGAAATCAATTTAACGAAGTTACATACTGACCACGCGGCCGATGTGCATCGGGGTCTGACGAGCATCGATTCCACGCAGCTCGCGTATGCGTTAGATATACTAGTAGAAGCAGCTACGGCACACTATCCCGTTTTTGTTGGAGGAAACGGTGCGTCTGCGGCAATTTCACAGCATTGGGCGTGCGACCATCTCAAGGGAAGTTCCTATGGTCGCTTCAGTAATCATGTGATCAGCCTCGCGACGAATATTCCGCTGATGACGGCGATTAGTAACGACATCAGCTACGAAGAAGTGTTTACGCTACAATTGCGTCGACACACTCGTCAAGATGACCCCGGCGTCGTCGTGCTGATTAGTTCCAGCGGTACCTCACTGAATGTCGTGCATACCGCTCGGTTCGTGCGTTCCGCACGACCGAATCTCCAGTTGATTACGTTGACCGGATTCACTGGGGGTCCGTTACGCGACCTTGCGGATGTAAATCTACATGTGCCATTATCTGCATATGAAACGGTCGAAGATGTGCATAGTTGCTTGATGCACATCATGGCAAAAGCTCTCCGTCAGCGGTTATCTCAACTTTCACAGTAACGAGGATTGGTATGCGCGTCACGAACTTTACGATTGAACCTGAGTTTGAAACTGATAGCTTGAACTACGATGTGATTGTTGAAGGAATCGAACGCATCAAGGATGTGGACGGTTTCACCTGCGAAATCGGCTTGCGTCGTGGGGGTGGGTCGTTTCACATCATCGACACGCTGTTCAAGACAGAACAGAAGAAGACGCATATCGCGATTGACCCCTATGGGAATATTGAATATCCCGAAGGGGACGATGAGCAGGTCATCCGCTGCGATTACACGAACAGCATGCGCGATGACTGTCTAGCAAACATGTATCTGCTCTGCCAGCGTCGGGAAATCTCCTTCCTGTTCTTCAACTTAGAAGATACGGAGTTCTTTACCCGGTACGCGGATGGCGTGCCGGTCTATAATGAACATAAGCAACTGGTCAACCAGTATAGCTTCGTGCATTTTGACGGGCCGCACACCGTGCGTCATCTAAAAACGGAAATCGATTTCTTCCATCCCCGCTCTCCGCAGGGGGCCGTCTGGGTGTTTGACGATGTGGGTCTGTATAAGCACAGCGAAACCCATGCGTATCTGAAGTCACTTGGCTGGAGCGCGCTTCGTACGACCGAGCGAAAGTGGTCGTATCAGAGAAAGTAATATGCGACTACCCGAGTTGCGAGATATCGCAACCGCATGGTATCGTGCGTTTCGTCCCACCCCGGCCCAACAAGAACTGGCGTTGGAACGATTAGCGGTATGTGATACCTGCGAGTTCAAACACTGGCGTAGCAGCTTTGAAGAGTATAGCTGTGCGGCATGTGGGTGCCCGCTACACAAAAAAGTATACAGCCCTAAAGCTGGACCGGAAGCGTGTCCGCATGGAAAATGGGTGCGTTAGCGATGCCAGACCTGTTTGAAATCCTCCATGCATGGGCCATCATGTTTCTTCCCACCGACGAACAACGGGGCCGCGCTGAGAGCCGAGCAAAAGTGTGTTCGCAGTGCAACCAGATGGAATATATGCATCTGAGTTCTACGCGCTCCATGCACATGTGCAAAGTCTGTCTGTGTCCGATTACCGCAAAGGTGTACAGCCCCAAAGGGAAAGAGGGGTGCCCGCTCCAGAAATGGGAGGACTAGTCTCCGTCTTTCCGCGCTTCTGTGTTTTCCTAAATACCAACAGCATCGCGGGGTCGACCCGCATAACAGGAGCAGTCTATGTCCAAAGGTCAAACCCCGATGTGGGAACATATTGTTGACGATCAGACACGCGGTCAGATTCGCGAAGAAGAAATGACCGACGCGGAGAAGAAAGAGCGTGAACGTCTCGTCAAGGGGATGAAGAAGTCCGCTGACGACTTCGAGAAGCGATACCCCGGTCGTGGCAAAGAAGTAATGTATGCCACCGCGACTAAGATGGCGATGGGTGAGGATTCGCTGTCCGAAGCTCCTGAAACCTTCACCGTCATGGCGATTGGCGACCCGACCCCCTCATGGAAGCGTTCAGACTATAACTACAAGCCGACCGCGAAGGTGCTTGACCAGATGCACAGTTTAGAAAAGTCGGATATTGTGCATGCCGCCAAGATGTTCCGTCAGAAGTTCCCGAAAGCGACCATCTCCGTCGAAAACAAGGGTGGAAAGATTGTCAAGGTGTTCAAGCCGGGTGAGATGATCAAGGAAGCCGCCTCTATCCGTCCAATCAAAGTTGGCGATTACGTTCATGCGGGACTCGCCGTCAAAGGCGGCGCAGGATTCTCAGGTCGGGTTGACAAGATCGACGGCAATTATGTCTACGTCAATGTCAGTAAAGATAAATCGGTGCAATTCAAAGATGACCCTATGACGAAATGGGGCGAACGTATTATTAAAGCGCCCATCAAGAATGTGTCGCTACAGGAAGCGGAATACAATACCGATTACGAAACTTATTTCCGCGATATGTTGAAGAAGCACGGCTATGATTCACCCGCCGACATCCCTGACGATAAGAAAGCCGACTTTTTCAACGCCGTCGATAAGGGCTATTCTGCACAGAATGAAGCGGTTGAAGAGAATGACGACCTCGGAATGATGAAAGGACAGTTGATGTCCATCATCGACCGAGCGACTGCATTACATGATCGTGTATCGGCAAAACCTCCGTCAAATGTGGAAGCGTGGGTGCAAGCAAAGGTAACCGATGCCGACACCGCGATTACCGCATTACACGACTACTTCAAATATAGCGATGATCAGAACCCCGAGTTTGCGGTCGAACCGCTCGCAGAAGCGGAAGTGTTAGTCAAGGGTGAGAAGCCGATCAGCGGGCTGACACTGCCGTTGAAAAAGACCGCCGCGCTTGCATTCGCGAGTGCGTTTGTGGATCGTCCCACTGGTGCGACTCCCGAAGCGATTGTGAATCAAGCTCTCGCGGTGTATTTCCAGAAGAACAAGGTACCGAATATTGTACGTCTGCGGAATCTCGGTCGTATGCTGCAACTCGTCAGCAAGATGGGCATCAACTGGAACGAAGAGCTGATTCCCCCGCAACTGGTGCGATTCGTGAACGCGGCAGTATCGCCAACGGGGTTGCCGATGGACGAAGCCACCAAGCCTAACGCGCGCCGTATTATCGAACAACTAAAGAAAGAAGCGGTGCAAGGTCCGACCTCGCCGTCAGCGATGAGCGCCACACAGCGTCTCGCGCAACAACAGAAACAAGAGAAAGAACAGATGGCAGCGCGCCACCAGCAGCAGAAGCTGGCCGCGCAACAGCGGGATTTTCAAGATAAGCAGCGCAAGCAGCAAGCTGCGTCATCGCGATAGTTTCGCAGAGGAGCGTTCCATGAACTTCGATTTCGAATGGGACTTACTGAATGAAGTAGACTATGTGCAAAGCAAAACCAGCGGCGCACGATATACCGTCAAATCATTCAATCCCGCTAAACATGAACTGGTTGAGCCGAATGTTTCGAAAGAACGATATCAAGAGCTTGAGCGTGAAAAGCAAAAAGCTCGCGGCGTCGAAGGCATCAAACAGTTAAAACAAGACCCGCAAGCGGTGAAGACCGTGAAGCAAACGGATGTTCCGAAAGAAATCGGGCCGGAGAAACCCGAACAAGCCATCGGTGACAATCCGAAGATTGAGAAGAAGCTCGCCACGCGAATGGCGCAGCTTGGCAAACACGCTGCCAACTATCTCAACAACATCAAGCAACTCACGAAAGAACTGAAGTCACAGAATCCTGACCTCGCAGACGACGAACTCGGAAAGCTCGTCAAGAAGACTGCGAAGGAAAAGGGTTTGGTGAAGCCCCCCGAGTTTGACCTGTGCGCCGTGAGTGTGCCGGGTACGAATCTCTACTGCGGGGGGAACAAGGAAATCCCACGCGATGCCATGCCGCAGCTCAAGACCAAAGCGGTCGAGGGGTCAAAGGCATGGGACATGGCAGTCGAACTCGCGAAGGAAAAGGGCGGAAATCCGCAGGACATGGAAGTGAACGCAGAACCCGCGTTTTTGGAATATCTCAAAGACAAGGGCTATGATGTCACTACCGGCGACACTCTTCCCGCGACTGAGATTAAAGCGACGCAGAATCAGCTAAATGCGGATAAGGTTGCGGGTATGGCATGGGCACTCTTGACCAATCCTGACACGCAGAAGCCAGAACATCCGTTGCGTCAACCGCTGATTGTGTCGTCGGACGGGTATGTGCTGGATGGGCATCACCGTTGGGCTGCACTTGCGACCTACGACATGATGAATGGCAAAGAAGATGTCGTCGATGTGCCGGTCATCAAGGTGGACATGGACATCGAGGAACTCGTGGACATGAGCAATAAGTTCGGTGACGAGTTCGGGTTGCAGCGTAAGGGTGTTGGTGCAAGTGCTGAGGGTACAGGGAAAGCGGGTGAGAAACCGGCGGAAAAATCGACGGAGGCTCCTGCAAAAGCATCTGCATCAACCACCAAAACTTCAACAAGCGAATCGTGGAATCGTGCATTTCAACAGTTCATTCGCGAAGAAGCGGCAGTAAAGTTTATCAAGACACCTCCCACGAAACTACCGACCGGCGGATGGAAAGAACAATGGGGCGAATATGTCTACAATGGGAAGAATTGGAAAGTAGTGCCCGCTTCGGATGTATCGCTTCGGTCAAAGAAACACTTTGACGTAGTTGGACCTAATGGCAAGCGCGTCAAAAATTTAGACCCGTGGTATCATGAAGTTCCATTTGGAGGTGAGCGATCGTCAGTTGCACACATGATTGTGCAAAATAATGGAAACTGGCCGACAAAAGATATTGACGCAAAAGACTGGGTATAAGTACTATGTCATCATTTCCCGTCGACGAAGATTTGCGTAAGTGGTTCGGAAAAGGCAAAGAAGGCGGCATCGGTGGGGGTGGTTGGGATCGCTATAACACCAAAGGTGAACGCATCGGAAAGTGCGGTGGTGCGGAAGATCGTGGCGGGGAAGGTGAAGGCAAACCCAAGTGTCTATCGAAAGAAAAAGCCGCACAGCTTCGCGCTCAAGGTGGAAAGAAAGCGATTGCGAATGCGGTGAAGCGCAAGAAAGCGCAAGACCCCGTAACCGATCGGAAAGGTACGGGTGGGGCGCCACGCCCTGTCAGTAATCGTATCGGAGAAGCTATGCTCTCAGAAAAAAATGTGCCGACAAATCCTTCGCTGTGGAGCCGCGCAAAATCGGAAGCGAAGAAACGCTTCGATGTCTATCCTAGCGCATACGCCAACGGCTGGGCCGCAAAATGGTATAAGGAACGCGGCGGTAAATGGAAAACCGAGAAGAACGAAGCCTACGACCTGACCGATCCGTCACAACGCGAGTGGGGCACTGATTCATCCGTTGCGATTTTCAAGTCAATGACACCCGGTGAGATGCAAGAAAGTTTACACACCGTGTTAGATAAACCGACGATGAGTGTCGAAGAAATTGCACAAAAGCACCAAGTGACCGTTGACCATATTGAGCAGCAGCTCGCAAAAGGTATGAAGGTCGAGCGCGAACATACCTCTGATGACACCACTGCACGGGAAATTGCATTGGATCATCTCGCGGAGCGTCCTGACTACTACGACCAACTCGCGACAATGGAATCGCGTGAGATGATGCGCGAGTTCAACCAAGGCAAGCATGTCGTCCTCCTTGCGGTGCCCAAGAATCTCAACGACAGCGATGGCAAAGGGTATTGGAAAGTGGGCACCGAAGTCTATCGCGGACCAGTGAAGAACGTCCACTTTGATTCCACGGGCGCACCATTGGAAAAGCGGTGGGAATCCTCGTTCACTCACTTCGCTCGGTATTTTGATAGTGTCTACGGGCAGTACTACAAGAAAGCCCCGTCATGGACGGCACAACTCAAGGAACACGATATGGATGTCGTAGATATTATCTTTGAGACACTTGCAGAAGCCGCTGAGATGAAGCCCATCAACTCCCTGAGCGAAGCCGCAGAATATCAGGGACGCAAGGTCACGCTGAATAAGCCGTTCCGCACCCCAGATGGCCCGAAGAAGTTTTCGGTCTACGTCAAAAACGACAAAGGTAATGTCGTGAAGGTCAACTTCGGGGATCCGAATATGGAAATTAAGAGAGACGACCCCGAAAGACGCAAAAATTTTAGAGCAAGACATAATTGTGACAATCCCGGACCAAGATGGAAAGCCAGATACTGGTCGTGTCGTTGGGGTTGGGGAAGTAAAAAACTATCTGCATAATTTAGCCCAAAACATGCAGATTACTAAATAAAGATATGCTACACTATCTTTATAAAACAATCTGTTTAGTAAACCAAAAATATTATTTGGGTATACATTCAACAGAAAATATAAATGACGGATATTTTGGTTCGGGAATTGCGTTACAACGGGCCATAAAAAAATACGGCAAAGAGCAGTTTCAAAAAGAAATTATCGCGTTTGTTGCTACGCGAGAAGAACTTCTTGAAATGGAAAAAAATATTATTACCGAAAAAATAGTAAAAGATAAAAAATCTTATAATATGGTTATAGGTGGAAATAGTGCTGTTGATTATTATCGTCAACAAGGGAACGATTTTTTCATAAAGCATCAACAAAATGCTGGAAAAAAGGCGCCGCGTCTACTTGGAAGAAAATGACTGAGGAAGAACGTAAAAAATGGCATGTCAAAGGTGGACAAGCGATGCATAAAAAATTACGCGATTTAGGTTTACCTCATCCGACAAAAGGAAAACCTAAAACTAAAGAAACTAAACAACGCATGTCCGAGGCGGCAAAGTTACGACCTAAGCATCCTTGTCCTTTTTGCGACCGCTTTTTTGATGCGGGTAATTTAAAAATACACTTAAAATTAAAACATTAGGATGCGTCATGTTAAGTTTTAACCAATTTATTTCTGGAATCAGCCCTCAACCTATTAAAAATGAAGTGCTGAAAAAAACAAAAACGCCCAAGAAGTGAGGCGCGTAACCGAGAATCCGTGGGGTTCTCCTACATACCTATATGAAGACGTTCCGTCATTACCTCAAAGAAGCCTCGGAACCCGGCGCACCGCAGACCGTTGATCTATCTAATCTGCTTGGGGCGTTGCGTCTTGCCGGGATCGATGCAGGCGAACGCGATAGTCTCACGCCGTTCGTGGCGACCAAAGGTATCATGGGGTTGAGTACTGCGGCAAACAAGATTCAAGATGTTTTGCGCGCCTATGGATATCTAATGGGTAACCCCTCGGATGTTGTCCATCAAACCGACAAAATGGTGCGAATGACCTTTCCGTTGTATTCGGTCACCGATGAGACACGCAAAATCGGCGACTTGCTCGTGAATGGCGAACTCAGTCCTATCGACAAGACGACGATGAAGTTTCGTGCGGACTTCAAGTTCTCGCAAGATTATTTGTTTTAGTGGGTCAGATAGAGCATGGCACAATATCGCGTTGATACCAAACAACTCGGACAACCCGGCACACGCTATGAAGTGGTGATGATTGCCGACCGGTGGGGACAAGTTATTCCTAATCCCGCCAATCCGCAAGGCATGATGGTCGATGCGTTTGGTCGCATGCGTGTTGCCGAGCCGTTTACCTTATTTGATAGTCAGCACCGCTATACGGAAGGCCCCCAGTGGGATGCGAATACATCCGGCAGTGCAACAAAAACCTACAATCAAAACTCCAGTAGTGTGATACTGACCGTCACCGGCGCGAACAACGACCAAACCATCTACGAAACGACGAAAGTCTTTCCTTATCAACCCGGTAAATCTCTCTATATCTTGAACACCTTTACAATGGCGGCAGCAAATACCACCCTGCGTCAACGCGTGGGTTATTTTACGCCGAATAATGGGGTGTTTCTTGAACAAAGCGGTAGCACGAATAGTTTGAATCTTGTCGTCCGCAGTTGGGCGAACGGATCTTTAGTAGAAAATCGTGTCGCGCAATCAACATGGAACATGGACAAGTTTGATGGCACTGGCAATAGCGAGCGTACCCTCGACATTACCAAGACGCAGATTTTTTTCATCGATATTGAATGGCTGGGCGTCGGGGCCGTGCGGTGTGGATTTATGGTGGACGGTGTACCCCATGTGGCGCACACCTTTTATCATGACAATCGGGAAACGCTTCCGTACATGCAGACCGCGACATTGCCATTGCGATACGAAATCACACGGATAGCGACAAGCAGCGGTAATGCGTCGCTGTGTCATATCTGTTCTACCGTCAGTTCTGAAGGTGGTTATAGCGCGTCCTCTCCGATTACTTCAGCCGGCACAGGGGTCACCTATAAAGCCGCGACCGCGAATACGGAACGCCCGATGGTGAGTGTGCGATTGAATGCCAACTCCCTCGATGCGGTGGTGGTGTTGTCGCAAGCAGATATTGCGATTGACAGCACAAACAAAGACAAAAATCTGTTGTATCGAGTGTTGAGAAATCCGACCCTGACTAATGCAGGATTTCAATATCACCCAAATGGTACGGTGGATTTTGATACCAATGCTACCGCAGTATCGGGAGGCACAGAAATCGCGTCAGGGTATGCGACCGCTGGACAGCCGTTAAATATTGGTACGGCGCAAGACCTTCGTAACCAAATCGGTCGCTATATCAACGGCACCTCGGAAGTTTATACTTTGACTATTCGTCCCGACTCAAACATCAATGCCATTGCACAAATGGGATGGTTTACGATTGTCGGATAAATACGCACAAGGAGTTCTGTCTATGATGACGCGTCGTTCATTCCTCACCGGTTCCCTTCTCTTCGCTGCGACTCCTGCGGTCGCGTTCCAGCAGTCGCAGGACAAGAACTCGTCGAAGAAAGAATCAAAGCCGAAAGATCCGCTAAATCCGAGCGGCGACGAGAAATCCTCGCACGAAAAGACCTTTACCGACAAGGACGGCAACCAGTACCGCATCTGCCCGCAGTGTGGTGGGAATATGTATAAAGAGGGTCGGCTTTGGGTTTGTGAAGTATGCGGATACGCTTATAGTGAATAGAAATGCGTAACCACGCAGATTCCTAAATAAAAACAGGCAGTGATGAGCGCCAACTCATCACTGCCCTTAACATCAACAACCTATCAAGGAGGCTGTCATGTCTGCTATTATCTATCTTCTCACCAATACTGTCAACGGAAAACAATACGTCGGGCAGACGCGTTCTAAACTACATGAACGATGGTCGGGACATTGTAAATCTGCGCGTCAAGGTTCTACTGCATATCTTCATAAGGCCATTCGTAAATACGGCCCTGAGGTTTTTACTCATACCGTTTTAGAAGAGACAACCCCCGAAGAAGTAAATGACCGTGAAATGTATTGGATAGCTACCCTCAATACAAAAGAATTAGGCTACAATATGACGGATGGGGGTGAGCATGGCTGGTTATACCTCCAGCAATATTTAAAAACACGCCCTGATGCAGAATTAAAACGACGAGAAAAACTCAAAAACCGTATCTTTACAGAAGAACATCGAGCGAGACTATCTATTTCTAACCGAAACAGAACCTACGATATGTCCCCGGAAGCCTGCGCTCGTCGTTCGGAAAGCCAGCGAAATAAAAAAATGCCTAAATCGTTCACTGAAAAGAATAGACAACGAATGCTAACGAACAATCCATTCAAAGGCAAAAAACACAGCGAGGGGGCGCGAGAAAAAATGCGGGAGCGATGGAGACGTTGGAGAGAAACTAAGGAAGCCAAAGAAACCAAAGGATAAATACCAGTATGCTACCTTTTGCTTGGCTCACACTCTTGACAGGGCTTACTCTGTCAGGACTAGCCGCGTTTTTCTCCGTTTTCGGTTTAGCACTCATCTATGCGGGGGCCTTCTGGCCCGTGGTCGCGCTCGCCAGTACGCTCGAAGTCGCAAAGCTGGTCGCCGTCTCGTGGATGTACCGCTATCGACATTTGGCGGCACGCGGGGTGCGTGCGTACTTTTATGCCGCTACGCTAACGCTGATGCTGATTACCAGTTTAGGCATTTTTGGCTTCCTCACTCGCGCTCATGTAGAAACGGAAGGCGTGGCTGCCACCGCAGAACTGACCCTGAATGAAGTCCAACAGCGAGAAATGCAACTGCAACAGGAACGCGACCAAATCAATACCGAACTGAAAGTGTTGAATGAGCAGTCATCACAACTGGTATCACAACTGGGCGCCGCACAACGCTTACGCGGGTCAACAGGAGCGGTTGCGGTGCAGCGTGAAAACGCAGCACGACGCACGGCGTTACTTGCCGACTTGAAACGCATTAACGCCGACCTCAGTGCGGCACAAAAAGAACGCATCACGACAGAAACCGAAACCAATAAAGCAACCGCTGATATTGGGCCGTTGCGCTATGTCGCACAAGCCGTATATGGCAGTGATGACCTCGACACGATTCGCCAAGCAGTCGTGTGGTTGACTGCATTGTTGATGCTCGTCTTCGACCCGATGGCGGTCATGCTCTTGATTGCCGCAAATATTTTATTTACACAGCGGACTCCCCCTGTGGTGGTTGACGCACCTAGTGACCCCCCATCTCCGCAAGTCGTCACCCTCACGCCGCCGCGCACGGGCAAGATTCGACTGGTGGAAGCCCCACCCGCATCAACACCCACACCGACGATGGAACTGCCGATTGATGACCGCGTGTCGGATGTGCCGTCGTTCCTTCAGGTTCGCGAGAAAACCTCCCCATCTGCATCGTAGTCCTGTTATACTAAGGGTATCTTCGTGGAGCTATCGTTATCATGTCAAACCCAAATCGCCGTACCGTGAGTGGCATTGCCTATAAGGAATGCGAGTTTTGTGGTCGTAACCACACCGACAAACACGACAAGCCGTATAACTACCAATACCTGAACGAAAAGACGCAGGATTGGGATAAGCACATCTTTTGTTCAAAGGTCTGCTATTCCGCATGGCAGAGCGTGAACTGGAGATAAACCATGCCAATTTGGGTGTTCTTTTGTCCGTCGTGCGTCAAATCACAGGAACGCTGGTTTGCGTCGTATACAGACAGTCAGCAGGTGAACTGTGACGCGTGTGGTACCCCGTTAGAGCGACAGTGGGCCCCGAGTAACTTTACCGTAACCGGCTACAACGCAAAGAATCTGTACAGCAAAAAGTCGTAATCATGCATCCGGATGCCCCTATCAAAACGACATCCTTCAATGTTGCGGATGAATACAAGCATCTGTCGTTGGAGGAACTGAAACGAGCGGCAGTCGCGCGTCAGTTGCCGTTTGCGGTTGCATTAGCTAACATTACCGGCGACCTCAATGCCGGCGTCATCATTCGCACTGCATGTGTGATGGGTGCAGAAAAAGTCTTTGTCTTTGGTCGGAAGAAATACGATCGTCGTTCCACGGTCGGCGCGCATCATTATATTGATGTGCTGCCCTATGATGTGACGACGGACACCGATACGCTGGATTGGGACGCGGTATTGCAGACGATTCGTGTGAATGGCTACACGCCCGTCTTGATTGAACAGGGTGGCCACGCGTTGCATACACTAGACATCACGCGCTATCATCCGCTCTGTCTCGTCTTCGGTGCAGAAGACCACGGGATCCCCGCAGAGATTCGTCAGCAGGAACCGTGCTATTCCATTCCACAGCAAGGGATTGTGCGCTCCCTGAATGTTTCTACTGCGGCGGGAATTGCAATGTGGCACATCAGTCAGCAACTGTTTGCTGCGCGAATCTGACACCTAAATACCAGCGAGGACTATTCCTCACATAAAGGATGCATGGTATGGCTGCACGATTATTGATTTCAGAAGTATTGAGTAAGCTCAAAGAGTTCACCGGCGACGGTGCGGTTCTCAAGAAGATTGAGTGGTTGCGAAAGCATGATAGCCCGACGCTTCGTCTCCTGCTCAAGCACGGATTCGATCCGAAGATTCAATACAATCTTCCGGAGGGTGATCCTCCGTTCAAGCGCAATCCCAATCCTATCGGCTTGAGCGAAACGAATCTTCATGCAGAAACGCGCAAGCTCTCGTATCTGTGGCTACAACCGAGTAAGTTGGCCTTAACCGAAATGTCCGAGGAACAGCGGGATCGACTGAAAGCCGCCGAAGATATTGAGTCGCAGAAGGGTAACGAGCTTCTCACCACCACGAGAGCGTTTCAAGACGCGGAAGAAGAGTTCGTGAACGCAAAGCAAGCCGTTATTGAAGCGCAAAGCCGACTGAATCGTGCCACCGCGCAGGTGCAAACGACGCGTCAGCACCTGAACGCAGCCAAAGCGATTGCGGAACAAATCAGTCAGCAGGTTGCCCATCTACGAGCGCAGATTCTTCGGACGAACAATGAACTGCTACAACGCGATGCCCCACCGGTAGTGACCATGCCTAAGTATAAGCTAGAGTCGATGTTCATTCAAACGCTGGAAGCGTTACATCCCACCGAAGCGGATGTGCTACTTGCAGTAAAGAACAAGACGCTTCAAAAGAAGTTCCCGATTACCAAAGACCTTGTAAAGAAAGCCTTTCCCGAGATTCTATAGTCATCATGAGTGTCAAGAAAGCTCCGAATCACGAACAGCTTCGTCACGAACGCATTAACAAGCAAAATCGCGAAAAACGGCACAAGCGTCGGGCCAATGAAAGCCTCCGACGCATTCAAACATTTGCCAAAAATTTTCGGGATGTGGATGACTATACCGACGACCTTGACGAACTCTACGAAGACGAGTAAACTGTCCGCATGAACATATTCGTGCTGGACACAAATCCTGAGATTGCGGCGCGGCTGCACAATGACAAACATTGTGTGAAGATGATTCTAGAATCGGCACAACTCCTGTCTACCGCCCATCGTATGGTAGATGGCACGCCATATATCGATAAAACTGACAACAATCGTCGTATTCAACGGTGGCGGCATTTTGATGAAACCCGTGAACGATTGTTGCTCAAAGCGACACATGTCAATCATCCCTGTAATGTGTGGGTGCGGTCACATCCTGACCATTACCAGTGGTTGTTCCGTTTGTTCGCGGAACTGACAGAAGAATATACGCGACGCTACGGCAAAGACCACGCGTATAGTGCCAAGCACCATCCTGCATTGTATTTCACACTCGGATGTGTGCCCAGCAAGCTGTATATGTCATCCGACCGTTCGTCGGCCCCACCCCAAGCGATGCCGGACGCATATAAAGTCGCAGGAAACTCGTGGGACGCCACCGTGCAGGCGTATCACAACTACTATCGCGGAGCCAAAGCCGCGTTCTCGACGTGGAAGAATCAAGAATCTCCATATTTTATGTGCGAGGCCCGATAATGCGCTACTACTGCTACAATGAACCCGTCTTTGACAACGACGGCAACCTCGTGGGCAATGAAGTCATCACCATGTCCGAAGAGGAGATTCGCACGACATACTTCCCCTATTGGCAGCAGCAGATGAACAAAAAGTTTGGGGAAGACTGCGTAAAGACACGCTATGGGTTTGAGGATTGTTTGAACGACTGGATCGTGGTCAATTGGGCATGGAAATCTGAATAAGTTTGCTATATACTAGTGTTGTAACCGTAGCGTCACATTGCCTTCGGGGATGTGGCGTGAATCTTTAGTCGCTCAAAGGAGGACTATTATGACTGCTCGTCGTTTATTGTTTGGTAATGGGTTTTCCCTACCTCTGGAACCGTGGACGCATTTCAGTGTCGGGTTCGACCGTCTGTTTGATGAACTCGCGCACATTGAACACCGCGTCTCTGACCAGAATAACTATCCCCCCCATAATCTGAAGCGGCTCTCCGACACCGAGTATGAACTGGAACTCGCGGTCGCGGGATTTACCGAAGACGATCTAGAAGTGGAACTTGAGAAGAACCTGCTCACCATTCGTGGTGCCGTAAAGAAGTCCGAGACGAAGGACGACTATCTGTATCGCGGGGTGGGTCTTCGCAGTTTCACAAAGACGGTCGCGCTTGCGGAAACCGTCGTCGTGCAGGGCGCAACGCTTCAGCATGGCATGTTACGGGTGCGCTTGGAGAATGTGATTCCCGAAACACACAAGCCGCGAAAAATTGCGATTGCGTCACAGGTCGCAAAAGCGATTGCGGCCGGCACAAAATCGGATAGCTAAGACCTATCATGTTTGTAATGTGGGGGAAGGGGGTATACCTCTTCCCCCATTCGTGAACGAGGTGGGTTCCTAAATAGCATGAGAAGAAGGAGTTTCCATGGCTACACCTCAAGAAGAAGCATTTGTTACGGCGTCCCGTCAATTGATGGCCGATTTGTATAGTCTTTATTTCCGGGCCCACGGCGCGCACTGGAATGTGGAAGGACCGTTCTTCGGACCCCTTCACGACTTCTTCGCCAAGATTTACGACGATGTTCACGACTCCATTGACCCCGTGGCTGAAGGACTGCGGTTTCACAAGTTCTACGCCCCGGCAACGCTTGGGTTCGCATTGTCCACCACGAATATTGCGGACATGCAAGTCAAAGGGGGCAATCCCACCGAACATCTGCAAGCGGTGTTGGACGCAAACACTGGCGTCTTGACGTCACTGCATGCCGCATTCAATGCTGCTGAAGCTCTGGGAGATGTCGGACTCGCGAACTTCTTCCAAGACCGTATCATGCAGCACGACAAGTGGGCATGGCAGTTGCGCTCCCACCTGAAATCGGTCTAATGATTTCCCTCTCGTCCTTTCATGCGTGGGTGTCGTTGCAGGAAGCCGCAGCCCCACGACAGGTGGTGTCTCACCTGACCCATCTCGAAGATTTGGTGTGGACGTCGTACCATCCCGGTGCAGCGTCCGCTGTCGTCTACCTGACCCAAGTCGCGAATGTGTTGAAAGGACATGCGGACAAAGCGTATAACTTGTCCGTGAAAGTGGACGGTGCGCCGTCAATGGTCGTGGGTCGTGACCCTGATGACGGCCAGTTTTTCGTCGCAACAAAAAGCGCGTTAGCTAAAACGCCGCGGGTCGCAAAATCCCTGACCGATATTGAACGCCTGTACGGGCATGCACCCGGCTTGGTGGACACGCTCAAGGTTGCGTTTACCGCACTCTCGCAACTGAACTGGACGACCGTCCTGCAAGGCGACCTGATGTTTGTGCCAAGTTTACGAAAACGGCAAACTATCGATGGTGTGCCACATGTAACTTTCAAACCCAACACCATTGTGTATGGCATTCCTGAAGCGAGTCCGCTTGGTCAACGTGTCCTCGCTGCGTCGGTCGGTATTGCGTTCCACACGACCTATACGGGGTCGAGTCTCGCGACCCTACGTGCGACACCGGGTGCAAATCTGAATGCGTTAGGCGCGTCCTCTGATGTCTTGTTGTTCCCCACGCGATATCAGGATGTTTCCGGTAGCGTGACCATGACCGCTGCCGAAACGCGAGAGATTGATGCGCTCCTTGCTAAGATTTCCAAACAAACGGCCCTATTACAACGCAATCCGTTTTTGTCGGCACTTAAGACCACTCCTGCCTTGCGTGACCTGCTGATGCAGTTTCAGAATCAACTCGTGCGAGCAGGGCAGCCCATTACGCCAGCTCCGCAACAGTTTGTGGCGCAGTTTGTCGATTTTCTTGAGCGACTCGAAGAAAAAGAAAGTGCCGCCCGAAAGAGCGTCGCCGGAAAAACCGGGGTGCGGGAAAAGTATCTCGCGTTTATCGGGACGGTGAAGCGACTTGCTCCGGCACTGGCACCCATTATTGCGTGGCAAACCCTCGTAATCGACGCAAAACTTGCGTTGATTAACAAGCTGAATCTACGCACCGAGTTTAGTCCGTTCCTACAAGGGGACGGGGGCCTGACGCGCGGCGACCACGAAGGGTTCGTCGCCAGTGATCGTCGGGGAGGTTTCGTCAAGCTGGTCGACCGCAGTGGGTTCTCACAACTGAACCTGACACAAGGTCGATTCCAATAATCGCTTGACGCGCACGACCCCACTCGCTATACTGAGTGGACAGTCAGTATTCGTTTCCGCGCTTGAATGTCGCGGTGCAGCGAATACGCCGATTCGCGAGAATCGGTCCGTACGACCAACGATGTAGGGCACGTGGAACCTCACGACCTACGCGGTCATCATGTTCGTCAGGATGGGGATGATGACCTCCCGTTAGACCCGCGAGGGTGAGAGGCAGATGTCGCACCATACGGTGCGTTGTGGTACCGGCTAACCGCCACGTTACATCGCATCCTGAGTCGATCCGAGGCGTCCATACGCAAGGGAGAGACACCTGTAATCCCGCAAGGGAGAGGTGTCTCTCCAAACATCCCCGCAAGTATCTTATAAAAATTATAATAGATATTATAAAGAATGGGAGAGGTGTGCCTGTATGATGAATACGATTGTATGTGGGGATGCACGAACACTGGCGCCAACCCTCACCTATGACTATGTGTTTACAAGTCCGCCTGATTTTGATGAAGTCGGCAGCACGGTCGATCTGACCGCGTATCAAACATTTTTGTCAGAGTTGTTTGTGTTGTTTCGTCCGCGACTGGGCCTGATTACGGTTGCATTCACCGATCGCAAACATCGCAGCACGATTGTGCCGAAACATCTGGCGTTGTATCATGCAATGACCGACCTCGGCTATACGCTGCGGAGTCACAAGATTTGGGTTAAGAGCGATAAAATCAATCTGTTCCGATTGACCTACGGGAATGTCATGACCTTTAGCACGGGCGTGTGGCGCGCGGCGCGACAATCACAAGACGCGTCGTTTGCGCCGGATGTCTGGAACGATGGGTATGGGCACTATGAGCAGTATACCTATGGGATGCCAGTGATGGTGCCGGTGCGCTGTATTCGTAACTATACGCCCCCTGAGTCTATTGTGTATGACCCGTTTATGGGGAGCGGCACGACCGCAATCGCGGCGCGAGACACCGGTCGGTGCTATCTGGGTACAGAACTCGACCCCACGGTGCATGCCCTCGCGGAAACGCGTTTGGCGCTGCATGCGGCGCGATTTCCGGACGCCTAAATAGTTCTAGAGGATATACAAGATGCCGATGTATGATTTTGAATGTACCGCATGTGGATTGGTGATTGCTGATGTCAACCTGCCGATTGCGGACCGCGATTATCCCACCACACAGCCCTGTCCACAGTGTGAGGAACTGCACACATTGGAACGCTGCGCGGCCGCACCAGCGTTAGGAGACGGCTATCGGATTGGTCGTCAAAATTTGCCATCCACATGGACAGACACCCTGAAGCGGATCAAGAGCAAACATCGACACAGCACGATTAATACCCTTGGCGGTAAACGCGAAGTTTAACTTTTCCCTATTTTTGGAGTTTTTATGTCTATTCTCTCGTCATTGTTTCAGTGGCTCTTTGGTCGTCCCGATCCCCAACCGACTCCTGAGCCTTCTATTCCTCGTGCGACGATTGCGGTAGTGGTAACCGATACCGACGGCGCGCCACTGGTGGGGGCAACCTTCCGTCTCAATGAAGAACTGCGGCGCGCCACCGATGAGAATGGTTATGCGGCGATTGAAGTCAATCAAGGCGATGTCTACTATGCAGTAGAGTGCGACAAGTATGTGGCCGTGCATAGCAAAATTTTGCTGACGCAAAACACACAGATTCCCGTGACACTTTCGCGAGAGATTCCGGTGGTCGAGCGGCCGCTGGTGGGTCGTCTCCGCATTGAGCAGAACGCCTTCGTGGATGACACCGGTACCGTGTTACCGTTGTTTGCTCATGCCGGGGATTTATTTGCGTTATGGACACGCGACCGAGATCGCGTTCGAGGACAGCTAAATTTGCTCGCACAAGCCGGGTATCACGGTGTGCGTGTCTGGACACTACTCAGTGGGTCGTATTGGGAGAAGATGCACGGCGGCCGCACCGTAAATCCCGGTAGCACCCCGAACTATTGGACGGAGTGGCGCGACTTTGTGCAAGAGTGCGTCGACCGAAAGTTGCGACTCGTCGTATCGCAAGGTGATATTGGCACTCTTGGTGATAATATGACCGACCGCAAAGCGTTTGCCGTAAAACTCGCGGAAGTGGGTCGTGCGGTTGACAGTACGGGGTATGTCTATGCGTTCTTCGATGGGGGCAACGAAGCATGGCAAACCGGCGAGCCTGACCCGGTGCGTCTCGCGCAGTTTGTGCAAGCGTATAAGAGTGCAGGAGGCACCGCACTGCTGACGCTCACCTCACCGCGCACCGAGGAAGCACATGAGCTGGATGCCTTCTCTATTGATCCCGCTGATTGCTATGATGTGCATGGCAGTCGCGACGGTCATTTTTGGGATAAGATTCGTCACATCTTTTCCATTCCCTACGAAGGCAAACCCAAGCGTAAGTTGGGAATTCAGTCAGAACCGAACGGGAGTGGCGATCTGGTGTCTGTTACCACGAACAAGCAGGAGCTGAACGATGAAGCGATTGTCGCGCTGGCGCTTCAGAGTTTGATTGCACGACAGTCCTATGTGTGGTTCTCCGGTGAAGGAGTCTCCATTGACAAGGGCTTGCAAGTGGAGAATGGTTTCTGGAACACCCCGAAGATATGCGCGTTACTACCGAAGGATGTCATGACATATACTACGCTACATCACTCTGGCAACACATGGAGTCAACTACGTATCGTTGATCAAGGCATTTCGCACGAAGTGCGTGTTGACGGCGCGCAGCACAGTGATGGTCGGTGTGTCTATCTGTTCTACGGAGAACCCGGCACACACCAGTTTCGTGCCGCTCGAAATTTCAGTGGTACCTTCTATCATCCTGCAACTGGTGATGCGACTCCCGTCAATAAGAAAGCTGGTGAGGTGTTTAACGTTTCGTGGGATCGCGCTCGACTGTTCGTCGGTCGCGTGAACTAACTGGTACAATAAAAAAAGGACGGGTAAAATGCCCGTCCTTTTTTCGTTAGATGAATCGATTGTCGTCGCCGGGGTCGATATCACTATGAAAATCCACGGGGTCAACGTCTACCCCGTGATGTCGTAAGATTTCTTCACGCGTGGCCTCGATGGAGTCTTGGGATTTTCTTCCCAATAACGCATACCCGAGGACACCCGCAAAAACAACTGCAAAAACAACGCCTCCAACTAGTTCCATACAGACCTCAGCTATACTCAAATAAGGGGTTTATCATGATCGTCATGGTGCGTGGAGCCTCCGAATGACGGGGAGTTTCGCGAGTCAAACGGCACACGATCATGTCCGCCTGATTCTTTGCCGATAAATGTTGTGACGGCCCACGCAACAAGCAACAGCCCGAGAACAATACCAACAAGTACACCGTTCATAGGATACCTCCATCTCTATTTAGAAGTGTAGTATACTAGGGTTATGACACAACAGGAATGGCATGTTCATGAATATCCGTTTTGGAATGCGGCTGACATTCCTGCGTCGACGATTACCTACGACCCTCAACCGTTGCGCGTCACCTTGAGTGAAACCTATCACGACGGGAAACGTTGGTATACGAGCGAAGGAGAACGCTATCCGTCGATTACGACACTGCTGAGTGCGACTGATGATGAAGGGCAATCGGCACTTCGTAAGTGGCGGAAACGCGTCGGGGCAGTGGAAGCGGATCGAGTCACCAAAACCGCCGCGGGAAACGGTACCCGTTGGCATGATTTCTGCGAATCCTTCATCACGGGGCAGCCTCTGTGGAAATATTTGAAAGACCCATCTGACCCACCGATGGCCGCGGCGATCGGAACGCTGCTGAATGCGCGGATTCGCACGGTATTATTGTCCGAGTCACGCATCATGTCTACGCGTCATAAAGTGGCTGGACGCATGGACATTTGTGCGGAACTGACCGATGGTCGTCTTGCGGTGATTGATTTTAAAACTGGCAAAAAACCCAAAACGGACAATCGGGTGACTAACTATGCCTTGCAAGCCACATTTTATGCGGATGCGTTGACAGAATGGTTGGGTCGTGGTACTATAGATACCATCGTGATTGTACAGTTGTGCCCGAAACTGTTGGTTTGGCAAGAATCTTCGGCTGAACTCTGGCGCCCGTTGCTAGAAGAACGCGTGGCACGGTTTGCCGAGGTACAACAGACGGTGTTGACATAAATACAGAATGTAGCTGATGAAGTAGCGTTCGGATATTTTGGACGGCGGTTCGAACCCGCCCACCTCCACCATTCAAACTTACGGGGGTGACTTGGATTCGACAGAGTATCGGCAGAAAGCTATGGAGGCTATCGTCAAGTCGCTGACGTTAAACAGAGACACTCGCAACTGACACCTATCAGTTCGCAATGGCTGCCTAGCAGCTACTTGACTCATTCATGAGTCAGGGGTTCGATGTTCCACCTTGCAACAGAAGTGATCATCACAGCGCGCCGGCTCCGCTGACCCAAAACCGGCGTTTTTCTTTTTCCAAGCGAGGAGCAATGGCACGAAAACGAGAATCGTCGATTCGGATTTGGGCGTCACGAGGGTTAGCCCTGACTCTGATTGTCATGGCCATAAGTCAAGGCATCGGGAATCGTCCGAAAAATGTATACACATTCACCCCTGTCGACCATATTGCAATTCGTCCGGCCACATTACAGCGGAGTACGCCAGAAAAAGTTAAGTCAGTGAAACGCGCAAAAGTCACGCGACCGAAGCGGGTCACGAATGAAGTGTTGTGTCTTGCCCAAAATATTTTCTTTGAATCGGCATATGAACCCGTAGCAGGCATTGAGGCGGTCGCGGCGGTAGTTTTCAACCGGATGTCGTCTGATGCGTATCCACACACTGTCTGTGGTGTCGTTTATCAAGCTGCACAATTTTCATGGACAGCCGATTATGCGAAGTGGCGTCGTGTGCCACCACAAAAATATATCGACATGGCTAAAACATTTCTTCAAAATCGTGCTATACTACGGGAGTCGTACGAAAACATCACACACTTCCATCATGTGTCAATTTCGCCGGCGTGGTCAAAGCAGTTACAACATGTAAAGACATATGGACAGCACAAATTCTACGCTCACGGTTCGTAGTTTCGGACAAATGTTCCAACACGCAGATGAACGCTTGCCGGAACAAGATGCCGAGATTACCCCGGAAGCGTTTACTAAAGTGGTGCTGACCGTTGTGCAACGGTACCAGATATCGCACTTCGAGGCGATTCTGGAACTCTGTGAATATTACCAGCGGGATTACGAATCCGTAAAGCCGCTATTGACCCCGACCTTAAAGTTGGCACTGTTGGAAGAGATGTCTCGTCGGCGATTGTTGAAAGATAATTCGTTTCTATTGGATAAACTTGGTTAATTTGTCTATACTGTCTATATTGTCTATCTTGCTTGGAATGTCAGTGTTAAGGAGAATGAAAGAGTATGTCACCATCTCAGTTTCAGAGTCTGTTGAAGAGTAGTTCGCTGGATAAGCTCAAGGCGGCGGTCAAGAGTCAGACGAAGGAAGGCGGGGCCCGCGACGACGAAGGCTATTGGAAGCCGACCGTCGATAAGGCAGGCAATGGGTCCGCGATCATCCGGTTTCTTCCTGCGCCCCCGCCGGAGACGATTCCGTTTGTGTCGTTCTATCGTCATGCGTTTGAAGGACCGAACGGCTGGTATATCGAACTGAGTCGCACGACGATTGGAGAGTCTGATCCCGTTGGGGATTACAACTCACGCATGTGGGCGACGAAGGATGATACCCTGCGAGATCAGGTACGAAAGCAGTCACGTAAGAAGACCTATGTGGCAAACATCTATGTCGTGCAGGACAAGGGAAATCCCGAGAACGACGGTAAGGTGTTTCTGTTCCGTTTCGGTCAGAAGATTTTCGACAAGATCACGAAGGCGATTGAGCCGGAGTTCGAGGATGATCAGCCGGTTGATCCGTTCCATGTGATTGACGGGGCGAACTTCCGTCTGCGTCAGAAGAAGCAGGCGGGCTATCCCAACTATGATGATTCTGCATTTGAAGCGCCGTCACCGCTGCTGAAGGGCAACGAAACCGCGATTCTTCAGGTGCTGAACGGGCTGCGGTCGCTGACGGAGATTGTCGCACCGGAGAAGTTCAAGTCGTATGAAGAGTTGAAGAAGAAGCTTGATAAGGTGATGACATTCGATACGTCAGTATACCTGACGCCGAATGATGCCCCTGTGAGTGCCACCCGTCGTCCTGCGGTTGCGAAGCTGGATGAGGATGATGACGTGCCGGTTCCAACCTCGGCACGCCCGTGGACGCCCCCGAGTGTCAGTGATGACGACGAGGACGAAGACGACGCACGACTGCGGAAGTTTGATGATGATTAGTGCGTAAGTCGGGTGGAACTCAGCCCCGTTGGTTTCGGCCAACGGGGCTTTTTTTAGGCGTTAATCACACGACGCACAACGGGTTCCCCGTCGACTGGTGCGGGTAGTCGTCCCATCGGTTGTCCACCACCCCCGTTGTTGATGACATTGGTGCTTGAACCTCCAACAACTACACCACCTGAAGACGGAGCAGCGGAGGCAACTTGTAAGCTTGGGGTCATCGATGCACGACCTGTGGCTACCATATCACCACCAGCAGGAGCGGCTGTTATTGGGGCACCACCAGTTGAGGGAGATGCTTGTGCCATAGATGTGGTTGCACTACCAGCACCCGCTCCCCCTCCCGCACCACCGCCGGTTGAAGCTTCGGCAAATCGTGTGGGGACATTACCAGACGCAGCGTCAGGGGTGGTTGTGGGTTTACCCGAAAATCCTGCACGAACCATTGAAACAATTTTTCGCGCTCTGTTGCCTACTTGACGATACCATTTTGAATTTTCAAGACCACTTGCCGCACCTTCCGCATCTCCAGCACTAAGAGCTTTTACGGTATTGGGCCACTTTGTATACCATTTTGGTCCCATATTGAAGGTGAGGTCGATGAGCGCGCCCTTGCCCGTAGAATTCATTTTGTTGAAGCCGGGAATTTTTGCTGCGGCTGTGGCATGATGTTCATAATCTTTTTTGAACATGCTCATGACTTCCGCTTGTGAAAATTCGCGGTTCATTTCAGGGGGGAGCGTTTTTCCATCACCGATGAGATGCCCCACACCAACGGTCCACAGTCCGAGAGAATCTTTATAGGGTCGTGTCCGCACGCCCTCATGCTGCATAATCATTTTCATGTTTTCATCAACACTCCCCAATGATTCAGCAGCCGGGCCCGTGGGTGCAGGCGTCGGTGTTGCAGACGGTGGTGGAGGTGCTGGAGGCGTTGGTGCTGCTGCTGGTGCTGCCGAAGGTGTTGGGGCTGGTGGAGCTGGTGGTGGAGAAGACGGAGTGCCAGTAGATGTAGGTGCCGCAGATGATGCAGCCTTTTCAGGTGCGGCCGCCGGTGCTGCGGTCAATCGAGGATCGCCTTCTTCTAGGAGAACAGGTTTTCCACCTTCATTAATAACACGGGCTTGTTTCGAAAGGGTCATGCCTTTTGATTGTTCATAGGCACGAATACGTTTTGAAATTTCAGTAACTGAACCTGTTTGATCGAGTCCGTATTCTTTAGCTTTCTTGTAAACACTTCCGACAAGGGCTGGACCTGCGTTGATGGCTTTAAATGTAGCGGCTGTGGCCGCCACACCAGCCAATCCACCACCTAAAAATGCTGCGGTAGCTCCTGCTCCAGCGGGCAAAATATTTGACAAAAGACTTGAAAGTCCACCTTTGAGAGCTGAAAATGCACCAGAAAGAGTCGAACCAAGAGACGAAAGTGCGGTACTTAAGGTACTCCCAAGCGTAGAAATCATTCCAAAAAGTTTACCACCAAGTTCGGTCATCCAATTAGGAAGTAAGCCTTTGATAAAGTCTGCAACTCCGACAAATCCACCAAGTAAGGTTTCCAGAAATCCTTTTTGTTTTTTTTCTTCCTTGCCATCATCAGCTTTTTCTTTAGTCATCTTGACCGCAGAGCTAGTTTCAAATGTTGATTCTTCCGCCTGCCGTTGTTGAAGGTCAAACTGCTTACTAAACAGTTCAACCATACCTTTCATCGACGCGTCAATGCTTTCTAATGTGGTGGTTTGTTTTGCAAGAATGCCTGCAATACCTCCACCACCACCCTCCCCATCACCAAGAGCAAATCCTCCATCGCCTCCAGCAGACGATGACAACGCTTTTGCTGATGGTCGTGTTCCTGCTCGACCTTCTTTGGTTGCGGTAGGAGCAGTCGCTTCGTCTAATGCGGCAAACGATTTTTTTCCTCGCTCCATTGATGCTTGCCGGCGCGATTCTTCAATTTCGACGGTTTTTTTCTTGTTTGGTCGGTTGCTAGCGGCAAATACAGCTAATGCTACTAGGGGGTTGTCGGTCGCTGCCCCTGCGAGGAACGATTGAACAACGCCACTGCCGGCAAGAGCTTTTGTTTTTGCCGCAACACGACCAATAACACTGATGCGAGATTTTAACGCATCTTGTGCTTCTCCGATAATTTTTAGAAGAGGGTCTTTTTCTTCGTCACTTAATGCAATTTCTGATCGAAGAGATGAACTGATATCTTCCAACGTAGGAAGCAGTTCTCGCTTAATAATATCCGTTGATGCTTCGGCGGAGCCATAATAAATCTCAGCAATCTGATTGTAATATAACTCAACCAGTGATTGCTTTTCACCCGAAGAACTAATTAAAGTTCCTTCAACTTGCTTCTCGAACGGGGCAATAGTCTTTTTTAGAGCCATTGCTTTTTTATCCGATAGCTCTTTTGTGACATTCAGAAATGTCTTAGCCATCTCAGATTGAACTGCTTCGGGCTTGTAAAACTGCTCCACGAAGGATATTTTTTTTGAAGGATTGCGATTTTCTGCCATATGCGCCTATTTATCGTGTGGTCTGCCTCTTTGTCTCCTCATTCTTTTTCTCGACCCACTGACGCAAGAGGATGATGTAAATGTCCCGTTCAAACGGCACCATGTTCTGAATGTCTGTCCACGACCAGTGGTGGTCTTGCATCAGCACAAAGTTCGTTTGAAAGTGATTGCCTAACGTATCATACTGAAACCCTAGCCTAAAAAATCCGACATGCCCTGTAACCGGATGCTGTGTTCGAACGCACATTTTTCACATGTGTATGATGTTTCTACATACACGGTCGGCATCTCAGCCACAAACTGGGTAATCTTCTCGTAATCGGTCGAGAGCAAGCTGTTTAAAAACTCAATCTTTTGTGTTCGATTGAAGTCGTCAAACTTATACAGAGTGCCGGTATCTTTATCTTCGAGGGTATCGAATACGTCAATCAAGCTATCGACGACATCTACGGCCAGTTTGCTGCGTTCCGCGTCATCTACGGAAGCGTTAAATAATAACAGCCGTTGCACGGTATAGACAGTTGGATAGCGAAGGTTTAGTACATATCGTGGTGATACCTGTAGTGACTTCACCGGAATAGTGGTAACGAAGTCTGTCACCTTGATTTCTTGGAGATTAATGGTCACCGCCGTACGGTGCCCACATTCTTCTTCATTTACTTTATTTCGGCACACATAGTAGGGACTGATTGTTTCTCCCACACTGCGAGTGCGAAGTTGAATCAGGAGATATTCGATATCAAAGAAGGGGGCGGTTTTTGGCTCAACTTGATTGTTCGTGCAGTTACGAATCACTTGAGCAATCGCTTCGACCTGTTCGTCGTAACTTTTGCTTTGCTGTGCCATCAGTAACAGCTTTTCTTCCTTCACCAAAAATGGTCGAATCGTGATGCTTGTATTTGATGACGGGACGGTTACCGGAAATGCGTATGTATCAACTAACGGAAGTTTCATGATATACCTCACTAAAAAAACTAGACGACAGAAATAACACGATGATAGTAGTAAGCAAAAGTTACGCTCAAAGACAACGGAGCATCCGGTGATTCCCACGAAAGTTGGAGCGGCCCTAACGCAATCGGAAAAAGTTCACTAAACTTGACTAGGGTGATGACTTGCGGTTTAGAGGGAGAAGTGACATTATTTGCTGTAGGTAGAACTTCATCCGTAGGTGAGTAAATACGAATTTCTGCACTAGCGATATAGTTGTTATAATATTCGACTTCAAACACCGTTGCGTCTGAAGTAGGCATATTGCTGTCTGGTAATGAAAACTCGTTACTTCCAACACGCGGGCCCGCAATGCCTTCCATCCAACGAGAGAACAAATAATGTAAGCAACCAGCTTCGGACTGAGACGACCCCATTAGATAAAATTCTACCTCAAGGTCACTAAACTGTAACCCATATGGCATTTTTTTGGTGGGGCCCATGTAGCTAAATGGTTCATAGGTATTCAATTGTAGCGACGGAATGCTAAAATTTTTAGCGACCAATCCTCGCGATAATAACGCCAGACCTTCGGTAATTTTAGCTTTGTTGTAATCACGGGAGGTCTTTGTCGTATCAAGAATGTGACCCCCGTCGTCGACTGCACCTTGCGTGGCTTTTGCGGTATCAGGGGTGAGCGTAAATAGACCGCGCCCTTGACTGGCAAAATGTGCCGTTTTTGCAAAAAACGCGTCTGGACGAAAGGATGTAATCGACATATTACTTGTTACGAAGACTCTGGGTATACACTATATTGGATGTTGTCCGAATAAACATATCGCTCGGATACGCTATTGCCGCGGCCCACTCAATCGGGGTTATGAATATCGCACGACTTTGAATCTGCTTCATCGTGTATCGTTTCACGGTTGATTCCCAATAATAGTATTTAGTGCCGGTAGAAAGACGTTGATAAGTTGCAAGAATCCGTGTCCGCTGAGACACAGGGAGTGGTGCAATCAACGGCATTAACGCTTCAAAGAATGCAAACCGCCAGATTAACGGCAAATAGTGGAAGTTCAATCCCAAGATGCTGGTTTTGTCTTTGTCTAATACCAGTGTCAGGGGGAATCGGTCAAACTGATTTGCTTTTGCTTGATAGCGAAAGGTATAGAGAAATCCCGGCAACATTTGCGACGGAGAAACACTAAAGCTTTTTAGCGTTTGGTATTTCTGCATGACTTCGCGCTGGTCGTCGTCATCGACCCGGCCAAGCAAATAGGTCGCGGTTTTAACCCATGCGGCCACGCCTGCGGGTGTCCGCTGGTTGGCAATCGCACCAAGCTGCTTGAGTAACGGCACAAAAGTCAAGTTTGGCACATTTGGAAGGGTCTGACCGGTCAAGACTCGACGGTCGGGAGGAGCGTCGTGAAACACCCCGCGAAACGCATTACGAGGGAGTATACGATAGTTGCCTGCAAGAAACTGGGGTGCGTTCCGCAGGACGAGTGCGTCAAAGGGATCGGTCGCCATACAGTTCCTTTTCGGTAAGAATCATGAACCGCCACCCTTTATTGCGGCAAAAGGTATCGGCGGCCGCCCACTTTGCTTGGTTCTTCGCGTACTCCATCGTCTCCCGAAGCTGCCGTTGTTTTGACCGAAACCGCTTCGTTTGGGGATGTTGTGTTTGGTGCTGCGGCTTGATTTCTACCATCCAAACCTGCTGTGTGCCGTTTTTATCTTTGACATGCAAGATGAAGTCGGGGAAATACCGATGCCATTTGCCGTCACCTTGAAAGTAGTACGGGATATGTAGCTCTTCCGATGCGTATCGCAAGACATTCTCTTCACGGTCGGCCCATTGTAGGAAGTTAAATTCCCACGACGACCGATAGATGATGTTGCTCGGGTCACCCACATACTTGTGGGGGTTCCTCGGAATGAACTTCCCCTGATGATATCGTGCCATAGTCCCTATATACTAATGTCCGTTTCCTATTTAGATACCAATATGGCCGATAACTTTTATTCATACGACGACCCGTCAAGAGATCCGCTTACGGTATTCGGGACAGATTGTGTCAAGTTTCCGACCAATCTGTCAAAGCTTGGTATCCCGTATGTGTTGTTTGGTCCATATGAACGCAATCGAATAGTTTCTATCGGTGGTTCTTCAGGGACACCGACTTCATTACTAGACGGATTGCCCGGACCTCGACGCACGATTGCACTTCCTATCCCATCGTCCGCGTTATCAACCACATTTTCTGTGGGATATCGTGACGCATCATTAGGTGGTGCTGTAGGTTCGTTAGCGGTAGGTGGAAAAAACATTCTTGAAGAAGCCAACAAATTAAAAAATGCGGTACAAAATGCGGACGGATGGATTGATAAAGTAAAAGCTACTGTTGGTGGGCTTGCTGGTATTGCGGGTGAAGCCGGTTCGACCCTCGTTGATGCAGGCACAACAGGGGCATTACAAGGGTTAGGCGGAATCAGCGAAACATTTAAAGATGCGGCAACACTAGCAATGAATAAAACGGTGAACCCGTTTACCGAAGTGTTATATGAAAATGTGCCATTTCGCGAACACACTTTTGTGTACACATTTCAACCAAAGTCATTGCACGAATCTCAAACAATAGATAAGATTCTTCAATACTTCAAGTTTTACATGCTACCCGAGTTTACGTCTACACTAGCTGGACAGTTTGGAACATGGTTAAAGTTTCCGTTAGAATGGCAAATTATTTATTCGATTGCAGACACCACATTCACACTGTTGCCTTCAGTGCTGACAAGTATGCAAGTGAATTATGCAGACGGAGTAGACTCTCCAAAGTTGTTTAAAACTGTAGGAAACGATGTCAAACGATATCCAACAAAAATTGATGTGTCTATGACATTCAAAGAAGTGTCATTTTTAACACGAAATCAAATTGTGATTGAAAACCCAGTTACCGTAGAGGGAACATTAGAAAATGCTGGAGTGTTTGATACAATTACAAAAAATAGAACTCGTTATCGATTCTAGCCATGAATTATTTTACTCGTCTTCCACGCATTCCTTATACCGCGACTGAATATACGGACGACACTGGTCTGCCTGTCAATCGCACGGTGCCAGATATGACCGTGCGATTTCAACTGCAAAGTTTGGCTACGGGGTCGGAGTCGATTCCATTTGTTACCTATCGGGTACAAGAGTCGGAACGCGCAGATACAGTGGCGGCAAAGTTTTATGGCAGCACCCAGTATGTGTGGTTAATTTTGTTAGCCAACAATATGCGTGATTGGTATGATTGGCCGATGTCAAACGAAGAATTTGAAAACTACATCGCAAAAAAATACGAAAGTAGCGCAGGTGCCTTAGATGGTGTTGCTCGTAGCCAGAATGAAGTAACTCCGTTGCCTGACACCCAATACATCCAACTTATTGATGGGGAACGGTACTTTGTCAATCGGGAAACATATTTGAGTTTAGGTACCGCCGTACGCGAAATTAAAACTGTCTACGAGCAAGAAGAAGAAGCAAACGATACTCGACGAGAAATCAAGATTGTCGAACCGCGTATTGTGCCTTCAATAGAAAATCAGTTAGACGCATTACTGCGAGCATAAACTATGTCTGGTGGAATGAGTTCTCCGTTTGCTCTTAAAGATGTTGAGTTACTGGAATGTGACTTAAAAACGCCGACTCTCGGTGATCTAACGGCACGAAATATTACTGCAAAACAAGCTGCGGTATTTCGTGATGCGCGGAACTACATGACCTCCTTGAACATTTATGAAAGTGTGTTTAACCCCACACTGACGGGAGAGTTGCGCGTTCAAGATGACATGAACTTGTCGAGTGTTGTGCCTCTTATGGGCATAGAAAATCTTTCGGTCAAGTTTCGTGTATTCAACCCTCGCACAGGAACGTATCGATACTATCCCTATCAAGCCGCAACCAGCACTAGTGCAGTGTTAAACTTTGCCGTATACAATCAAACGGAGCGCATTCCCCAATCACAAGGGTCAGAAACCTATCGTCTTGGTCTTGCGAGTCCCGAACTGCTAAAGTCTAGCGAAAAACGGTTTTCTCGGGTGTTCAAGAACTTGCGCGTCGAGCAAGTTATCAACACAGTGCTGTCTGAATATATTGGCACCACAAAACCGTACGGTACCACTACCGCTCCTGACGGTCGACCGTATTTTGAACCTACATTCAGTGCAGACGCAAAACCGTTTGGATTTGTAGCCCCGTATATTACCCCGCTGAATGCGATTAAGTTAGCGACATTGCAAGCATACACCCCAGACAATCGCGCAAACTTTTTTTTCTATGAAACGTTAGATGGGTTCTATTTCCGGTCACTACAAGAGATGGTGAAACAAGGCCGCAAGAAGTGGAACGAGAATCCCGTTTATGTGCGTCGTCAAGCTGGTGGTTTAGCACCGACTCGTGCGGGAGATCGTTATATTGCCGCAGAACAAATCGATATCGTCAATAACTTTGATTTCTTATATGGCTTGAGTGAAGGATATTTTTCGTCGGCGACTATCGGGGTTGATGTGTTAGCAGGACAGTATCGCGTGACCACAACATCAGTAAACGATAATCTGTTTAAGAGTCGCGAGCGGTTGAATGCGCGACCACTATATCCGCCTGAGTTTGCTACGGTTGCACACCCAACCGCCCGAGTATTTGTGGTACCCACGACCAGCATTAGCGCCGGCAACGATACTTCGCCGTTTCCACGGGAGCATCGTCCGGCGGAAAACTTTATTGAGCAAACTTTAGCGGTACGAAATCGTGAGTTGCTCGAACTGCAAATGTTTACCGTGCGGGTAAAGGTGGCTGGTGCCCCAAATCTGAATGTGGGGTCGGTTGTGCATATTGAGATTCCCAATGTCTTGAATAATGACACCACGACGGGCGGATTTGCTGATTTGCGATCGGGATTGTATATTATTTTAGCGGTCAAACATACCATCATAAATATGGGAAATGACGCATATCAGTATGAAACAACTTTTGAAGCGTGTTCGGATTCTATTGCGTAAAGGTGTTGTATGTCGTTAAATGCTTTTGGCACACCATCCGCGCACGATTTCATGGGCAAGAATGGATTCGTCTGGTGGATTGGTGTCGTCGAAGATAACAAAGACCCCTTAAAGCTTGGCCGGGCGCGCGTCCGAATCTTCGGATTTCACAACGAGTCCGCACAGACTACTACCAGCGAGAGTGCGGCGACGGGTATTGCAACTGACGATCTTCCGTGGGCCTTAGCCATGGCACCATTAGGAAACTCGGGATGCCCGAAGTCGCCGCCGATTGCGTCGTGGGTCTTGGGATTTTTCTTGGACGGACAGCTCGCACAACAACCGGTCATGCTCGGAGTGTTGCCGGGGTATCGGTATCAGAACCCTCTTGCTCCGGCATCTAGTCCGCCGTTTCCGACATAAGCACGAAAGGTAGAGTATGTTTTTAGGCGCTGGTGCTAATATCCTACGGGTATTTCGAAAAGCGAAGAACGACCCGATTCGTGGCGCGGCCGCCCCAACGATTACGGAACTGCCTCCATCATACGCCGCAGAGTACCCCTACAACAATGTGACCGCGACGGAATCTGGTCATCTGTTTGAGATGGATGATACGCCGGGCGCCGAACGCATACAGGTTTATCATCGTACGGGTTCTCACATCGAACTGCGTCCTGATGGAGCGGTGAAGTATGTCTCAAAATCAAAACGGCAAGATGTGACGGTGGCCGACCATGAGATTATTGTCAACGGTGACTATAAAATCACGGTGTCCGGTGGAGCAAACATTTATGTCCGTAACGGAGCCTTTGAGATTCAAGCCGATAACGGCTTAGCCATCAATGTCAAGGGTGAGTTAAAGATGCGCGGGGATAATATTTTCATGCGCGCCGACAATAAGATTTCGCTCGCCGCTCCGAAGGTGGATATTGGCGGAGTCGGGGCGAACGCAACGACACCGTTCTTATCGTTACCAACGGGGATTGTGCCTATCTTTGGGGTGTTGGTGCCGCGCGTGACGGGAGTGTTCCCGAGTTCACCGGGGTCGATTAGTACGCTTGCGGGATTATTATCTGCGGTGTCTACGATCAGTTCGTATGCGCGAAATGTCGGGAAGAGCCTACAATTTGCAAAATCACTAACGGATGCTAAAGGCATGCCGTTGGTGCCAGAAGTGGCCCCACCGGAAGAAATTCCCGTGTCGAATCCGCAAGTGTATAACGGAAAGTCGGTGGAACGCATTGAGTTCCGTGACCGTCAGTTTGACACCCCGGAAGATGTGCAAAACAGCGAAGCGTATACAGCACATCAGAATCTGTCGGAAGAAATTGGTGATTTCACCTCTGCAACCAAAGCTCTTCCCGGTCAACAAAGCACAATATATGTGGATACGGAACCGCCGGGTGAAGAACCACCGCCGGCCACCTCCTATCCATTTGCAAGCGGCGGTACCGTACGCTTTGAGCAAGGCAACACGGTGGTGGTTGGCACCAACACCAAGTTTACCGAAGATGTTGCTGTTGGAATGTATTTGACCTTCCCGTCACCGCCGTTTGTGAGTGCGCCATTTCCACAGGGATTCCCTCGGATTGCATCGATTGCGAATGACACGCTAATGGTTATTACGGAACCGTATGGTTATCCTACCGTTACTAGTGTGGTACCGTATGTATTCCGGTATCGGGCATTTGCAGAATACGCGGACAAGAAAGTCTTTACGCTTACTGACCAGTTAGGCAGTAGCACACTAACTCTCGCTTCTCTGATGCAAAACTATATTCCACCGATTATCGAACCCGAAGAGTTTGCCATCCCTGTTGACGCGGTAGTAGACAATACGACATCAGGGCCCGGCGGTAGTACTGGAGGGGGAGGAGGAACACCCCCCGGACCACCCCCAGAAGGATGGAACGATCCTCCGTTGATCTAAGGATATAATATGTCACGCGCATTTAAAGATTTACGTTCGGATGCTGAACTCCTTGCGAGTAGCCGGCCCCCAAAAGAGATTAAGGTTAATCTTCAGAACCCCATATCTGCAAAGCTTTTAGGGGCCGTGCAACGAACAAAGAGTTTGATTAGTAAGATGAAAAGTGCTGCTACGACGGTGGGAGCTGCCGTTGCAACCGGTGGCAGTAGTGTGTTAGCACAACAGATTGGGCAATATGCACTGAAGGCGGCTGCGGCCAAAGCATTAGCCGTCGCTTCTAAACGCACACAAGCGGCGATGGAAGGGAAAGTGGGAAAAGCTGCGGGCGCGATTGGACGCGGTGCGCTCGGGAGTGTCTCGAAGCTTGCTGGTGCGATGGGTCTTGGTGTCAGTATCGTCGAAGAAACGAACTTGACGAAGCTGCGTCGACCATTCCCTGAAGGATTGTCGGTCAATCCGTCACAAGCGGCCAAACAACTTTCAGAAACGGCGGCCAAAGCAGCCCTCACGGGATTGTTGTCCGCACCGCTAGGAAAAGGCATTCCGCCTGTCTCAACGATTTTTCGCACAAAGAAAGAAATCGAGAGCAGCAAGCGGTTTTGGGATGTGACTAAAGTCGAAACTGGGCAACTGGGAACTACAACACTACCCGCGCCGAATCCGGTACCGACGAGTAATGAACCCACAAGTGTCTTGATAAACCAACATGGTCTACTACAGGATGAGATTTTTTATCGGCTGGTGTTGATTGCGGAAAACATTTACGAACCGCTGGCTGGATATGCACGACGACAAAATTGGGGCACCCCACGCATTCTTGAAGGATTCCGAAGCGAGAACAGCAGCACCAGCCCGCATGAGCGCGGCGAAGCGATTGATCTCACGATAGGTGATGGGAGTTTAGCTGAGGCTCCGAAGCTGTTTCAACTTGCGCGGTGGGCAAAAAACAACCTAGTGTTTGACCAATTGATCCTATCGCACAGCTTGGTGCCAGTAGGAAAAGGACAAGCATGGTTGCATATTACCTTTACCCCCGAAAGTCGTCGACGACTGGTGATGACTAAAACCTTCAATGATGAGTTTCTAGAAGGCCTGATTGTGCATCAACCCTATGCACCGGGTGCTGAAACGGCGGCTTTAAATGCATTGATCGCAGACGCTAATTTGGCGTCACAATATATTGACCGCCTCGCGTCTCGGCAACAACGACTCAATCCGATTGGTGTAAATACCGAAGAGGGGTTCACTGGCGAATACGGAGCGGGTGGAGAAGATTGCCGATCGTTGGTTGACCCGTGGGGTCAGAAATACAACCCGTCGGCTATTCGTTCTGCCTACTACGGATCTGTGGGTTCCGCGTTCGATGCGGCGGTTAAAGAGAATCCTGATTTGTTTGAAGCTGTCAAAACTTCAGCATTCCGTGACAATATGGGACCGCATCGCGAGTTTCTTGCGGCAGTGGTGCGAAATGTTAACGATCCAAAGGTGGGGATTGTTGGGATTCGTGGAAATGCAAGCGATGCATCTGGTGATGCAATTGCGATTCTTGATCCGACCGGTGGTCCTCAAGGACAAGGAACCGACAAATGGGATGCAGATAAACGTATATGCGTCATTGATATTATTGGTGGTGCCGGGTCATCGGGGGCGTCCTTTGCGTGGATTGACCATACCTGTCCCGGACAGGATGACAGCATCAATCCGGTGTTTATTGCCGCGTAGGATACGGTTTTCTATTCCAGCTAAATACAGCTACCATGGCAGTATACAGCGACCTAGACATTTCCTTCGTGAAAGACCCGGTGTCTCGCGACATTCCTGTCTTGACGGAGGAAGAGGCCGTCAAGCAGTCCGTAATGAATTTATTGTATACGAATTTTTATGAGCGTCCCTTTCAGCCGGCGTTGGGAAATTCCATCATGTTGCGGTTATTTGAACCGTATGACGATATTACGGAGTTTGTGTTAGCAAATGATATTCGGAATGTGATTCGTCAGTTTGAACCTCGCGCCACGGTCAAATTTGTGGATGTCTACAAGAATCGTGGTCCGCAGAATGAGATGCTGGACGAACATGCCATTTTGATTGAAGTCGGGTTTATTGTTCAAAACATTCCCCAGATTCAAACCACACGACTGGTCTTGAAGCGGGTGCGGTAAGCAACTATGCCACTACCTTCCGAAATTCAAATTGTCCCACTGGACTTTGATACCATTCGTGCTGACCTCAAGCGGTTTTTACAAAGTCAGACGCTACTGCAAGATTATAACTATGAGGGATCAGCCATCAGCACGATTCTGGATGTGTTGGCATATGATGCTTACTACCATGGCTGGTATACCAATTTTGCAATTAACGAAGTCTTCCTGCAAACCGCCCAGATTCGAAACTCGGTGGTGGCTGCCGCGCGTCAGCTAGGCTACGTCCCGCGTTCTATTTCAAGTGCAACTGCGATTGTCGATGTAACCTTGAATGGTGTCGACACGACAGAGGTTACGGTAGAACTTCCCCGCTATACGAAGTTCTCATCAACGACGGGTAATCAAACGCTGACTTTTTATACGATTGATGACGCCGAACAGGAAACATTTGCGGCAAACACCGTGACGTTCATCGGGGCCGAGCTATACGAAGGTATTAAGCTGACCCAAACTTTTACCGTTGCGTCGGGAGACATTCAAGCCTCTGGGGTAAAGTTGACCCTCCCCAACGAAACAATTGATACCCGCACCATCACGATTTCGGTGAAGCCTGACGCAAATAGCACAACCTCGTTCATTTATGACCGTGCAACATCAGCCGTCGTGGTTGGTCCGACTACAAATGTTTACTTCCTGTTTGAAAACAATGATGGCACTTACGATATTCAATTCGGAGACGGCCGTCTTGGTCGCAACCTAACAGTCGGGCAACAAGTGGTTGCGGATTATCTGATTTCTGGTGGGACGCGCGGGAACGGGGCTAACACCTTCTCGTTCGCCGATACCGTGGGAAATCTCGTCGTCAATACCACCGGCGTGACGGTGGCCACCGTGCTGAACAACATCAACGTACCGGCGTACGGTGGAGATGTTCGCGAATCGATTGATAGTATCAAAAAGAATGCTCCGGCGATTTATCAGGTACAGGGTCGTATTGTGACCCCAGAAGATGCCAGAACAGTACTGCTCACCGAGTATAGCGGCATCGAATCGGTATCCATCTGGGGCGGTGAAGATAACGATCCTCCGGTATATGGGAAGATGTTTATCGCCCTGAAACCGTTCAACGGTGATAAGTTCGGAGATACGCAAAAGAACTCGATTCTCGACCATGTATTGCGTCCAAAATCGTTGCCGATTCTTGGATATGAATTTGTTGACCCCGACTACATCTATGTCGCGGTTGATGTTGAGGCTAAGTATACTCCCGCGTTAACCTCACGCAATACCTCTGAACTTGCCGCTTTAATCAGTAATGCAATTGTCGGGTATGGGCAGATTACCGTGGGTCAGTTTGGTTCCATTTTCCGATACTCACAGGTATCAAAGCTTATCGACAGTGCAGAACAAAGCATTCAAAGTAATATCACTGCGGTAAAAATGGAAAAACGCTTTCGGGTGGTCGCGACTACTGGGTCATACACTTTAGAATTTTCTAACCCTGTTTTTGAAGCAACTGACGCAAATCAATTGGTGACCGTCACAAGTCGAGTAGGCACACAACGATTCTCGCATGCAGATACGACAGGATTCGTGTATTCTGGATGTTTTATTGAAAATCATGCAAATGTGATTAATGTATATCGCGATGATCCTGCTACCGGTAAAACCTTAGTCAAGAGTGGTGTTGGTACGGTAAATTTTGCCACGGGAGCGGTGTCTCTGACACACTTCTATCCGACAAATATTACGACAAATTTTATCGGGGAAGTACGCGTACAGGCGATTCCAAATACAACGGACATTATCGCACGTCGGTCACAGATTGTGCGGATTCCTGCGGAGAGTGTGAGTGTACGAGTGCTACCTGATCTGTTAGACCGTCGCGGCACCACAGCGGGTCGCATCATCAACGGCGCAATCGTGTTCTAAGGGATCGTTCATGGCGCATTACGCACAAGACGTTCACCACCGAACTTCAACTCGACTCGGGGAAATTGTCCCGCAGTTTATTCAGGCTCAATATCCGCAATTTTTTGCTTTTCTTAAAGCATATTTTCAATTTCTTGAGCAAAACGACGAAAATCCTATTGAGTCCGTCTATGTTGCCCAGCAAGGGGTGCTTACGGTTCTCTCGGGAAATTCGACGGTAGTTGGCTCAAATACCACATTTACGTTAGTTGATCGCGGAGTCGAGACAGACTCCACTTTAGTGCAGTATGACCGCATTAAGGTTGGGCAAGAATTTTTTACGGTTCGAAGTGTAACGAACAGTACGTCGTTATTGTTGTATGATGTGCCAGAACGCACGTATTATGGCAATACTTATTCGGTTGAAACGCAAAAGTCCGTGCGGCAAGCGGCGGGCGCACTACGCCAAATTTTAGATTTTCATGAATACGAAGCTACGATTGCAGATTTCATTTCGTATTTTCAAGATACGTATTTGCGAGAGTTTCCGCAAGAAGGGGCGGATGCCGCTGGATTAATCCCAAAAATTCTGAGCTTTTATCAAGCGCGTGGTAGTGAAGATTCCTATCGGTTCTTATTCCGGGCATTGTTTGGAAGAGAAATCACGATTCGCTATCCCCGCGAATATACATTTACGGCGTCAGATGCGACGTATGACCGCTCGACCATTTTAAAGGTAGACTCGACGCCTCCGCGTTTGATTTATCGTGTAACCACCAGCGCGTCGTCGAATACCTTTAGTAACGGAGAAATTCTTGACACCGCCGCTGGTGATTTTGCCACTGTTTATCAAACTGTTAATAGCACAGCGGTGGATGTGTATGCCATTTATGGAAGTTTGACAACTGGTGAGGTTTTAACGGGTAACACCACTGGCTATACTCGCACGATTACGGTCAACGCAACATCAACCGGTTCCTATACCACGGGATTAACTTTTGGTGGAATAGCAACAGGTAATGTGTATGCGCTAGAATCGCGTGAGATTGTGGGATTGACCAGTAATGTGCGCGCCCGCGTTGCACAAGTGCGTGAAGAAATTGAAGGACGCAATACTATTCTGTCCTTAAATCTTGATGATGTTATTACAAATGATATTCCGTTTAATCTTATCTTAGATGTCGACGAACCCGGTCGTGCGGTTACGCGCACCGAAACTTTTGCGATTAACACCAGCAGCACGACAATGGTGGCCTCTGGAAATGTGGCGTTGTTGGTAGCCGCAGGACAGTCGTTCTATATCGCCAATGGTAGCGTGAGCGCGGTGCGCGTCACAGTAGCGAATGTGGCAACTAATGGCACACACATTACTCTCACCGCAACGCCTTCCACAGAAGTTACTCGCGGTACTGCATATCAGGTAACCACAGAAGGTGGCTATCTGATGTCGACAGTGTTTGGTGTGCCCCCGACGCAGGTAGAGACACAAATCTATACACAACCGTTTGTCCAAGAGCAAAAACCCGGCACAAATTTTGAGGTGGGTGAACGCGTCAGTACACTGCCCCTAGAAGACCCCCTGCGAATTCAAGCAACCGTAACGGGCGCAGTCGCCGGGTTCCTAGTTAATAGTGGTGGTAGCAATTATAAAGTCGGTGATTTGGTGTATGTGCCCAATACCCCGCCAACGATTAACGGATATGGAGCCATCGGTCGAGTTACGGGGTTATCTTCGTCAGAAATCTCAATCATCAATATTGATACGCCCGGTGAAGGGTACTATGCCGGTATCCCGGTCATTGTAGACAACACCGGCACGGGTGGGTCTGGTCTTGAAGCGTATGTTTCTGACATTACAGCGGGTCAGATTCTTACCGAAGCGGGCGATACTATTTACTTTACCGTGAACAATCCTGTATTCCCGACGATTCCCCTTGAATATAAATCAGGGTTAGAGAGTACAGATTACTTTATTAGTGGTATTTCTCTTCTTGACGTCTTATCGTGGCGATTAGCAGTTGATGACGAACTCCTTAGCGGCGACACCATTGCCGCCGAAGGGTTGACGCTAGTCACCACAATTACCTCGACCAACAATTTCACGGTAGGGGAAACAATCACGGCGGGTAGTGGGGGCACCGGAACACTGCACTCCACTATCAACAGCACCGCATTGGTGCTTGAAGGCTCCACCGGCACCTTTACCGCAAATACCACCTTGACCGGTGGAACCTCTGCACAAACGCGTGTGCAATCGGGGAATACTTCGTCCGTTACTTTAGGGCAGGAACCTCCGACGATTGGGGCCACCGATTGGAGTATGGGGGCCACGGGAAGTGGATTATACGAAGCTGACTTAGCCTCGATTATCGAGCCGATTCTACTCGCAACGACTGTGGTGCCAATTTATATCAATGGTGTCCGAACCGCAATCGGTGAAGTAGACGATATTCTTGTTACTGGTGTGGGTCGCGGATACATTTTGGGAAGCCCCGTTGTTACATTGCCAGTGCCAAATCAACCGCAATTTTCAAACGGGTCGTATGTCTCCCGGTCGGTTTATCCGTACGAAGCGGCCGAGCTATCGACGCAAGCGAGCAACGGCGTCATCGGGTCACTTGAAGTGGTGTCTGGCGGATCAGGGTACATCTCTGCGGCAACCTTCACGGTAAACAGCACGACCTCATCCAGCGCATCCGGAAATAACGCACAACTTCAATTAGTGTTGGGTGGAACCGTCACCAGCACACCTCGATTTAAGACCACTCAAAGTTTTGCATCCGCCGACCAATACATGCAGGATGCGTCGACGTATCAACCGTTTGCGTATGTGTTGTCTGTCGAAGAAGATTACACGCGATATGCGGATGCGGTGAAACGATTTGTGCATCCGGCTGGTGCAAAGCTTATCCCGAATCAAAGCATTACGGTTAATTTAAATGCTGGCATTCAAGAAATTGAAACATTCCGTAATGCAGACTTAGACTTTGAAGTGACGTCGGTTATTATTACGGTTAGCGCACCTGCGGTTAAGCCCAACCGGGCAATTGTTATTACAACGGCCACAGTCACTCGCACAGCACCGGCCCCGCTGGTGCATTTAGTTATTCCTGCGGGCCCAAATAGTGTTGCAGAATCTGCAATTGAAACAATAAGTGCGCCGACCGCGACGCGAAGTGCGACTATTGAACCCCTTGCAGGGGCGCTCAGTATTACGATTAGCGTAGATGCGATTGTGGTAGGGTTGTTCATTGGGGTTAATAATAATCCCGCAATTGCTGAATACGGTAACGATCCCATCAATATCCACGGAGATGAAGTTGCCGCGTCAACGGCCGATTCGAAGCCACGCATTGTGGACATTGTTGTCCCGACCGCGACGGTTGTTTAAAGTGACAATAAATAGAATGATGTAGAGGACATACAGACATGCCTTCAATTGTTACACGCAAGTATCGGGTTAAAAACGCCAAAGAATTTGTGGAAGCTCTTTCAACCGCAGAAGGAGATAATTTCTACTTGTTTATTGGTCGTTCCGTGCCATGGTCAAGTTCCGCAGACACCAATTTTGCGGCAATTTCTACCCCGTCTGACACGGTAAAAGAAACTACCTTTGATTACTGGCGTGACATGATTGCGCTGGTGCGTTTGACACCAAATAACGTGTATCAGGTCGCGCCGCGACATGATTGGGCGAATGCAGCAATTTACAACATGTATGATCATCGATCAAATACGACGGTCATGTATGCGAATGCAACTAGTCCATTTTATGTACTGAACAGTAACAACGAAGTCTTCAAGTGTTTGTATAACGGGCGCTACCCTGACGGCAATTCTACCAGCATCGCAGAACCATCCACGGAAGGGTTGGAAGATGTGACCAAGTTGGTTACGACCGCAGGGACACCTTATTCCTATACATGGAAATATTTGTATAAGATTGATGGCGATTTAGTCACAAAGTATTTGACACCGGAATACATTCCGGTTAAAACCGTGGCCGGCACATTAGAAACCAACAACACCAGCCCAAACTTTGGGGATGTGTACGACGACGGTTCAGACCAATACACCGTGTTCAACGACGCGCGGTTCAGCAACGGTGCAATCTACACGGTAGTTGTTGAAGAAGGTGGAAGCGGGTACAGTCAAGGTACACAGGTAACTATTACGGGTGATGGTACCGGCGCACAAGGCGTCGCGGTTGTGGACGCCGGGTCTATTAAACAGGTTAACATGGTGTTGCGTGGCAGTAACTATAGCTACGCAAACGTCACCTTTGTTGATGGTGTGGGTGGTGGAACCGGTGCTTCCGCGGCCGCCATTATTTCTCCGCGTAATAGTTTCACAAACACGACCGGGACTCATTATATCACAAACCATGGCATCAACATTGAACATGAATTATCAGGGTCTGCGGTCATGGTTTATTCCACGTTAGATTCCACGGGTATTTCGGGAGAGTTACCTCTTGCGGTGAGCTATCGTCGCGTAGGTATTGTTCGGAATCCCCAACTCTATGGCACCAGCACTATTGCCACCGGCGATGAATATGTTCAGATGTGGGAACTGGGTATTTCAAATACAACAGGGTTGTTCACTACGAATGAGCTGGTCTTCCAAGATAAAGGTGCCAATGGGGTGGCCTATGGGGTGGTCACCGAATCCCAAGCAACCAAAGTGAAGCTCACCCATGTTTATGGCACTTTTGTAACGGGTATAAATATCTCGGGAATTGGAAATGGAAATGCGACAGGACAAATTGCCGGAGCAACGACGGTTCCAGCAACCCCCGAAGCGTTTACTCCGATTGTTCCCGCATCTGGTTCGCAAGCCGCGGTAGAATCGGTGTCCGCACCAGACATTACACCGTTCTCTGGAGATATTCTGGTGGTTGACCACAAAGCCCCTGTATATCGTGATCCTGCTCAGATTGAAACCATTCGGTTTGTGCTGTCCTTTTAGCGTATAGGAACAAAGTATGCCTCTCTCTAACACCACGAATGAAACAATTGCCGGTCAACCGTATTGGGATGATTTCGAGAAATCCAAGCGATTTCATCGAATCCTTGTTCAAACCAAACGACCGGTACAGGTTCGCGAACTGAATCAAATTCAGTCGATGCTCCAAAATCAAGTGGAGCAACTCGCGACCTCGTTGTATACCGAGGGGCGTGCGCTGGTCGGTGGTGAACAAACCTATGCGAATAATGTGACCGCATTACAGCTCGTCAAGGACTCGACGGTCAATATTGCGAACTTCTACAACGCGAATACGGGTATCGGAGGTATTGTTCGTGGCGGCACCAGCGGTGCAGAAGGCCGCGTCGTGCAAGTCGCGCAGCAGTCAAGCGAAACCTACTCGGCGATTATTATCGCCCCGATGAATGACAAGAGTTTTGCAGGGGACGAGCAACTCAGCATCGTTGTCGGCACCACGACCTATACGATGACTGCCGCTCCCAGTGCAGTAGTAACTCGTGACGCGGCGGTATTCAGTGTTCGTGCTGGTACCTACTATCTGTTGGGGCACGCAGTTGATGTTCCACAACAAACAGTGGTGGTTAGTTCGTCGACGAATCAACCTCGGGCGCGTATCGGCTTTGAAATGTCCGAGGACTTCATTACTTCGTTGGATGACAGTAGCTTGTTAGATCCGGCGTTAAACTCGTCAAACTACGCGGCTCCCGGCGCCGACCGGTTGAAGTTGACTGCGACGCTCGCGACCCGCACGATTGATGCCAATAACTCAACGCAGGTCGAACAGAATGCAAGTGAAAACTTCATTGAAATTGCGCGTGTCGGCGATTTAGAAGTTCGTAATCAAGCGACAACCGAACCCATTACTGAAGATGTTCTTGCGCGTCGTACCTTCGACGAATCCGGTAGTTATGTGGTGCGCCCATTTGTCTTAACGGCGAAAGACCACAATCCCCCGACCAACCTACCAAGCGGCATCGGAACGCTGACCGGTAACGCAAACAGCACTCTGATTGTCAACGCGTCTCCGACCAACTTTAGTGGAGCATTAGTTTCAAACTCTAGCTTCACGCCCGTAAATGCCACTGCGTATACTTTCTATACTGGATTACAAGCGGGTGATGTGTTGGTGGTAAATGGTGAAAAGCGCGCCATTACCGCCGTTGACGGGTCGTATGCATCGCAAAGTTTGACTGTTAACAACGCGTTTTCTGTCGGATTTACCAATAGCACCTACGGATTCATCTCCAATGATTTGATGAATCTGGAACTGAGTGCAGGCAAGGCGTATGTGCGCGGGTATGAGTTTGAAACGCTGGGCACTACGAAGTTGGTGGTGCCACGCCCACGCACGACACAGAATATCGACAACGGATTAATCAGCACTTATTTTGGGCCGTTTGTGGGCGTCAAACGCGGAAACGGCATGTTTGATTTGACTACGACGCAGAAGGTAGATTTACACTGCGTGGACTTTAGTGAAATCAAACAGTCCGCCACGCTGTATCCCTATAGTCGAATCGGTACCGGCCGTGTGCGGTCGCTCGTATACTCCGCTGGAAATGGTAACGCAAATACACTGTATAATCTCTATCTTACGGGGATGGAGTTTGAGACAAAGACTTATCAGGTGACTGCGGCGGCCAATAGTGACAGTAGCTTGACAAAGATTACGGTTACCCAGTCATCAAAGCAAGTGGTGTTGACGCACAACACCTCCAGTGCGGGTTCGTCAACATGGTTGCTTCCGCAAGCAAACAACGCGTTTAATGGGGCAACGGTCAAGTTTTATGGCATTTACGGAGAAACCTTATACTATGATGTGGTGACATCGGTGTTTGCGTCAACAGGAAACAGCGCAACGTTGACGCTGACGATGGACGCCGCAGGATTGATGGATCGCATCAACACTTCTGCTAATGTGGTCGTGAGCTTTAGCGACCGTGCGCTTCGCAGCGTCACGACTGCAAATACCCTTGTGATTGGTGCGACGGTGGCAATTGAAAGTCGTACGGGATTAGTGTCGGCCGGAAATACCACGATGACGGGCACGGATCAAAATCCGATGCTTTTCAAGATTCGTGAAAACTGGATTTCACCGTCATCGATTAAAGACGAAACTTTCTCCACCATGTACACATGGACAGGAGCGGCCGCGTCAAGCTCAAATGCTACACACAATACCTATAGCATTACTGCTCCGACTGGCGCCACATTCTATCCGGTGACCACTACATTAGGTCACTTAAGTTTTGTGATTGCAAACTCTAGCGCGGTAGTACCATTAAACAACATGACGACGAGTATTTCGTCGCCATACACTACCGCATCGTTGACGCTACCAACAAGTGCGACAGGTGGTGGCGCCCTGTCCATTATTGGTCGTCTGGAAGTCACTTCAAACACCGCATTAACTGCGGTGCGCCGCACCAAGACATTCGTTTCTGGAAATACCACTAGTCGCACGGTTAATGCCACGGGGTATCTGGTAAGCAACACCTCGGTTGGACAAATCGCGATTAATGACGCATCCGCCGTGCGCGCTAATGCCTCGTTCAAAGTGATTGGATTGGGCGTACCTGATGCGGTGACCCTGCAAAAAGTGTATGCGGTCACCAATGCAAATGCAGCGATTACTAGCACCAGTGAGTATGTGGATGTCACAAGTCGGTATACACTGGATACGGGTCAGCGAAACTGGTGCTACGACCACGCAGCGTTGGTCTTGAAGCCGGGGCAGATTCATCACCCGACCGCGAATCAGATGCTCGTGGTGGTTGATTTATTCTCGCACACCGGCACCAGCGGATACTTCACCGCGAACAGCTATAACGGTGTCAGTTACGCAAACATTCCGACATTTACTGATCCCGCAACGGGAAACACGGTAGAGCTACGCGACCATGTGGACTTCCGACCGACGCGTCAAGCAAATACCGTCTTGGCGAACACCGCGTATATGCCGTATGTGGGAGCGACGCAGACATTCGATACGCAGAACTTTTATCCGCACCCTGAAGAATACTTCCAGATGGATTACGCACACTATCTGGGTCGCGTGGATAAGGTGGTTTTGACGACGGACAAGCAGATGAAGGTAGTGCGCGGATTGCCTGCGGTGAATCCGGTACCTCCGGCAGATTCAGAAGACACAATGACGCTGTATCTGGTAACCTATCCCCCATATACCGTGAATGCAGAACTGGTGCAAGTCGAGACAGTAGAGCATCGCCGATACACGATGCGCGATATTGGCCGGTTAGAAAAGCGTATTGAACGTTTGGAATACTATGTGCAGTTGAGTCAGTTAGAAGACAGCACATTAGCGACTCCTGAACTGGACGAAGATGATATTGAACGATTTAAGAATGGTATTTTGATTGATCCTTTTGCCTCGTATGCGATTGCCGATGTATCTGATGAAGATTATCAAGCATCGATGGACACGCAGCAACGTGAACTGCGTCCGGCATTCGTATCGCAAGGGTTGCGTGTCGGAAACTGGGACAGCACTCAAAGTACCAATGTAATGCGTCCTTCGCCCGTTAGAAATGAAGTATCAACATTTATTCTTCCCACATATACTACGACTTCGTTTATTTCACAACCACTGGCCTCCAAGCTGGTCAATGTAAATCCGTTTGCTGTTGCGTCATGGAACGGTCGCGTTACATTAAACCCGTCCAGTGATATTTGGGTTGATACGGTCCGTGCGCCTCAAGTGTCAACCAATCTGTTTAATGCAGAAGACAATTGGGGCACCAAATCGTTTGGTACGGTGTGGAATGATTGGGAAACCACGGTGGTGGGTCAGCCACGAACTGACTTTACTCGCGTTGCGGCTGGAACCGTGGCCGGACCGGGGTCAGATGGAACTGGTCGTGCGCGATGGTTTGATGTAGCCATTGATTCCAGTGTTACCCGCGTGACAGAAAGACATCAACGCACGGGAAACACAATTAGTGCGACCACCAGTGTGCGCGAAACTAATTTGGGCGATCGCGTAATCGACACCAATATTGTTCCCACGATTCGCGAAGCAAATGTAGTTTTTGTGACGACCGGATTAAAACCTGATTCTACATTGGTCGCCTCGTTCGATGAAGTGGATGTCACCAATTATATTGAACGCGCAAGCGAAGTGCGGTTAGCGTCAAATGCCGCTGCGGCAACGTTTATTGTCGGAGAAACTATCACTTCAAACGCCGCATCAAATGCAGGTCAAGCGGTGATTGCTGCGATTACTGGCAATGTGTTGCGTGTGGTGAATCCGCGTGGTCGCTTCTTCGGGTCTGGTGAAAACATTCATGTAACCGCCGCGTTGAGTAGCCTTCGCTCGACCGCACACACCGCTGTGCCGGTTAGTGAATATGTGTCATATGCGGGTCGATTCCAGACCAGTGGAAGTTCAAACACGACATCTGTATGTTTAGATACGGGTGCTAGTGCTGTCACAAATGCCTACCAAAATCAAGTCCTGTATGTCACTAACGGACCGGGTGAAGGAAGTCGTGCAACCATCACCGCATATGATGGCGGTACGAAAGTGGCCACACTCAGTAGCGCACTTAGTACAACACCGACCGCAAGCAGTCGGTACAGTATTGGAAATGTAAAAACTGATCCGCTTACTACAAACTTGTCTGGAGAAATGTCCTATAATGCTCCTAGTGCCGGCTCGCGCCAACCGGGGTGTGCATATGGTATGTTCTTCTTGCCGGGATATGGGTACACCACAGATACATCCAGTTTGCGGCGGTTAGCCAACGGAAGTATCGAGGGAATCACGTTATCCTCGCTACGATTTAATACGGGTCGCCGAATCTTCAAAATAGCAGATAACTTGTCTGCATCTGTCGCAAAGATGTCGGCCGAAACCGCATATGAAGCGCAAGGACAGACAAAGGTTGTAGAGAATCAAAAAGTTTCAACGGTTGCGGTCAGTATTTCGGGACAGGCTACAACTGGAACTAGAGCCGATACTACTCGTATTACCGATGCCGGAACACGCGTCACCGTGACACCGGGGGCGTATATCGATCCCGTAGCCCAGACATTCCTTGTGGATGCTCAACAAAATCCATCCGGGGTCTACATCACTAGCTTGGATTTGTTCTTTGGTCGTAAAGATAGCGGAAATGTGCCGGTCACGGTACAACTGCGAACCACTGTCAATGGATTCCCGTCTGCGGATGAAGTGTTGGGGTCGGCAATTGCATATAGCGTGAATGTGGTGCCGTCAAATACGACGCCCGATCCGACAAATGCCGATCACTACACGCGGTTTACTTTTGCAAATCCCGTATACTTAGCTGCTGGTCAAGAGTACGCGATTGTGGTGCTGACCAACAGCTTTGATTATGAGCTTATGGTCGGAGAAATTGGTCAGAACATTATCGGAACGACCCGTCGCATTTCGGAACAACCGTATGCGGGTTCATTCTTCAAGTCGCAGAACTCGCGCACATGGACACCGCAGCAAGAAGAAGACCTTATGTTCGTATTGAATCGGGCGGTCTTTTCAACGAGTCCCGCTACGGCAGTGTTCAAGTTAGCAGAAACGCCAACGCTGCGTCCGTTTGGTAGTGGTAATTTGCTAACCACGGATTCAAACGGTACTTACTTCTTTGATTTGTATCATGTGGAAACACAACACATTGATTTCCCTGAGACGGTGAATAATGCCACTTATCAGTTGAAGGTAACGGACGCAGTAACCAACACCTATCAGTCAACATTCTCTACACGACTGGATCAGAATATTCCGTTGACCAGCCGTGCGCGTATCAACAACAGCAACACTGATAGCTTGCAACTGGTGGTATCGTTCAAAACAGATTCCAATCTGGTTGCTCCAATGTATGACACCTCACGGTTCAACTTGATTGCGGTGCGAAATGTCATCGACAATGGACAGTTGTATAGTAACGGTGTCATCATCGAAAATCCGGGCCAGATGGATGCTACCGCAAACGCCGCGTATGCGAATACCAATACGCTGACGGTTTCAATTACAGGAACCATGGCCAATGGTGCAGAATGCGGCACGGGTGGGGTAGCTACCTTCTACATTAACAGCACGGGACAAGTGCAGAATGTCTATGTTACTACTAATGGGAGCGGGTATCTGGAAACAATCACAGTTCCTGCCCCGACATTAGCAACTGGGGCATTCTCGACGACCCCGGTGCTGACATATCGTGGAGAAACCAGCAACAAGGTTAGTATCTACGGAGAGCAGAAAGCCCGCTATGTAACGCGTCGTGTCAATCTCGCCGATGGGTTTGAAGCGGCAGACCTCAAGGTCTATGTCTCTGCTAATCGCCCGCCCGCGACAAACATCGATGTCTACTACAAAGTGTTAGCAACAGGGGACAAGGAAACCTTCGATCAAAAGAACTGGGTACGAATGCAGGTCAAGAGTACGCAGGAAAATGTATTCTCGAATACAGATCGTGAGTTCCGTGAGTATGAGTATCGCACAACTGCCAATACCGCTGCGTATACATCCAATAGCGTAGAATACACACGGTTCCGTACCTTTGCGATTAAGATTGTGATGCGGTCAGAAGATACGACGATTGTGCCACGGTTGCGAAACCTACGAGCAATTGCGTTAGACGTATAGGATAAATACAATCATGTCATATGTTCAGACAGACAATCCTCTGGTAGCACGAGACACGGACTCCCGCGGCTTGGTCGTCACAGACCGAGCCGCGTTACTCAAGGCCCGCGCGTCTCGCGGCACCGCCAAGCGCATGGCGGAAGTTACGCAACAGCGAGAAGATTTTGAAACCCGATTTTCGATGATGTCGAATCGGCTAGACCGCTGTGAATCGTTACTGCAAGAACTCGTGCAGCACATTACCACACTGGTGTCGCGGTCGACGCCTGAACCGACGAAGACGCAGGAGTAGTCATGCCGTTACCTTCCATTATTCAGACGACCGATAGTTTCAATACATGGTTTGATGCGACAAATAATCTCATTAGCCATGTTGCGAACACGAGCGTCTATTTGCAGGTTGCACAGAATGCGACTCCGAGCGTTTCAACTGGCAATGTTAGTCTGAATGGGACTGCAACGATTGTCAATCTGACGACCAGTAATGTACTGTCCGTTAACGGAAATACGACCATCAACGGCATTGCGACGTTTAATGCGAATGTGGCGATTACCGGTGATGTGACGATGAGCAACTCCTTGTCGGTGACGCGCAACTTGGTACTGAGCGCGAACATCACGGGTGCGTTGAACATCACCGCGACACAGAATGTCAACACGACTGCACTGAACACCACGACTATCAGTGCGACCGGCAATGTCGCGACCGGGAATGTCATCGCCACGGGGTTCATCACTGCATCTGGCACCATTACTGCGTCAGGGAATGTGACGGCCACTGCTGGTAACATGAACGCAGTCAACATCTATGCGACGTCGAATGTAAGCGCAGGAGCTGCGGGATTCCTGACCGGAAACGGCATCAACATTACGACGGTTAACGCAAGTAATATTTCAAATGGTACTTTGCCCGCCGCACGGATTGCTGCCGGATCGTTGTCGCACGACAAGCTGGCGACCACTAGCGCCGGTCGGTTGTTACTAGGGAATGCGACCGGTGGGATTGAAGCTCTTGCTATGTCCGGGGATGTGACCATCTCTGGTACTGGAGCGACTACCATTGGGGCAGGAAAAGTTACAAGTTCAATGATTGCTGATGGTACGATTGTCAATGGAGACGTCAGCGCCTCCGCGGCGATTGCATATAGTAAGTTGTCGTTGACGGGAGGTATCGTTAACGCAGACATCAGCGGGAGTGCTGCGATTGCTGTCAGTAAGCTCGCAGCCTCAACCATTTCAGGTGTTACACTTGGAAGCAACCTCAACGCGGTAACCTTCAACAACGGAGGAAGTGGAGCCGCGTCAGGGACGACGTATAATGGATCGGGAGCTATCACGGTCAGTTATAATACGGTAGGCGCGCCTTCCACGGGCGGAACTGGGGCTTCTGGAACTTGGGGCATTAATATTACGGGAAGTGCGGGAAGTGCCACAACCGCCACGACCGCCACTAGTGCGACGACCGCGGCGCAAGCAACTCAAGTATCCAACGCCATCATATTTAACAATGGTGGTGCTGGTGAGGCATCAGGCACCAGCTATAATGGAAGTGCGGGTAAGACCATCAGTTACAACACGGTGGGTGCGCCTTCCACCGGCGGAGCTGGAGCTTCTGGAACATGGGGCATCAACATCACGGGAAGTGCGGGAAGCGCCTCTTCTGCTACGACCGCCACCGTCGCGTATGAAGGTGTATCAACCGGGTTTGTGTTGCGTCGCGGAGATACATCGATCGAAGGTGGGGAGATTAGATGGGAACGCGCCTCGGATCAGGCGCACGCATGGGTCATTGATGTCTATGGTACAGGGGCCGCTCCAGTACTACGAGCGTATGCAAATCCGGGGGTTGGGGGTTCTGGTGGTGTCCAGTTAGTTAATGGGGCCACCGCTTGGTCGGCGATGTCCGATGAACGGACAAAGATTTTAACTGAGCCAATTTCAAACGCCACTTCACGACTACAGACTCTTCGCACGGTGATGGGGCGGTTCACGGGTGATGACGCGGATGTTACGCGGTCATTCCTTATCGCTCAAGATGTAGAACGGGTCTTCCCCGAATTAGTTCACACAATTGAATCCGAAGACCTCAACGATGCTAAAGTCATGGCATATCAAGGATTAGTGCCATATCTGGTTGCAGCAATCAAAGAATTGTCTGCGGAAGTTGCAGCACTTCGTGCTACACTACAACCATAGGATTACTAGGATAAGAATATGGCGAACGGCTCTATTTGGGTTGAAGGCACTTACTTTCACTGGCGGAACGCAAGTAACACCGAGTATCGGTTCTTAGGTACCTCGGTCGCGACGCCGGCCGGCGCCACAAAGGGAAGTATCTGGGTGGAAAGCAACAACTTCCACTACATCGACGAATCAGGCACGGAACGCTATGTCTACGGGCCGACCGTCGCGTCACCCGCAGGAGCAACGCAAGGGTCAATCTGGGCCGATAGCACCTCTCCACATGCCAGTGGGTTCCACTGGGTTGATGCGTCAGGGGCAGAACGCTATGCCCATGATGACATCGCACACACGGACTTGCACACTGACACCTCCGTGATCACGCACTCGGATGTGCATACCGATATCGCGTTCAGCAACTCACACTCAGACGCCCATACGGATATTGCGTTCAGTAATTCGCACTCAAACGCCCACACGGATATTGCATTTAACAACTCGCACTCGGATGCTCATTTTGACCGTGCGTTTAGCAATTCCCACTCCGACGCGCATTACGATATTGCGTTTGGGTCGTCACATTCGAATGCTCATTACGATATTGCGTTTGCGTCGTCACATTCAAATGCTCATTATGATATCGCCTTTGGGTCATCACATTCGGATGCCCACTATGATATCGCATTTTCTAATTCACATGCTGACGATCATTATGATATACCATTTGATAATAGTCATGGTGATGAATATATTGATAATGGTGGTGGCCCCTACGATCCCGGGCATTCGGATTATTACAATGACTATGGGCCGCCATATCAAGCATTTGCCAGTTCTCACACGGATGAACACTACGATATTGGGTTTGGGTCATCGCACTCAAATGCCCACTATGATATTGGATTCGCGTCATCGCACTCAAATGCCCACTATGATATTGGATTCGTGTCGTCGCACTCGGACGCACACTATGATATCGCGTTTGCATCATCGCATTCAGACGCGCACACGGACATTGCCTTCAGTAACTCACATTCGGATGCTCATACGGATATTGCCTTCAGTAACTCGCATTCGGATGCTCATACGGATATTGCCTTCAGTAACTCGCATTCTGACGCGCATTATGACATCGCATTCAACAACGCGCACACGGATACCCACACCGACCTTCATACGGATACGCACTCCGATGTGGCACATGTCGACAAACCAGAGACAGGGTTCTAATTCTGTGCTATACTAAGTAGTGAGTGAGGCTTCGTTATGAGTATTGAAGTTCGACCTGTAGGCGTGACCTGCAATTTGCGTTGTACCTATTGCTATGAGCAATCGATGCGTGATGTGCAGCCGGTTCACAAATATAACCGCGAGGCCGTTCTTGCCCAGATCGATAAGTCCACCGGGCAGTGGTCACTCTTTGGAGGCGAAGCTCTCCTGCTACCGCTCCATCATCTCGAAGAACTGCTCGACATTGGTTACAAGAAGTTTGGCAGCACCGGCGTCCAAACGAACGCCACCCTCATCACTGAGCGGCATGTTGACCTCTTCGAAAAATACAACACACATGTGGGTATCAGTATGGACGGGCCCGGCGAACTCAACGATTCCCGGTGGGCCGGTACCTTAGAAGCCACGCGCAAGGCAACCGCGAAGTCTGAACGCGCAATCGATCTGCTGTTGGAACGTGCAAAGAAGGTGAACAACAAGCACATGGTGCCGAGCCTGATCATTACATTGCATGCGGGAAATGCTGCAAAAGATAAGTTGCCTCGGTTGAAGCAGTGGTTGATTGACCTTGATGAAAAAGGTATGCTCAATTTCAACTTTCATACAATGGAGATGGATTACCAAGCAAACGAATGGTATCTCCCGCATGAAGAGTTGATGGATGCGCTGTTACAGCTTTGGGATTTGAGCAGCAAGTTCAAAAACGCAAAGGTAGTCAACTTCCGTGCGATTATTGAACTGCTTCGCGCAAAAGATGAGAATGTCATGTGTACATGGCACTCCTGTGACCCGTGGAATACTTCCGCCGTGCAGGGGCTCGAAGGGGACGGGTCGCCCTCCCATTGCTCTCGCACGAATAAAGACGGGATTGATTGGCTACCGGCCGAGGGTGCGGGTCGTCACGCAAAATGGGAAATCGGTACTTTCGAAGGTCAACGTCATCACGAGCGACAGCTTTCGCTGTATGTGACTCCACAAGAAGAGGGGGGTTGCAAGGATTGCCGGTTCTGGATGATGTGTAAAGGGCAGTGCCCCGGTGAGGGAGACGCAAGTCAAGAAAGCGGGGTCGGGGATTGGCGTCTGCGGTCAAGCTACTGTCAAACATGGATGGGACTGTTTACCGAAGGGGAGCGACGACTGAAGCTGTTGGGAGAAACGCCGATGTCGTTGCACCCGCAACGCAAAGAAATTGAAGCAATCATGTATCGCGCGTGGACGCAGGGTCGTGCGTGTGAGATGAGTACCGCGATTAAGATTTTCAACGGGCAACTCCGTGAACAAGATATCGATCAGTATGGGTTTGGTCACGGCGATCATTATGACGGGAGTCATCTTGTTCCTGCATCGACAGGAAGCCGTCCGCATGGGGATGAACATCGGGATCACACGGATGCGATGCATTCAGATAACGAGTCGCATCAGGATTTTGGTTCGGGAATTATACCGCACGGTGACGAACATGGCGATCATACCGATGCGGGTATATTAAATATTCCGCATGGTGATCATGTGGATGATGCGCTCCTGAAGATGGAGAACTAACATGATTGAAGTCCTCCCGGTTGGGGTAACTTGCAATTTGCGTTGCGAATACTGTTACGAGCAGGCGGCGCGTGATGTGCAACCGGTTTCGAAGTATAATCGCGAAGCAGTGATGCAAGCCATTAAAACGTCGCAAGGATTTTGGCAGTTATTTGGTGGTGAACCGTTGCTGATTCGGTTTGAAGAGTTGGAAGAACTCTTGAAGGCCGGATATGAGAAGTGGGGCTACACGGGTCTGCAAACCAATGCAACCCTCATCACCCCAAAGCACATCGAACTGTTTCAGAAGTATCGCACACAAGTCGGGATCAGTATGGACGGTCCCGGTGAACTCAACGATTCCCGGTGGGCGGGAACGCTCGAAGCGACACGGAACGCAACCGCAAAGAGTGAATGGGCGGTGGAAGAGATTGCACGAATCGCCCGAGAAACCGGTGATCGTAACATCGGTCCGACTATGATTGTGACGCTCCATGCGGGCAACGCGTCAGAAGAACGCTGGCCGCGGATGAAGGAATGGATTCGCTATCTGGATAGTATCGGGGTCAGCTTCATCAACATTCATTTCATGGAAATGGATTACAACGCCGAGAAGTTCTACTTGCCAGATGAGCAAATCACAAAAGTCATGGTAGAACTATGGGAGATGACCGAAGAACTCAAAAGTTTGAAGTTCTTGAATTTTGAAGAATTGATTGACCTTTTGCGCGGAAAAGATTCCGCGTCCATGTGCGTTTGGAAAGCCTGCGACCCGTGGAGTACCGCTGCGGTGCAAGGACTTGGAAATGAAGGAGAACCTTCAAACTGTACACGTGGCATCAAAGACGGGAAAGATTGGTTGCCGTCTGAGGGGTCGGGACAAGAAAGTCAATGGCAGATTACACAATTTAAGACCAATCGTTTTCATGAACGGCAGCTTTCATTGTATGTTACCCCCGAAGAAGATGGTGGGTGCAAAGGATGCCGGTTCTGGTTGATGTGTCAAGGATATTGTCCCGGTACGGGAGTCCCGTTCGATACGAAGGACGGTGACTGGCGTCTGAAATCCTCGCATTGTGCAACACTCAAATCGCAGTTTGAAGAAGTCGAGCGTCGATTAGTCGCCGTTGGGGACGAACCCCTGTCATTAAGCCCGCAGCGGCCGCTCATTGAAACGATCATGTATACGACATGGGAGCGCGGGGGAGAAATTGATGTCGCTCATGCAATACAAATTGCCAATGAATCGCAAGGCAATTGGAATCGGGCATATTCAAAATTAGTGAATGTCATGCAATCTGAATCGATTCGTCGAAACGGAGTGCATGGGGATCATACAGATGTGGCGATGTTGCAATTCGACCTCCAGCAACGGGAGCAGATGACTGTGGAGCAACACCAGCAAACGGGAGAGCATCCCGGTCACGCGGATAACTACATTGACCATACAGATGCCAGTATTCCACACATACCGCACGGGGATCACACCGATTTGTCTGTCCAAACAGTTCCTCACGGCGATCATACCGATACATTTATTCTGGACAAATCTGAAGATATTCCACACGGGGATCATACGGATGCGTCCTTCCTAAATGAGCCGCAAAATATTCCACACGGGGATCATACAGATTCGGCTATTGTGAATAGAACGGAATATATTCCGCACGGTGATCATACCGACTTGATGATTGCGAATCAAATACAGAATATTCCACACGGTGACCATATCGATGCTGCGTTACTTGACGCTCCAAAGAATATTCCGCACGGGGATCACACAGATACTGCGTTATTGCAAACACCCGTGAATATTCCGCACGGCGATTCACATGAAGATGTGGAAGTTGTGGAGCGTTCCCACGGAGATCATTTTGATATCGGAAGAGAAGAATCAAACATTACCCCGCGAAACTGGCATGGAGATATTCCACACGGCGATCATACTGATCTCGCAAAACGATAGGATTAATTATGAGTGAAACGATCAATATTTCTACTGAACTTGACCCGAACCGACCTGTATTGCCAGAGTGGACACGCTGGGCGTGGTCATCGTTGACTGAACGTGATTATTGGATGCCGTTGTTTGAACAGGTGAGCCAGTCATGGGAAGAACTGGAACGTTGGTCTGTGGTGGATGGGATTCGCCCCGCGACTTATCAAGTGGCGTCACCGGAGAGATTCATGGAACTCTCTACGTGGGCGTCGACGCATGGATTGATTGTTGTTCCGATTACGCAGATTAATCGCACTACGTCTTATCGGTCAGGTTCAAATGACGGATTTGATCCATCACAACCGTGGGATTATCGGGTGATTATCACGCGCCCTGAAATGGTCGCAAAGATTGCAACCGTATCAAACTTAGCAAAGAATGATGCGGCGCTCGGAGAGATTCTCGGCTATCCCGAGTGTTGCCGTCAATTCTTTCTGAATACATGGGGTTCCGGTCAGGTAGATACGACATGGAATCAGTTCGCGACCACGGGGGTTGCAGACGGTCCCGTCGAAGCGAATATGCTGTGGCGGTGGAAGGGGATTCGGTGGGTGTCGCATCTACCGTGTTCGTATCAGTGTAAACACACGGTCGAACTCGGGCGTCAGATGCGTCAGATGGCGCAGCGCCGTGGATACGTCGAAATCGCACATACGATTGATACGGTGTTATCATGGCCAACGAAGTGGAGCGGAGTCAATGGGATTGCGGAAATTGTCGGACCGTGCATCAAGGTGTCGACGCGCACGGATTGGGCTCCGCCTCGGGCAAAACGACACTTTGAACGTAAGGGTCGGTATGTGAAGCCGACTAAGAAAATTTGGCTTCAAAATGGTTTCGCCTCTTTTGCGGCAATGCGTCAAGCGCATTCCCCAATTATTGATACTGTCAAAGAATTTGCTCCTGAAAACGCCGCGCTGGTCGATCTAGGATGTGGGAATGGTCATTTACTGCGTCGTATCAAGTTGCATCGCCCGGATGTGAACCTCTTCGGGGTGGATGTGAACGAAGACGCCATCAAGGACGCACAAGCGGTGGGTGTAGGAACGTGGGTTGTGGATGCGCTAGAAAATCTCGGATGGTATAATGAACTAACAAAGTTTGAGTCACCAGTACCGGTGTATTGCCCGGTGCGATTCGTGGAGATGTCCGAAGAACCCCGATTTGCAGGATTAGAAGCTCTGAAAACTTGCCCAATACACATCGTATACGTGTATGGGGATAATTTGGAAAAGAAATCGCTAGAAGAGTGGGTACAAGCGATGGGACTGCCAAATGACAAGTTGCTCGTGACGCACACTGATGCTGCCAAGGGAGTAGCTGTCGGAGTAATTCGTTTGAATCGGTAACTAAATATTTGTATGGCAAATGAATCCAATGGGTCAATGTGGGTAGAGTCAACCTACCTACATTGGCGCAACTCATCCAATACAGAATATCGGTTTCTTGGCACCACGGTCGCCACTCCGGCCGGCGCGTTGCAGGGAAGCTTATGGATTGAGTCAAACACGATTCATTACATCGATTCCACTGGCGTCGAACGCTATGTCGACGGGCCGTTCATCGGAGCAACACCGGGACTTGCAGGATCGGTGTGGGTAGAAACATCTTATGCGCCGTCGACGCCGGCCGGCCAGCTACATTATCTTGCAGAAAGCGGCAACGAGTTCTGGGTGCATAACGATACTCCGCATACAGACCTTCATACGGATATTGCGTTTAGTAACTCACATTCAGACGCCCATACGGACATCGCATTTAGTAACTCCCATTCGGACGCGCATACGGATATTGCGTTCAGTAACTCCCATTCGGATGCTCATTTTGATCGGGCCTTCAGCAGTTCACATTCGAATGCCCATACAGATATTGCCTTTAGTTCGTCGCACTCTAACGCACACACCGATATATCGTTTAGTAATTCGCATTCAAACGCCCATTACGATATCGCATTTAGTTCGTCGCATTCAAACGCCCATTACGATATCGCATTTAGTTCGTCGCATTCAAACGCCCATTACGACATCGCGTTTGGGTCATCGCACAGTGATATTGGATTCAGTTCTTCGCACTTCGATGGATATGCCGACAATAATTGTTACAATGGTACTAACTTAGCACCGTGGGGCTATCCGGGGTTCTCTAATGTGCCATGGCCGGGTGGGCCCAATTATGGATTCATATGTTACGGTTCTGGTCCGTGGCAACCGTTTCATATTGACGGATTCTTCTATTTACATTACGACCAAGCGTTTTCAAACGCGCATTATGATATCGCGTTTGGCAGTTCACATTCGAATGCTCATTACGACCGCGCATTTAGTTCGTCGCATTCAAACGCCCATTACGACATCGCGTTTGGGTCGTCACATTCGAATGCTCATTTTGATCGCGCGTTCAATAACTCCCACTCGGATGCTCATTTTGACCGCGCCTTTAGTAATTCACACTCAGACGCACACACCGACATTGCATTTAGCAATTCGCACTCGAATGCTCATACCGACATTGCGTTCAGTAATTCCCATTCGGACGCCCATACAGATATTGCCTTCAGTAATTCCCACTCAGACGCGCACACTGACACCGCGCATGTCGATTCACACAACGATATCACCCATATTGATAAGCCAGAAACTGGTTTTTAATTAATTAAGTAAACAGCTAGTATTATTATGATTGTATATCCTGCGGCTATTCCCAAAGAATTGTGTAATGAAGTCTATCGGTGGGCGACCAGTATTGTCTTGACCTGCGGTCACACCGAACCGGTGGTTATGTGGTCAAATTATTCGTGGCGTTCTGATATCATCAGAGATAGTACACCAGTGTTTTGCTTGGTGTTAAATGAACGACTGACCAACGCAGTGTATGAGCATCTTTTCCGTATGGGGCTGGGTAACTCACGATCCACTTTTGTAAATGATGGCAAACATGGACGCATCATGGCGTATGTGTGGACGAAGGGATCGTATATTCCCGGTCATTTTGACAACGGGAAAGATGAAACCATTGATACAGAACGAAAAACAGTCACTATCTACACAAATCCTGAGTGGGATATTACTTGTGGAGGACTGTTCCAATATCATAATGCGTCAACGGGTCGATGGGACAGTTTGGTGCCGACACAAGGTATGCTGATCCACAATGATAAAAATGAATTTCATATGACCACTCCGGTGATGACAAATCGATTGTTACGAGTTAGTATTCAGTCGTTTATTTCCGAAGCGGAGCGGCCACAGATTCCAATAGAACGCACTAAATAGACACGGAGAGTGATCATGAAAATTGACTGGAAGCGCGTATGTAAACCTCAACCTGACGGTTATGATTCCCACGCAATTGCGTATCTTTTGAATCAAAAATACGGCTGGACAAAACGAAAACCAACCTCAAAGTTTACGATTTGTGACGGAGAAGTTGCCGTTGTGCGCGATCCCTTAGTTGACCCAGCCTTGGTTCCCCCCGATGACCCCATGTTGGATGGGTATGACCGTTGGACACCTGAAATTGCCGCCAATCTTGACCCCTACTTACGGACATGGGAAGACGGGCATCTCATGCTCAAACTTTTTCTCGATGAATTCTGGCCCAAATGGTCAAAGATTATGGGGGAGGGGGCGAACGGATGTTCGTCGGGTCATTTTGAAATGAAAAGTGCGACTAAGACCCACCGCAAAGAAGAAGGCATGTTTGTCAACGCGGTGTATGTGACCATTAATAGCATGCAAGGGTGTGCGGAAGGCATTTATCACGAAGTCGGTCATGCACGGCTGGAAGCACTGGGTATGGATATCGATGACCACGACTATTCTTTAATTCTCAATACAAGCGAAGAACTCTACGATTCACCGATCCGTCGCGACAAAAAGCGTCCGATGTCAGCGGTCATTCAAGCAATTTATTCGTGGATTGTGTTCGGAGAAAACGACATTCAGTGTGCAAAACTTCCCGGCAATCTGATCAACGCTTCTCATTATTTGATTGGGAACATTCCCAAAATTGAGGATGGATTGGTGGAAATCCGCAAGCATGTTCGTTATACCCCGGAAGGTAAAGATTTCCTTGATTCTTACTTTGAGTGGGGGGAAAGTATTGTAGAACGCGCAAAGGTTATTTGCAAGCAAGCTTATGGGCCAGAAGAATACGAAAAGAATTATGCACGGGCCGCGGCTTATAAGGAACAACAAGCAACCTCGATGAAGGATATTTTTGATCGGTTGGCAAAGGAAGGGATGTTGCGTCCTGACGGAACTCACAAGTCGAACGAAGAATTGGAAGCGGAACGACTCGCAAAGAAAGCGTTAAATACGGGCACCTCGTCCCCCGCATAGGTGGACATTGATGCTTCCCTAAATATGGCATAGACCTGCGCGGATGAAGGATTCGCGCACTCGGCCCGTTTCCGAAGAGGAGTGGAGATGCCATTACCGAATTTTGTTGCAAATACCGACACATTCTTTGTGTGGTTGGATGCAACCAATAATCTAACTAGTCATGTTGATAACACCGCAGCTTATTTACAGCTAGCGACGAACGCGACCCCTCGGGTATCGACCGCGAACGCGACACTCAATGGAACATTTACCGTTGCGACCGTGAACGCAACCGGGAATGTTACCGCAACAGCATTTTCAGGAAACGGCGTTTCCCTGACTACCCTGAATGCAAGCGCGTTGGGGTCTGGAACGGTACCGCTTGAACGACTCTCGTCAGCAAATACCAGCGCAAATGGTGTGGTGGATACCACGACGCAAAGTTTTGCTGGAGCAAAAACCTTTACCGGTGCAGTAAACGCCGCTAGCACATTAGGGGCCATTGGCGTCTTTACCGCATCCGCAAACTCCACGTTGACGGGTGCGGTCACGATGAGCAATACTGCCAGTATTGCGGGGGCGGCGAATGCGCTGAGTACTCTCGGGGTGACTGGAGTATTCACCGCGTTGGCGAACTCCACCCTGACCGGTGCGGTAGTCATGAACAGCACCCTCAGTGTTACGGGTCAGGTAAACGCATTAAGTAATGTAGGTATCACCGGGGCGGTCACTCTCAGTAATACTGTGTCCGTTACGGGTGCGATGAATACAGCAAGTACCCTCGGAGTAAGTGGGGCCTTCAGTGCGCTCTCTACTTCTGCTCACACAGGGGCCGCGACTTTCAGCAGTACAGTATTGTTGAGCGGGACTACCACGGCAAACGCCACCATCAAATGTGATGGGGCAAATAATGGTCGTATTGTGGTGCCGGTGGGAGCTGATAAATGGTCGACGGTGTAGCCTAAATACCAGATATGGCACTCCCAACTACTCGCACGGAACTCAAAACCTATATCCGTCGCCGTCTTGGCGAACCCGTGATCACCGTCAATGTCTCTGACGACCAGTTAGAGCAACGGATTGATGATGCGTTGGCGTTCTTTCAAGACTATCACTTCGATGGGTCGGAAAAGGTCTATCTGAAGCATCGGGTTACGCCGTCCAATCTGACCTTTACGGTTGCGTCGACCGGTACCTTTACCAACGGCGAAAGCCTCCAAGGCTTGACCAGTAACGCCTACGGAAAAGCGTACACAAGCAACGCGAACGCCACGTTTCTTCAGTTCACTTATTCGAGTGCAGTGCCGGCCAACACCTTTAGCGTGGGGGAAACGGTCAAGGGACTCGGTAGTAACGCGACGGCGACGATTAGTGCGATTGCATTGGGCGACTACGATAATCAGTATTTGCCGGTGTCAAACTTGGTGATGAGTATTTCCAAAGTGCTGCCCCTTGACGGGTTTGCAGTCGACCGCAGCACGGGGTTGTTTTCGTGGAACTACCAGTTCTTGATGAACGACCTGTCGTGGCTTTCTAGTAGTAGTGTGATTTCCTACTACCTCACGCGTTCGCACATGGAGCTATTGAATGACCTGTTTATTGGTACCGTCAATGTCCGATACAATCGACATGTCAATCGACTGTATTTGGACTTAGACTGGTCAACCGATATTCGTGTCAACGATTATGTGATTGTCGAAGCACAGCGCATTATCGACCCCGCGACGTATGCGGATGTCTGGACTGACCGTTTCTTGCGCGATTACTCCACGGCGTTGGTGAAAAAGCAATGGGGGCAGAATCTCATCAAGTATGAGGGTGTGCAGATGCCGGGTGGGGTCACGCTCAACGGTCGTGCGATTTACGACGAGGGGAACCGCGAAGCACAACAAATGGAAGAGCAGATTCAATCGAAGTACGAGTTGCCGCCTGAATTCTTTGTGGCATAGGATTTCACATGCCCACGAATCCGTATATCGATTTCTGGAACGACACCGGAGAGCAAGAGTTGCTTCAGTCGTTGATGACTGAAACGATTCAAATGTTTGGCACCGAAGTTCGCTATCTTCCGGTCACGCTTCGGAATGAGGACTTGCTCTACGAAGAAGATACATTGCGAAAGTTTTCCAGTGCCGTGTCGATTGAAATGTATCTCGACAATGTGCAGGGCTGGGACGCGCAAGGCGACTTCATGAGCAAGTTTGGCTTGCAGATGAAAGACCAAGTGACCATGCGCGTGTCTCGGGAACGGTTCATCGAACTGGTGTCACCGATATCGAATAAAACCCGCCCAATGGAAGGCGACTTAGTGTATCTGCCGGCACCCGTGGATGCGTTGATGGAAATCGTGCATGTCATCCACGAACGCGCACCGGGTCAGTTCTATCCGCTGGGCAAACTGACCTACTATCAGATTAAGCTGGAAAGCTACACGAGCAATCAAGAAAAAATCGAGACAGGCGACGCCGAAATCGATGTGGTTGATTACTTGGAAAACGACGCCGTGCAGCTTCACATGGGTAGCGGATCGGGCACCTACACCGTGGGTGAAACGGTCTTCCAAGGCCCGTCTCTTGCAGTAGCCACGGCATCCGGAATGGTGTCCAGTTGGACGATTGACAACGGCACCCGCCACCTGAATGTGGTACATATCAAGGGAACGTTTGCGAACGGGATTGCGGTCACCGGGGTCACTTCAGGATCGGTCTACACGATTGTGCAGGAACCGGTGGAAGAAGAAAACCCGAATGATCCCACCGAAGATAATCGTTTCTTGGAACTGCAAGGGTCGTTAGTTGTTGATGGCCGTGAAGTGAATCGCATTACGGGGTAGCGACGATGTTTACGCCTTTTTACCATCAGCTTCTTCGTCGCTATCAGATTGCGTTCGGATCGTTGTTCAACAATCTGACCTTATTGCGAGTCAACGGGGCGTTAGAAGAGCAAGAACGATTCACCTTGCCGATTGAATACGCGTCACAAGAAGCATGGATAGCACGGTATCATCGCGACCCGGATTTGAATCGTCGAACGGAAGTAACGGTGCCGCGATTAGGATATGAGATGACCGGCATTCGATATGATGCGTCGCGTCAGCTTAACAGTTTTAATCAACGCACACGCCCGCGATTAGACGGGGTAAACAATTCCGTGCGCCGGTATTTTATGCCGACACCCTATGTGATGTCGATTAGTTTGTATGCGCTGACCCGAAATCTGGAAGATGCGAATCAGATTGCGGAGCAAATCCTTCCGTACTTTACCCCCAACTATGATTTGTTGGTGAAGTTGATTCCGTCGATGGGCATCCTCGACCGTATGCGTATCGTCTTGGATGGTACCCCGCAGTGGGTCGATAACTACGAAGAAACCGGATTGGACAGCAAGCGTGATGTGATTCTCACTTTTAACTTCAACGCACTGATTAATCTGTATGGGCCGATCTCGACCACCCCGCCGGCGATTATTCGGAAAATCTTTATTGATCTGTATAATGCGGAACCGGATATGTCACTGGAACTGCCTAGTTACTATCTGACAGATGCGTTAGACCGACTGATTCTGGAGTCCGGTGATGGCCGTCTTATTGACGAGTCTCTGGTCACGAGCGCACAAGATATTGCCCGAGTTATTACCATGCAGATTACACCGAATCCGTTGGATGCTCCACCGACGAAACCGGTGAATGCGACCACGACGATTACCGAGTATGCAAACGGGACAGTGACAAATGTGTTTACGGGGCAGGATGAGCTAGTAGGAAGTTAAGTATGACAAACAATACAGACATCGCGCTCCGTGCGGTGTTCAATATTGAAGAGGCGATCACCGAACCGCTTCCTCAGACAGAACTTGTGGTGGCAGAACCCACGGCACTTGCACCAGCCGTCGTGGACGAAAAGTCCGACGCGGAACGCAAAGCGGATGAAGACTTTGAGTTTAGCCGCGGGGCGTTGAAAACTCTCGCGGTGGAAGCACAAACCACGCTGCATCGTGCGGTTGAAGCGGCAGAGCAAACCGATAAAGCGTCGTCATTCACGGCGGTGGCCGAACTACTCCGGGCAACAGTGGAAACGCACAAACAACTGCATGACCTGCATAAGACAAGCGCAGAGATTCGTATCGCTTCGCAAGCAGGCAAAACCCCGCAAGCACAAGTGAATATTCAGCAAGGGGTCGTATTTAATGGGACAAGCGAAGAGCTTCTTCGCTTGATTGATAAGAGCCGACAATAATATGCGCGACGAAGGCACAGCATTTAAAAATAATCAACAACTTCTCTCTGCTGGCATCACACAGCAATACACTGTACAGGAAGTCCAAGAGTTCGTGAAGTGCGCCCAAGACCCGGTGTATTTCATCAAGAACTACATGAAGATTATCCAAGTCGATAAAGGCTTGGTGCCGTTCGAGATGTGGGAGTTTCAGGAAGATATGGTGCGGTGCTATCACGAGAACCGTTTCAGTATCACGATGTGTTCTCGTCAGGTCGGCAAATCCACCACCGTCATTGGATATTTTCTGCACTATATTCTCTTTAATGTAAATGTCCGCGTGTGTATCTCCGCGAACAAGCAGAAGACCGCCGTGGATTTGCTCAGTCGTCTGAAACTCGCATACGAGAATCTTCCGAAGTTTCTTCAACAAGGGGTCACCCGCTGGGCGCGGATGGAGATCGAACTCGCGAACGGGTCGACATGTTTTGCCGCAGCAACCTCTTCCAGCGCCGTCCGTGGCGGGTCCTATAATGTCCTGCTACTGGATGAGTTTGCGTTCGTGCCGGAAAATATCGCGAACGAGTTCTATGCATCAACCTTTCCAACGATTACTTCTGGCAAGACGACCAAGTTGATTATTGTCAGCACCCCAAACGGGATGAACTTGTTTCATAAGTTCTGGTCGGATGCGAAAGCGAAGCGCAATGACTTTCATCCGCTTTTCGTGCATTGGTCGCAGGTACCGGGGCGTGATGAGAAATGGAAAGAAGAAACCGCGCGGAACATTGGTGGTCCTGAGAAGTTTGCTCAAGAATATGAATGCTCGTTCCTATCAACCGCATATACCCTGATTCGTCCGCAAGTGTTACAAACACTGGTGTCGACGGAACCCATCAAGACCAACACCACGGGCTACTATGAGTATGAACCGCCACTGCCAGATCACACCTATATCATGACGGTCGATACTGCGTCGGGTCAGGGACTCGATTCATCGGCGTTTGTCGTGTTTGATGTATCACAGATGCCGTATCGGGTGGTCGCTGCATATGAAAACAATCGCATCACGACGATGGAATATCCACAGGTAGTGTTGGAGTATGCACGACGCTACAATAACGCATGGGTATTGGTAGAAGTCAACGATATTGGCCGCGATATCGCGCATATTCTAATGCGCGACCATGAATATGACCGGTTGCTGACGACCGCGACCGAAACGCGGCTGGGTCAGAAAATCAGCTTCGGGGTGGGGAATAATCGCCATCCCGGTGTCCGCATGACCGCGAGCGTCAAACGTAGCGGCTGCTCCGTGCTGAAAACCCTTATCGAAAATCAACAACTGGTGCTGAATGATTATCGCATCATCCAGCAACTGTCGGTGTTTGTCCAGCGGCGTAGCACCTACGAAGCCGAAGTCGGGCATCATGACGACTTAGTGATGCCACTGGTCATGCTTGGATGGGCATCACTCCAACCCAACTTTGCGGAAGTCACGAGTGTCCGTGCGTTGGATGTCTATACTCAAACGGCGAAACAGATGCCAGAACTTCCGCAGGTATCCGAGTCACAAGCGGAGACACCGATGCCGCTTGGTGTTTGGTCAAATGATGACGATCCCGAGGATGCCAGTTGGTTACTCTAGTGAAAGAAACTGCTTTCCTAAATACCAAAGAGTTTGAATGGACTTCACACTACGTGAGTCTGTAACCATCGAGCGTAACGAGGAGTATCCCTATGGCAACGCAAGTTAGCCCCGGCGTATTAGTACAAGAAGTGGACCAGACCCTTGCGGTTCCGCAAACAGCACCTCCGACTGGTGCAATTGCGGGGCAATTCACATGGGGCCCGCTGGAAGATGTGCAAACCGTCACATCCGAAGACGAATTAGTCGCGCGGTTTGGAAAGCCAAATTCCAACACGGCGGATCAGTTTTTTACTGCCGCAAACTTCCTTTCCTATAGCAACTCGTTGCGCGTCGTGCGTGTAGCGAATGCATCCGCTGCAAAAGTCGCGACCGCTTCACCGTCTGCGACCGCTATCGCGGGAGGAACGTTCACCATCAACACCGGCAACACCTTGATGTTAGCCGCCTCGGGAAATACGCAGAATCTGACGGTCGGATTGGCCTACCATGTTGGAAACTCTGCCACCTCGAATGTGCTGGTGACTGTCGCGTCCATCACGAACACGACCGCTGCTCAGTTAGCATCGATTCCGAGTGCCGCAGTCACTGCGGGGAACGCGTTCCCGTTCGGACTCTACATTAAGAATCAGGACAACTACGACGCAAGCTTTGCGGACGGTGTGCAAGCTATCGGTGGTGAGTGGGGTGCAAAGTGGGTCGGGAAGCTCGGAAACAGTCTGCGCGTAGATGTGTGCGCGAGTGCAAATGCTTACTCACAGTCAAATGTGGCGTCAACCACCTTGACCGTGACATCAGGAAACACGACCGCGACTTTCTCGTCAAACATCGCACCGTATGTGCAGGTAGGTGATATTGTCACGGCAAACGCCGAACAGCGTTCGGTCACTTTGGTGCAGAATAATACTGCCGTAACGCTGAACGCTGCATTCAGCACCGCACTGACAGGTTCTGCATGGACGCGCAAGTGGAAGCATGCGTCACTGTTCGGGAGCGCGCCGGGGACTTCAACCTTCGCTTCACAGCGCGGGGGGTCGTTGGATGAAATGCATGTGGTCGTGGTGGACGAGGACGGACTCTTCACGGGTACTGCAAACACCGTGCTGGAGAAGTTCGGATATGTCAGCAAGGCCTCGGACGCGAAGAACGATGTCGGGTCAAATGTCTACTACAAGGATGTGCTGAACAACCAGTCCGCGTATGTGTGGTGGTTGCATCACCCGTCGTCGGGTACCAACTGGGGTTCAGCGGCGTCGGGAGTCGCATTTGATTCACCGAGCTTGCTACAAGGTGGCAGCTTGAATGGTGGTGCCGACGGTGGGGACGCGACCAACGCTGACCTGATTCGTGGGTACGACAAGCTCAAGGACGAAACCGTGTTGATGGACACCGTGTTGGGTGCATCCGCAAACACCACACTTGCAACCTATATCATCAACAACATCGTGTTAGCACGGAAGTACACGATGGGCTTCTTCTCTCCCGAAAAGAGCGATGTGGTGAACAACGCGGGGAGCGAAGTGGATAGCATCGTGAGCTACCGCGACGGATTGCCGTCAACCAGCTACGCGGTGTTGGACTCGGGGTGGAAGTATCAGTACGACAAGTACAACGATATGTACCGTTATGTGCCGCTGAATGGTGACACCGCCGGATGCTTGGTGCGGACGAGTCAGGAAGCGGAGACATGGTTCTCACCCGCAGGGTTCACCCGTGGTCAAATCAAGAATGTGGTTAAACTTGCCTTCAATCCGAAGCAGGTAGACCGCGATGACCTCTATTCAAAGGGTATCAACCCGATTGTCACCTTCCCCGGTCAGGGTACGGTGCTGTTCGGAGACAAGACCCTGTTGACGAAGCCGAGCGCATTTGACCGTATCAATGTGCGTCGCTTGTTCATCGTGCTGGAGAAGACCATCGAAACCGCTGCCCAGCAGTTGCTGTTCGAGCAGAACGATGACTTCTCGCGCAACCAGTTCGTCAATCTGGTGGAGCCGTTCTTGCGTCAGGTCAAGGGCCGTCGCGGAATCTCGGACTTCATCGTCGTGTGCGACGAAACCAACAATCCGCCTGATGCCGTAGACCGCAATGAGTTCCGTGCGGATGTCTATGTCAAGCCGATTCGCAGCATCAACTTTATCCAGTTGAATGTTGTTGCGGTGCGGTCGGATGTCGCGTTTAACGAGATTATCACTAATCTTCAATAACGCGTAACGACGACACTAAATAGGAAGCGAGGAGACATCAATGGCGCAGTTACCATTTCTCGACGAGTTCAAATCACAGATGGCAGACGGAGGGGCGCGCCCCTCCCTGTTCACGATGGAGTTGGACTACACACCGGCGGGATTATCCAAGGCACAATATTTTTGCCGTGTGTCGGAAATTCCGGGGTCACAACAGAACCTTATCACTCAGAAGTTTGTCGGTCGTGAAATCAAGTTCGCCGGACAGCGCACCTTCACGAATCTGACGGTCACCATTCTGAATGATGAAGGGTTCCGAATCCGCAAAGCGTTAGATCGCTGGATGGATTTAATCAACGGAAAGCTGACCAACCTTGCAGGATACCAGCAAGCGGGTCTTGAAGGGGTTGGCACCGTTACGCAGTATGCAAAGACCGGCGGCGACCTTGCGACCTACAAGTTCTTCGGGATGTTCCCGGTGAACATTGCTCCGATTCCGCTGGATTGGAGCAATGATGCGGTCATCGAGGAATACACCGTCGAGTTCGCATATCAATACTGGCTGTAATGCCATCGTGGGGTGAGGGGCAACTCTCACCCCACCTTTATCATGTAGACAGTGACATCCGTCTATGGACAGCGCATCCTTTTCTATTCTGAATCTTCAAGCCGCCCTGCGGAAGCCGGCGCGTGGCCATTTATTTCGTTGCGTGGTCACGCCCCGAGTGAAGCCTATTTCTGATTATTTTACCGAAACGACCGCGTTGCTGTGCAAAGCAACAACCGTCCCTAGCTGGACGGTAGAAGCCACCGAACTGTCATATTTCACCCGTCAAATTAGCATCCCCGGCAAACGCACTTTTCAACCGCTGACGCTGACTTTTCTTCATTCGCAGCAATACTCGTCCCGCGTTGGGTTCGAACAATGGAACCGTTTGTTGAACGATCCGGCGGCAAATAGTCGAACGATTACCGGTACCGATTTATACAGCACCATCACTATCACGCAGTATGATTCGGTAATTGATCCGCTTGCGACCCTTGCGATATTAATTGCGAAGGGAATTATTAAACCCGGTGGTACGTTATCTGACGTCGCAGAGATTGCGATTAGTGAGTTGATTAAAGCCCAACCAATTGCCACCTATACGCTGTATGATGCGTTTCCGACCTCCATCGGGGGGTTGCAGTTTAGCTATGATAACGATGCGGAGATTCAAACCTTCGATGTTGAGTTCCGCTATCAACACATGGAATTTGAATCGCATCGGGCACTCGGAAGTTAGTGATTTCTGTGGGAGCTACATACTGTTATGGCGATTAACCTCTTTGGTTTTACCCTCTTAACACCCCGCGATGTACAGAAGAGCATCGGTCGGGCCCCGTCGATTGTCCCGCCGCAGAATACGGATGCCGCGGCGACGGTCATGGAAACGGGCCTCGGCGTCTTCGGTCAGTACGCCGTAGATTTCGATACCTTTGGTGCCTATACAAACGAAGTCGACCTCATTAATCAGTATCGTGACATGTCACTGCAACCCGAAGTGGACGAAGCGATTAGTGACATCATTAACGAGATGATTGTGCGCGATGACGATGATGTGCCGGTGTCGATTGATGTGGACGCCCTCCCTGAAGTGTACGATCAGAACTTCCGTCAGCAAGTGGTGACTGAGTTCAATAATGTGATGAACATGTTGGACTTCAAGGATCGTTGCTACGACATTGCGCGGCAGTTTTATGTCGATGGTCGTTTATTTTATGACTTGGTGATTGACGAGGAACACCCACAGCGTGGTATTGTGGAAATGCGGAACATCGACCCGCGCACGATTCGCCCGATTCGTGAAATGCGGCAATTTGATCACGAAGATTCCGGGGCGCGTCTGACACAAATTGTCGACGAATACTATGTGTACAGCCCGCAGGGATTCCGCAATCTGTCGAATGTCTCGAACATGTCTGGTGTGCGTATCACGAAAGACCGCATCGCCCACATCAACTCTGGTGTGTACACTCCCGGCAATGTGGCAGTACTATCCCATCTGCACAAAGCGATTAAGCCGTATAACCAGCTTCGCATGGTGGAAGATGCCACGGTCATTTATCGCATCACTCGTGCGCCGGAGCGCCGTGTCTTTTATATCGATGTGGCTGACCTCCCGACCGCTCGTGCAGAGCAATATATCAATAGCATCGCGACTCGCTATCGCAATCGCGTGGTCTACGACAGCAACACCGGCGAAGTGCGCGACGACCGCAAGGTGCAGTCCATGCTGGAAGATTTTTTCCTCCCGCGTCGCAGCAACGGTCGCGGCACGGAAATCCAGACGCTACCCGCAGGACAGAACCTCGGTGAGATGGCCGATGTCATGTACTTCCGGGAGAAGCTGTATCGTGCATTGAACTTACCCGTGTCGCGCATCGAAGCGACGGGGGGAAACTTCACGATCGGTCGCACCACGGAGATTCAGCGCGATGAAATCAAGTTCAATCGCTTTTTGAATCGGTTGCGGTCGCGGTTTGCGATGTTGTTCGACGAAGTATTGTCACGGCATCTTACCCTGAAGGGTATTACTCGCTCGCAAGATCAATGGCACGAACTCCGTCAATACATTCGCTATGAGTTTGTCACCGATTCGAAGTTCTCGGAGTTGAAGGATTTAGAAATCCTGCGTGAGCGGCTCTCCGCGCTGCAACAGGTTGACCCGTATTTGGGTCGGTATTTCTCTGATCAGTATGTGCGTGACCGCATTCTGAAGCAAACCGCCGAAGAGCAAGAAGAGATTCGGCAAGAGCTTCAGAAAGTGCCCGAGCAAAAGGAACAGGATTCATCAACGCTTCCTGCGAGTCCGGCCGGGGAGATTGAAGTCACCACCGCAGACGGGACTTCATCGACAGGACAAACCGAGATCGACACACAAAACTTTTTCTTCGGGTCAGAGGACGAAGAGAAGCCTTCGTAACTCCTAAATACCAGTGAGGTTTTATGTCCACACCGACTAATTTATATCGTGCGATTGCTAGCGGGAACTTTCCTGTCGCGAAGGAACACTTTCTGAATGTGATGCGGGAAAAGCTGTCGGCCGCCATTGGTGCTGAATACAAGTCCGTGGCCGCGGAGTTTAGCGCGTCGTCACCCCAACAGAAGTAGATAACGTATGGCGTATACACAAGTTCAAACCATTACGGACACCGACCGCCGTCACATCACGAAGCGCGTCAATTCCGGCAACACGGAATCCAGTGCGCTGGTCGTGAATGCGAGTGCGCTCGCTTATACCCTTCAGACCATTACCACGGATGCCTCCTCGAATAACTTCCGCGTGGGTGAGACGGTAAACGCGACCAGCGGAGGATCGGCAATTGTGCAGGATGTGATCAACTCCACATCGGTTGTTGTCATCAATGTCTCTGGCACGTTCGCAGACAACGATACCCTGACCGGGTTCACGACCGGTAAAGAGCGCACACAGAACGGCGCAATTGGTGCGGCCAACACACAGCTTCATGTCCAGCAGATTTACTATAATGTGTCCGGTAACTCCGGTATCGCTGCGGTGCAGCTTGAGTGGGAAGGTACCAGCGGTGGGGCGAACAATCGCGTCATTGCCGTGCTGAACCGCACCGGGCATCTGGATTTGGAAGATTACATTGGTCGCATTCCGAATAACGCAAACAGCGCGACCGGCAACATCATTCTGTCCTGCTTGAACTGGAGTGCAGATTCGCACTACACGCTGATTTTGGATGTCGCCAAGGTGTCAGGATACGCACAACCATACTACGACCGCAACGCAGGATTGGTAGGATACTAAGATGGCATTACGACTTATTACCGAAACCATTCATGATGTGCGAACGCTGGTGGAAGATCAAGAAACCCATCAGGGTCGGAAGAGTGCGTACTTCATCGAAGGCATCTTCATGCAAGGCGATGTCAAGAATCAAAACGGCCGCATCTATCCTTCGGAGACGCTCGACCGTGAGATGCAACGGTATCAGCGGGAATATATTGACCGCAAGCGCGCCTTCGGCGAACTCGGGCACCCTGATAGCCCCACGGTGAATCTGGACCGTGTTTCTCACATGATTACGCAAATGCGGCGCGAAGGCAAGAACTTCGTCGGTAAAGCGAAGATTATGTCGGAGACGCCGATGGGTAAGATTGTCAAGGCGTTGATCGACGAGGGCGGTGAGCTTGGGGTGTCAACGCGTGGCCTTGGGTCACTCGTGGATACTAATGACGGTATGCTCGTGCAAGATGATTTCTTCTTGTCAACGGTGGATATTGTTGCAGACCCCTCAGCCCCCGAAGCATTTGTGCGTGGTATTATGGAAGGTAAAGCGTGGGTCTGGGAGAGTGGTGTGTATAAAGAATGTGCGCTCGACGCCGTGGCTCAAACCCTCGACGCCGCGCATAAACCTACTGTGTCCACAGCGACGCGGCAGGGGTTGTTCGTGGAGTCGTTTAACCAGTATTTGAATGCATTACGTCGCGGTGTGCAGTCAAACATTCGTCAACGCTAAATAAAGGTTAGCGTTGGTTTATCCCCATTAGCGAGGATCGTATGGCATCACAGAAGGAACTACTTTCAGTTGCGGGCAAACAGGAACCGATGGTTCCCTCACACGCCGATGTGCAGGATGTGGGTGGACCCACTCCCGATTGGTCAACGGCGAACTATGCAAACTTCAAGTTTGACGCGGCGTCGGGGGTGAGTCCCGACATGACCATTCTTCCGAAGGCGGGTGTGCCGGCGGAACCCGTTCACAAGATGAGCGAGGAAGATGACGATCCGTCCGATGAGATGGATGTCAAGTCCGAGGAGATGGAATCCGAGGACGAACCGAAAGAGCTTCCAGAGGAGGAAGACGATGCCGAGAAAGTCGACGACAAAGACGACGAAGACGACAAGGACGAAAAAGTCCTTGCCGAACTCGACGGAGAAGATGAAGATGTCCTTGACCTCGATTTGGCAGACCTTGCGGACGACGACACTGAAATGGTGGAACTCGGCGACGCAGATGTGGAAGAAGTAGCAGACGAGGCTGAGGACGAGGACGAACTCGACTTCGCGGCTGAAGAAGATGAGATGTCTGCGGATGAAGCGGACGAGGACGAGAAGAAGAAGATGCCGTTTGCTGAAGGTTATAAGATGAAGGAAGAGGACGAGGACGAGAAGCACGACGAACTCATGTCCGAAGAAGAGCATGACGAGGACGAGAAGAAGGACGAACTCGTTGCTGAAGAAGAGGACGAGGACGAAGAGAAGCTCGCTGAAGAAGAGGACGAGTTGAAGAAGGCCGAGGACGAGATGATGTCCGAAGGCAAGATTCGCGTCTCGCTGAAGTTTGGTGATGCAAACAAGCTCTTCGAGAACAACCAGACACTGACTGAGGAAGAGAAGCAGCAGTCACGCCGGTTGTTTGAAGCAACCGTTCGTGCAATGGCACAGGATATCGGTGCCCAGTTGCACGAGGCGTACAGTGCCCGTTACAAGAACCTGAAGTCGCTGAGTGAGCGCAAGCTCGCGCTGAGTCAGAAGGTGTTCGAAGCGAAGACTGCAAAGCAGGTAGATCAGTATCTGAGCTATGTGGTCGAGCAGTGGGTGAAGGAAAACCGCACCACGGTACGGACGCAACTCCGTAACAAGCTGTCGGAGAACTTCATCAACGGTCTGAAAGACCTGTTCAAGAAGCACTACATTGAAGTGCCGGAGTCGCGCGTCAATGTCGTGGAAGCTCTTGCAAAGAATGTGAAGACGCTGAAGCAGCAAGTGCAAGAGTCGGAAGCTCGTGCGGTACAACTCCATGCGGAGATGAAGACCGCCGTCAATCGTGAACGTCAAGCTCTCGTGCGTGAGCATAAAGCACGCCTCATCGCTGAGGCTGCAAGCGTCCTTCCCGCGGCAGAACGCGGTCAGTTCGCAAAGCGCGCCGAGTCGCTGACGTTCGCGAACACCAAGACCTTCAAGAAGGATTTGGTTGCCTTGCGGGAGCAGTACTCAGGGGCCAAGACATCGGGGGAGCGACCGATGAATGTGCCCGATGCTGCACCCTTGTTTGAAGAGAAGCAGCCTTCGAAGACGCCTGTGAATGCGTATATTCAAGCGGCGGAGAAGTTCTCTCGGTAACCAAGACGCTCATTCACCGTTAGTTATTTACTTTACTTTAGGAGAATACAGTAATGAATCTCAAGCCCGAACTCGAACGTAAGTGGGCACCACTGCTTGACCACAAGGGTCTGCCGGGAATCAAGGATTCTTGGCGCCGTGCGGTTACCGCCGTGGTGCTTGAAAATCAGGAGCGCGAAGCAGTTGCCTCACAGGCACAGATGCTGAACGAAGTCGCTCCTGCAAACCAGTCAGGTGCATTCCCGAACGCGACCAACCTCAAGGGTTTCGACCCGATTCTGATTGCGTTGGTGCGTCGTGCAATGCCGAACCTGATTGCCTATGACATCTGCGGTGTGCAGCCGATGTCAGGACCGACCGGACTCATCTTCGCTCTGCGTTCGCGCTACAACTCACAGGGTGGGGACGAGGCGCTGTTCAACGAAGCGAACACCGAGTGGTCAGCCGCTGGTAACGCATCAGCCGGTCTGTCGTCAAACGGTGCCCAGCTTGGTACCTATCCGTTCTCAGCCGGTTACGGTGCAGCAACGGGTATGTCGACGCTGAACGGTGAAGGTCTGGGAACCGCATCGAACACTGCAATCCCCGAGATGGCATTCTCAATCGAGAAGGTCACCGCGACCGCAGTGACTCGTGCGCTGAAGGCCGAGTACAGCGTGGAAATCGCGCAGGACTTGAAGGCAGTTCACAACCTCGACGCCGAGGCGGAACTCGCCAACATCCTGTCCGCAGAAATCCTCGCGGAAATCAACCGTGAAGTGGTCCGCACCATTGGTCGCGTGGCTGCAAACGGTGCGAACACGACTTCAGTCGCCGGCACCTTCGACCTCGACGTGGATGCGAATGGTCGTTGGTCGGTAGAGAAGTTCAAGGGTCTGTTCTTCCAGATCGAGCGCGAAGCCAATGCTATCGCGAAGAACACCCGTCGCGGAAAGGGCAACATCATCATCACCTCGTCAGATGTGGCGAGTGCCCTTGTTGCTGCGGGTCTGCTGGACTACACCCCTGCCTACAACGCTGACCTCGTGGTCGACGACACCGGCAACACCTTCGCGGGTATGTTGCAGGGTCGCTACAAGGTGTTCGTGGACCCGTATGCTCCCGTGGCCCCGACCGCTGACTACTTCATCGTCGGATACAAGGGTTCGTCACCGTACGACGCAGGGTTGTTCTACTGCCCGTATGTGCCGCTCCAGATGTATCGTGCAGTTGACCCGAACAGCTTCGTGCCGAAGATCGGGTTCAAGACGCGCTACGCGACCGTGGGCAACCCGTTCGCAACCGCAGCGAGCCCCGGTTCGCTGGTGACCGACACGAATCTTTACTATAGAAAAGTCAAGGTAACCAACTTATTCTAGCATTTGACCTAAAAATGCTAGATAGATTGGGGAAGGGGGCAGGAGCAATCCTGCCCCTTTCTTTTTGCTAAATATAAAAGAGGTTAATCATATGGAAGTTTATCATTGGCATCATATTATTCCCAAACATGCAGGCGGTACTGACGACCCCTCTAATCTTATTCGTCTTACGATTACAGAACATGCGGAAGCTCATCGATTGTTATGGGAACAGCATGGTCGTCCTGAAGATAAACTCGCGTGGTTATTACTTGCGGGGAAGACAGAGGAAGCAGAAGCTGCGCGGATAGAACTAGCACGACATGTTCAGCAACGACGTTGGAAAACCCCGGCGGCGCGTGAAACGCAATCTGCGCGAATGAAAGGGAATACGATTGGTGTTGGTCGTGAATGGACACCTACAAATGAAACTAAACAGCGGATATCTGCCGCTCAAAAAGAACGATATGAAAAACATCCGCATCTTCGTATTAGAACCACGCATACCGAAGAAACCAAACGGAAGATTAGTGAAAGCAAACGAAATAACCCACACCATCATTCCCCAGAAGTAATACGACAGATTGCGGATAAGCGTCGTGGGAAACCACAAACTGACCACCAAAAACAACGGGCGCGTGAAGCGAATGTGTCGGAATGGGAAGTGACGATGCCCACGGGGGAAATCGTACGCATCACCAATCTTCGTCAGTTTTGTAAAGACCACGGCTTGAGTCAGGGAAACTTTACCACTTATGGTCACACTAAAGGCTATCGCGCTCGAAAGTTGCCCTAAATACTGCTATGAGTAATCTCTCACTTCCCGCAGACACCTACAACCTGTTTCCTGCAAACCCGCAGAATCACATGATTAGGTTTGCGCGAATGCCTAATCTGTCATTCATGATACAGGAAGTGAATCTACCTACGATTACCGCGAATATTCCCCGCGTACAAACAGCGGGTATCTTTTCAAAATTTGCCCCAGAGCGCCTGAACTTCGATCCCTTGAATGTGACCTTCATTGTCGATGAAGAGTTTCGGGTGCATCGTGAACTGTATAAGTGGCTCTGGGGTATGACCGGTGGGGCCGACCGTTCTGAAGTGGTCGCAGAGTTTTTAGCCGACCAAGCGAACTATATCTGGCCGGACAATAAGAATGATGAAACCGCACTCGGTCTTGCATCGCAAACCTATGCCGGGTTGACGATTGTGAACCCCGCGAAGATTCCGATTCTGCGCGTGTTGTTCTACAACGCCTATATTACTTCGTTGGGTCAGGTGCAGTTTGCCACGAATGTTGATCCGGGGCAGGTCATGACCTCTACCGCCACGTTCGAGTATGACTTCTACACCATCGTGGAGATTCGTCGGTAGTATGCTATACTACTGACCTATGACACTCGACGCACTCCATCAGGAATGGCATACCGATAAGACGCTGGATTTCTCGTCGCCTGATCGTGCCATCACGCAGGTGCCGCTGTTGCACGGCAAATGGTGGCAGTTCTATACCCACGAACGGCAGCGGTACGTCGCGCTCAAGCAAGATTATGATATGCTCAAGCGACAGAAGTTTGAGTGGTATCTCGGGCGCATGGATGAAGACGAACGGAAAGCTCTGGGCTGGAACCCGCAGCCGGTGCGTATCGTGCGTCAGGAAGTCGATACGTACCTGAACACCGATACCGATTTGCTCCCCCTCGCGGGGAAAGTGGATGTGCAAGAACTCAAGCTCAAGTTCATTGAAGACTGCATCAAGCACATCAACAATCGTGGCTATCTGATTCGCAGTTATGTGGACTACCTGCGCTTCTCGCAGGGGGCGTAATGCCTGTCCCTCCTGATATCATTCTCGCACCGCACACGCATGCGTATTGCTTCGTGTGGACAAGCGAGAGCATTGAGCGCGAACTCAGCGAGGAACTGTCGTTTCTCGTGCCCGGCTCGCAATACATGTCGAAGTTTCGCAAAGGCTGGGACGGGAAAGTTCGCTTGCTCAATCGTACGACCAAGATGGTCTACGCAGGGCTTGCGTCACGCATTGAACGCTGGGCCGCGAAGCAGGGCTATACGATTGAAAATCGGCTCCCGCCGTCTCGTGCGGTATGGGACGGGTTTGATACCGAGCGATTGCTTCAGACCTATCCGACGCATCTAGACGTGCGAGACTACCAGCGGGACGCGATTACGCACGGACTGCATCAGACCCGTGCGGTGCTGCTGTCGCCGACCGCTTCAGGAAAATCGCTGGTGCTGTATTATCTCGTGCGGGCGCGTATGATGGACGGCCCGGTCTTGCTGGTGGTTCCGACCATTACACTGGTGCGTCAGATGGTCGAAGACTGGCGCGACTATGGATGGACTGATGTCGATGCGTCCGTGCATCAGATTACCGGTGGGGTGACGAAAGAGACGACCAAGCCGGTGGTCGTCAGTACTTGGCAAAGCATTTTTCGTCAACCTGAAGAGTGGTTCAGTCGGTATCGTACCCTGCTCGGTGACGAAGCGCATACCTTCAAAGCGGAATCGCTGCGAAGCATCATGGAGAAGCTGCCGCACTGTTCGCACCGGATCGGTGTCACTGGTACCTTAGACGATGCAAAGAGCAACAAGCTCATGGTGGAAGGCGTCTTTGGTCCCCCGCACCGCGTGGCGCGCACAGCCGACCTTCAGGAGCGGGGGCACCTGACACCCATCCGTATCCAAGGCCACTTCCTCCAGTATTCTTCACACGACCGCTGGCAGCTTCGGGAACACCATCGCCGGTATGTGGACGAGATACAGTATCTCGTGCAGCACCCCAAACGCATGGAGTGGCTCGTCAGCTTTACCGAGCAACTCAAGGGCAATGTGCTGGTGCTGTATCAGTTCGTGGAAAAGCATGGGGTGCCGTTGTATCACGCCATCAAAGCGCGAGTCGGATCAACCCGACCGGTGTATTTCGTTAGCGGTCAAGTAGACGGGGATACCCGTGAATCGATTCGCGCTTTGTTAGAACAACCAGAACACATCGTGTTAACCTTCGGAGATAAATACGTTAGATGTATCCCAATGGAACCGGTACCCCTTGTGGATGGTACTATAAAAGCAGCAGAAGCCATCACGCTAGAGGACGATGTGGACGATGCGTGGATACTAAATAGAAGAGTAGAGGAAGTGCCAGCGCACGTTTCCGCGTCAGATAACTTTTAGCTAAAGGATACCAACATGTCACAGACCATGTGGGGAAATACAGACCAAGCCAACAATTCGCCCATCTGGGGCCCTGTGTCGGTTATGCTCACGCCGAATACGGCAAACCGCGATACCCTGTTCAACAACACGACCGCGAACGCATTCGTGACCAACACCGCATTTTCTAACGGATACACTGCTGGTGTGTTTGGCGTCTCCGCTGATGAAATGCTGGACTCAGTAACGGGTCAGGTCGCGTCCGTAACCGTGACGGCTGCGGGGTCAGGATATACTGCGCGCCCGACCGTCGCATTCTCGGGTGGCGGTCCTGACGCCTCAGGGGCAACCGCACAAGCGACCGCAAAGATTGTGACGGGTAGCACGATCTTCGCCGGTGGATCAAACTACGCCCCCGGTGATGTGGTGACCATCAACACCACGGGCGCCGCGGGTGCCACGACCGGTGCGAAGTTCAATGTGTTGACCGTAAACGCGGCCGCATCGAACACCGTGCTGACCATCTCAATCAACACCGCTGGAGCATTTACCACGCTGCCGACCCGTGTGTCCAACAACGATGTGACCAACACCACGGGGGTGGGTTCGGGATTGGTCATCAACCTGAACTTCGGTGTGTTAGCGGTCACGATGACTGCAAACGGCATCAACTACACCAGTGAACCGACCGTGACCTTCGGTGGTGCGGGTGGATCGGGGTCGACCGCGACCGCTGCACTGCGTTCAGAGCAGAGCAAGGTACCGTCAGCGGGATGGAATCTCCGCAAGGTGCTACCGAATGGTCGGGTGCAGTACGAGTGCTTGGTCGCGATGGGAAGCATCGTTGATCCGGGTGGTGGTGACGGAGACGACACGCAGTTACCTGAGTAACTCTACTACATCTTGTGCTATACTAAAGGGGATGTCAAAACGACATCCCCTTTTTTTATGGTGGTACAGGATGAAGCCTACAGCAATCCGGCGGGAACAGGTGAAAGATGCGATTCTCATCGCATCGTACGGCACCTTTAGTACCGGCGTCAATGTGCGTCGCTTGCACCATCTCGTGTTCGCATCGCCCTCCAAGAGCCGCTATCGCGTATTGCAAAGCATCGGTCGTGGTCTACGCCTTCATGCCTCAAAGCGCGTGGTGCATGTGATGGATATTGTAGATGATGCCCATGACCGCAAACATGTAAACTATGCGTTCAAGCATTGGGGGCAACGCGCAAAGTTCTACAAAGAAGAAGCGTTTCCCATCGAACTATATACCCATAACCTCAGTGATGAAGGAGAGTTAGTATGAGCTATCAGACCCCGAAAGAGGATGGGTTTACCGCCCTCTATGACGGCGCGCCCGTCATCGTGCGACTAATCACCGGCGAAGAAATCCTCACGGTAGCATATCATTCCCCCGAAGATGACCGGATGATGCTGGAACGGCCGATTGCCGTTCAATATGAATCGTTAGAGCAGACCGCAGACATGCAAGATGACTTGAATGTCTCTCGCGTTCGCACTCGGTTTGAACGCTGGCTCTCTATGAGCGATGCCCTGATGTTTCCCATCTATCTCGATCACATACTGACGATCGCCCCTCTCGCGGACAATATTGTGCAAGCCTATATCGAGTGGGCGGAAAAGCTCTATGATCACGGGGTCGTGTTTCGCGAGTTGCGTCCCGTGGGGCAAGACGGGCAACATACCTTCCCGGAGCCGCTGCCGCCCGACACCACAGTGGATGAAGTGCGAAAGTCGTATTTCGACTACGTGCTGCAAAATTTCAAGCCGAAAGGCAAGCCCAACTAATATGGCCAGCCAACATCATTATGTCGACAACAAGAAGCTCTTTGAAGAACTAGTCAAGTACAGGAACAAGATCGCAAAGAAGCCAAAGAATCCCCCACCGATTCCTGAATACATCGGTGAATGTTTGCTGAAGATTGCGACTCGGTTGTCACATAAAGCCAACTTTGCTCAGTATACCTTTCGCGATGATATGATTAGTGATGCGGTGGAAAACTGCATCATGTATATGCACAACTTTGACCCGGCCAAGAGTACGAATCCGTTTGCGTACTTTACGCAGATTACGCACTTCGCGTTTATTCGTCGCATTGAGCGCGAGAAAAAACAATCCTACATCAAGCTCAAGTATGCGATGGAGCAAACGCTTCAAAATGCCGACTACACCACGCAGGATGGGGATGCCGCAAATATCAAAGATCCGGCATGGATGTCCTACGAAAATGTGCATGACTTCATCCGCGACTACGAGCAGAAGCTCAGTGCGAACCGAGCGCGACGTTCCTTACACGACGCCGAGCATGACGGCATCGTTTCTTTTGATATACTAGAAGAGGATGAAGAGGTTGAGCATGAACGCGGCGTCGACGGCGAAGTGGAACGCTTTCCCGACGATGATGGGGAAGAGGACGCCGATGACACGATTGAGGAACTATGAGCCATCGTATCCCGATTATAACTGACACACATTTCGGTGCGCGGGGAGATTCGCAAGTCATTTACGCGAATCAGGAAGATTTTTATACAAACATCTTTTGGCCGGCAATTGACGCCGAAGGGGGCGTCACCGAGATTCTACATCTGGGTGACATGACCGATCGCCGCAAATTTGTTAATTTTCAAACGCTCTCGTTTGCAAAGCATATGTTCTTTGAACCCGCACGACAGCGGGGCATCAAAGTGCATTGGCTCCTTGGCAATCATGACCTTCCTTACAAGCACAGCTTGTCATTGTCGAGTCACGAAGCGTTCAAGGAATATACGAATGTGCAGGTCTATCGCACCGCCACCGAGATTCGGGTGCAGGATACCGCAGTACTGTTGATGCCGTGGTTGTGTGATGAGAACACGACACACAGCATGGATACCCTTGCACAGTATACCGGCAGTGTCGTCATGGGGCACTTCGAGTTCGGAGGATTTGAAATGTTCCGTGGCGTCACTAACGACCACGGACTCAGCACGGACGCCTTCAAGCAGTTTCCGTTGGTGCTGAGTGGTCATTATCATCACAAGTCCTCGCGAGGGAATATTCACTATCTGGGGTCACCGTATGAGATGATTTGGAGCGACCACGGCGACGCGCACGGCTTTCACTGGTGGACACCGGAGACGCATGACCTGACCTTTGTGGAGAACCCGCATCATCTCTTTTTCCGCTTCATCTATGATGATGCAGATCAGCCGATGACCTATGTGAAAGAGTTACTCGCGTCTATGTCGTCTCGTGGTGTCGCACAACGGATTGTGAAAGTGCTGGTGCGAAAGAAGACCCAACCGATTTGGTATGAAACCTTTGCAGATGCGGTCATGAAACTCGGCTGTCACGATGTCCAGTTTATCGATGATAGTGCATGGACACCGGAAGATATGCCAACGGAAGCGGCCAATACATCATTGGATACTTTGTCCACGATTCGTTGGTATGTCCAGAGTTTACCGTGGGCCAACAGTGACATTCAACGCGATGTGACTGCACTGATGACCTCGCTGTATCAAGAAGCCGCAGAACAAGCGAAGACCGTTGCCCGAGCGTAAGTATGCTGACTTTTCACTCCATAAAATATAAGAACTTCCTCGCCACTGGTAATGCGTGGACAAAAACGCCACTGGACTCACATCCGCATACCTTGATTGTCGGGCAGAACGGTGCAGGGAAAACCACCGTGCTGGACGCGTTGTGTTTTGCGTTGTACGGTAAGCCGTTTCGGAATATCAACAAGCCATCGATTATCAATAGCGTGAACCAAAAGGAACTCGTGGTCGAAGTCGAGTTCACGACGCAGAGTCATCGCTATGTCGTGCGGCGTGGCATCAAACCCAGTGTGTTTGATATTCTTTGTGATGGAAAACCGATTGAGGCGCTTCCGAGCGCAAACGAGATGCAAGACCACTTGGAGAAGTATATTCTCAAGTGCAACTACAAAGCGTTTACGCAAGTCGTGATTCTCGGTGCATCGTCGTATGTGCCATTTATGCGGTTGACCCCGCAAGCACGACGCGATATCTTGGAAGATGTCCTCGACATTGAAGTTTTTTCCATGATGCATGCCCTCCTCAAGGGGCGCCTCACCGAAACCAAAGACCTGCTTCAGCAAGCACAGGGTCATCTCGCGGTGATTGAATCGCAGCATGCCCTTGCGAAAACTTATGCAGAGCAGTGGGAACAACAGCAAC